CTACAGTTGTAATAAAACTGTGTTAAATGGTAGTTTTTTGATTGATTTAGTTATTGTAAATAACTTCTGGGTAATTTAATTTAAACTCGTGATAGTTGATATGTTTGAGATTGGGATGCTGATACCCCAATTGATCAGGCACAAATGCACCATCTTCAATAACTCTAACAAACTTGATTTGTCTAAATTCTTTGATAACTTTTTCAGTTTGACTCAACCAGTTGCCGTGGAATGTAGGAGCATCTGTGCTTTTCTTGTAGTTGAATGTGTCTGCATACACATTATTAAATTTTCCAGCAGCTCCTTGATAATCAAACCCTAATATATAGATAGTTTGATAGGTGTGTGTGCTAGCAAACCATAATGCAGTGGGACCACTGCTCCAACCTTTGTGCGGGCTAAAAAAATTTATATTTGTTTTTGATGTTATGCCTTTGTTGGAATTAGTCCATACCTGATGTGTTCTATGATAGCCCGAAGCTATAATTTCATTCACCATTTTGACATCAACTGCTACTAGATAATCTGGGGCAAATTCGCGGTACAAGGCGTTACACCCGTATACAACGCCACGTTCTTGAAAGTTTCTAGGATCTACGTTTAGTCTGCTTTTGCCATTGCCTAGTACAAAAGCTACATCACTCCGCTGGCGCTGCTTCAACTGGTGTTCCATACATTTGTCTTATGAATTCTTGTTCTGATTGTTCTTCAAATTCGTGTGCTTCACTTTGTTGACGCAATTGATTTATTTGTCTAAGTGTTAGTCGAATCTTTCGTGTGTCACTTTTTTTGACCACAGAAGAATCTCTGGAGCTGTCGTATCTACGATCAACAGCAAAATCATTGTTATTGTCGTTAAAATATAAAAATTCTAATAGGAGCATATTGTATTTATATTTTAGACTGCGGCAGGTGCTGGTGCGGCCTGATCTGCTGGGGCAGCAGCCTGCTGTTCCGCTGCCGCTGCCATAGCTGGATCAGCTTCTTGATCTTGCGCTGTAGTTTCTGCTCCTAATGTACCCGGTGTAATACCTATGCTACGCATTTGACTAGAAGCATCTGCTACAGGTGTTAAGTTTCCGCCGTTTTCTTCTCTCCACATACGTTCGTTTTCTTTGATTTCTTCTTCTGATAGTCCCAAGAATCTCTTTAGAGCAAAACGCTTGCTGAGGTGCGGCATCTCTTGGACCTGCGAAAATATTGCTGCCCTAGTGGTGTCTAGTTCAGCCTGACGATAGGCTGCAAAATTCTGTGGCTCGTTGAATTTTAATTCGAATAAACTGGAATCAATATTGATGCCATTGTTGTTCATCCAATATTTAAATTCAACATCAAAAGTTTCTACTACCATGGCCTGCAGTCGTTTGCAGTATTCATTGAACCTTAGTTCTTGAATATATGCTGTGCCCACTTTGCCATCTGCTAGACTGTTTGGGGCTTCGTCAACTGCTGTGGGCAAATATGCACTGGGGATTCTTAAAGCACGGAATAATTTGTTAGTAAAATAACGCAGGTCAGTGATTTCGCCTAGATTAGTACCGCCTGGTAGTGTTTCTACTTTTGAACCACGCCCTTCTGCTGTCTGCGGGAAAAAGTAGTCTTCACTTGCACTAAGTGGATTATAACTAGCATCAACCATGTTTTGTCCGCCACCTGTACTACTAGGAATGCGTCTTTGTTGTATTTCGTTTTTGACACGTTCAACAAAGCTCATGGCCATGTGTGCTGGCATATTTCCAACGTCGACATAAAAAATACGTCTTTCTGGGGCACGTTGTATACGATAGATAATAATCGCATCTTCAAGCAATTCTTTTTGCTTGTAGACTTTAAATACGGATTCTAACAAACTGTTGCCGAAGGGATAGTTGTTATCTAATCCTTCACTGAGTGTGATATGCACTACGTGTTTAGCATCTACTGTAACTTCATTGGTTTGATTATGAAATCTAGTACCTGGTGGTTGTGCGACTGAACCAACCATGCCACGACCTAATCCGCCGCCACTGGAATAGCTGCTTGTACCGCTGGGTGCAGTATTAGTTGTGTTGTGAGGAGTAGTTGCAATTAATTCTTTAAAATTAAAATTAATGTCTTTGATCACATACTGTTCAGGTATCTTGCCTTCACTTTCATTGACGATAATTTTTGTAACTTTGGCTGCATCTACAAACAACCATTTTTGTGTTTGGGGATCTCTAACAAAAAAACAATCTCCGTACTTAAATGTGTTCCGCACAATTCGGAATATTCTTGTTTCAAATTGTTGTTGTTTTGTCCACTTTTGCAGACTGTCTTTTAGTAATTTTACTTCTGTTGAAGTAGGCTTGCCTTTAAAATAAAAATGAAATGGTGTGGCATTCTCTTTGTCTTTTTGTGTGCAGAATTCTGCAAGTATGTCTAAGGCAGCATTGACTTCTGAATCCATGTCCATAGTATCATACTGCATATATCGTTCAACACGATTAGGGCTTCCTGCATAAACATCAGGTAAAAAACTAGAATAGTTTGCACGGGCTGGCCCTGGTCGACCACCGCCAATGGGACTCATAGATCCTGTTTGATTTTCTATTTTTACCGGTGTGAAGTACTTTTTCCAGCTCATTATTCTTCCAAATTATACAGGTGATTTAAACACATCACCAAAACTAAATCCTTTTTGCACACGTAATTGGTCGCTATTAATATTGGCCAATTGTCCATTGATAGATATTAGTTGGTCCATCTTGTTATTTAACGAAGATAGCAGCGATACTGCACTTTCTTGACCAGACCCACTGTCTGCACTAGAAGATGCACTGGTAGCAGTAGTATCAGCTGTTGATTGAGTTGATGCATCAGCGCCGGCTGCTAATGCTGATAAACCTCCTTGTGCGGACGATACTACAGATTTAAAATCAGACATTCCGTTTACAGTCACTGGAATTTTTTTCCCGTCAGGCAATGGAACTACTGCTTCTGTGCCGTGTAAGTTTGCTCCATACCCACTCATCGGTCCTTTTATAACTCCTCCGTTTTTTGCCGAAGGTTTACCCGAATCCGGACTTGTTGCTTTTCCGCCAGCGCCTGCGACCATTACTCCTTTGCCAGGTGCTGCTGGATTATCGGGAGATCCTCCTCGGGCTTCTCTAGCTTCAACGTGCCAGGCTTCTGCACTAACCGGACGAGCAAATCCAAATTTGTCAAATAGTCCTAGACCCACTGCTTTGTTAGCATCTGCAGAATTCATATCAAATGCTAGACCAACTTCGTGCTTACTGCGTCCCGGAGGTGCAGCTCTAGGTGATCCGTACTTTTTAAATAGTTCTGCTTGTTCTTTTGAATCTCTATAGGCAGTGTTAATCTGAATCTTTTGACCAGTGGAATTAAAATATTCCGATGCCATTCCGGCAAGACGTTTTTGAACTCCAGGTTCTAGACCTTGTAGATTTACGCCAGGTTGAAGTTTTAGATATTTTGATAGATCGCCAACATCAGCCTGCATGCTGTCTGGTGATGGTCCAGTTGGTTGTTTATCACCTACAGCTGGTAATTTTGGACCGCTCATATCTCCACTAGCCGATCCACCACCTCCACCACCTCCACCACCGGAAGATGATGCGGCACCTCCACCACCTCCACCACCTCCACCAGATGACGCTTTTCCGGGAGCCGATGTAGCTTTGCCACCACCTCCACCACCTCCAGCAGCTTCTATTTTCTTGCTAAGAAATCCATTTTGTTGATCACTAAATGATTTAAGCATGGCCTGTGGACCAGACATATCCACTTCTTTAGTTTCTTTTTTGGCTTCTTCTGCTTTTTTCTCAGCTTCGGTTTTGTCTCCAACAGCTTTTAATTCAGCCTGCTTTTTACGTTCAATGGCATCTTTTTCACGCTGTTCGCTACGTTTTGTTCTTTCTGCATCACGTTTATCTCTGTCGTCTAGTTTCTTGGCTTCTTCTGGATTTGTTTTTCTAAGATCTTCTCTTTCAGCTTTGGCTTGAGCAGCTTTGTCTGCTTTATCTTTATCTTGATTGTCTTGCATACGCTTACCCATATCGTCGGTAAGCTGACTACGTTTTTGACCTTCGGACGTTAATTGTTCATCAACACCTTTGATAGCTTCGTCAAAGTCTCCTCTCATTCCGGGAATTTTATTCAGTAGACTAAACAATCCCTTTTGAAATTGCAAGAATACAGTTTTAATAAGACTACCAACAAAACTAGCAGCATCGCTTAACACTTTGAAATCAACGCCTAACTTTTTAGCACCGTATACTAATAATCCTATAGCAGCCACTGTGAGAAGCACAGGAGCAGCAAGTGCTAGAAAAGGAGCCACAGTAGCCCAAACACTAGCAGCCATAGCTATCATTGATGCAATAAACGGAACTGATGCCGCGGTTTTTGCCATGTCAGCTGCTGAACTGGCCCAGGCAGAAACAGTAGATACAACTTTAGCAGCAGTAAGACCAATAACTGCTCCCATAAGCACCGCCATCACAGGTTCTAGATTGTCTTCAATAAAATCACTAATTCCATAGAGTGCAGGTTCAAGAACTCCCGAAATAACACTGCCTGTGCCTTCCATCAATGGATTCAACATAGTTCCAATAATGTTCCCCAATTTCATCAGTATTGGTAGAACACCTTCTGATATCCAAAATCCTAAAACTTGAATTGCTGGGACTAGAGTATCAGAGATAAACGGCGTAACTGATTTTAGCACACTTGCAAACACATTAAACACAGGTATAGCCACAGCAGTAATTACAGCACCTAATGTTTCTAAAGCTCCCATCATAACTTCAATTAGGCCGCTGCCTGCCAAGAAGTTGGTAAATGCATTGCTAAATTCAGCTAGTCTTTGTTTAGATTTTTCCAGTGCGGCTGCTTGATCAGCGTTTTTAATTGTAGTAGCTTGTTCTGCTGACGCTTTAGATAATCCATCAATACTTTGCCTTGCTAATTGCGCACCGCCAGCATATGTATCTCCCATTTCTTTGTTGAACTTACCAACACTACTAAGATTTTTATTTCGTTCTCTAGCTTCTGCAATAGCACTGTTTTTAGCAGTGTTCATTGCTTCTTTGCTAATGGTTCCACCAGCAGCTAGTGTTCTACCAAATGCCTGAGACTGTCTTGCCAGTTCAGGATACATGGCAGCCATTTTCACGCCTTCTTCTGTAGTAATAGTACCCGTGGCCAACATGTCTTTAATAGCACCTTGTTGAGCTTTTGGAAAACTGGTAATGTAACTCAACATCTGCTGACGTTGTTTGTCATCCAGATGCTGCATGGCAGCTTCAACCTGTGCATCTTTGGCCAATGCTTCCATTTCTTTTTGTTTTTCTTCTCTAGTAGAACCTGTGATCTTGGCCAGGCCATCCAGTTCTTTCATATAGGTTGCTGATCCTTGAGCCAGTTGTGCTGTACTGGCATTTTGCAATCTGCCGTTAGATCCCATTACTTGAATATAACTGGCCATACCTTGGTTTACACCTTCAGTTGAATATCCCATTCTCAGCAACTCGTCTCCAAGTCCAGAAGTTTTCATTTTCTTACCTAGGTCAGCAAATCGCTTGGCACCTTGTTCTGTGGTGCCACCTAATGCAACCATGGCTTGACCGTTGGCAGCTACAATCTTACTGAACTGTTCTACTGTTAATCCTGCGCCACTTGCAGCATTAGTCATAGCATTCATACTGCCGCCAAACGTAGCGCCAGAGTTGGCCAATGCTTGATAAGATCCCAGTTGTTTTTCAGCAGCGGCTGCTACTGCGCCAAACACTCCAGCAAGTAATCCTCCGACAATTGGTATTGAATTAAATGTCTGTGCGGCGCTGGTTAGACTGTTGCCCATATTGGCAAACTGATTTATTAGTGCAGTTGCACTACCAGCAAGACCCAAGAAACTACCAGTGACTATTCCTGTTCCTGTTGATAGTTTGTCAAAACCTTTAGCAGCTACACCTGTGGCTATTCCCAGTTTAGTAAAAGCCTGGCTGCTTTTTCCTGTTTGTTGTGTCTGCTGTTGTTGAACTTTATTTTGAGCAGCAGCTCCGGCAGCAGGTTTAGCTGCGCCGCCAACAGCTCCGGCACCGGCAGATCCACCAGGTCCTGTACCTGATTTAAATTGTTTTTGGATGCCCTGCATCACTTTTAACAATTCATTTAAAGTATGTTCTGATGCGGCATTGTCAGCAGTGACTCTGCCAACGCCAGGGATGTCAATTTCTACTTTTTGGGCCATTAATTTTTTCCGGAAAAACTGCGTATATAAATAAGATACCGTTAATAGTATTTATTGGAGATCAAATCTATGGAAAACAACCAACCCCTACAGCCCAAGAAGACCATGTTGTCTAATTGGTACAGACAGCCTAAAATTTATATTAGGTTGCCTTCTAAGGGTGAATACTACGCTAAAGATGCTCTGGACATAAGTACCACAGGCGACTATGCTGTCTATGCAATGACTGCCAAAGATGAACTGATGTTTAAAACTCCAGATGCACTGTTGAATGGTCAAAGCACTGTAGAAGTTCTCAAAAGTTGTATTCCTGCAATTCAAGATCCTTGGAAGATGCCTAGCATTGATGTTGATGCGGCATTGGTAGCTGTACGTATTGCAACCTACGGTGAAAAAATGGAAGTCAGCACAAATTGTCCAAATTGCAATGCAGAAAATGATTACGAAATCAATCTCAACACTTGGTTAGAAAAATTAAATCAATTTCAGTTTGATCCCAAAGTTGTTGTAGATCCATTAACTGTTTATGTTAGACCCTATACCTATCTAGAGATGACACAGACCAGTTTAAAAAGTCTAGAGCAACAGCGTATCTTTGGAGTGATCAACGACGAAACACTCAGCGATGAAGAAAAATTAGACAAGTTTGGCAAGAGTTTTAGCAAACTTACACAGTTAACAGTTGATGTAATTGCTCAATGTGTAGCACAGATAGAAACTCCAGATGGTATTGAAACCGATGAAACCGAAATAAAAAACTTTATTCACAATTCGCCTAAAGAAATTTTCAATGCTATTTCAGATCATGTTCAGGCATTAAAAAGCAAGATTGATATTCCTGCTCAAGAAGTCAAATGTACTAGTTGTGAAACAGAATTTCTGATGCCAGTAACTATGGATCAATCAAATTTTTTCGCAGTAAGATCTTAAAACTTTCCGTACCGGAGATCTTACAGGAAGCCGAAAAGATGGAAAAAGAGGTACGGAAGATCAAGAAAGAAGCCCTCCAACTGGCTTGGTATATGCGAGGTATGAGCTATGCCGAAGCAATGAATCTTAGTTGGGATGAAAGAGAAATTGTTGGCGAGATTATTAAAGACAATCTAGAAACTACCAAGAAAACAAACTTACCGTTCTTCTAACAAAAAGGACTCTTAGGAGTCCTTTTATTTTGTTTATTTCTTTCTAAAAAGACTAAACCCTTCAAGTACCATACTGCCAGTATTAATTTTTCCGGCTGTCTGAACTTGTTTGGTCATTTGACCAAATGCTCCTGCACCTGCTGTTTTAGCAGAAGCTGCTGCTGTGCGTTTAGCACGTTTAGCAATAGCGCCTGGTGTTTGACTTAGTTGTCCTGCTACTTTACCACCTGTTTTTGTAGGTGCGGCAGGCGCTGCTGGTGGTTCTGCGGCAGGTGCTGCATTTGGATTTCCAGGTTTAGCTGTATTTGTTTTGCTTACCGGTGCATTAGCCATTGTATTAGCTGGTGCTGCCGCTGTTGGTTCAGCTGCTGGTGCTTCAGGAGCCGCTGCCGCAGGCGCTGTTGGTTCTGCTGCTGGAGCAGGTGTAGCTGCTGGAGCTGCTGCCGGCGCAGCACCTGCTGCGGGTTTTGCTGCTGGAGCTGCCATTGATTTTTGTAGCAACTGTAAAATTCTTTGCTTGCCTTTTTTATCTAGCTTATCAATATTTGCTTTTACTTGAGTGTACATTGTTTGACCAGCCTGTGCTTGATCTTGACCTGCAAGTGCAGCGCCAGTTTTAGCAGCTGCCTGTTTTGCAACCGTACCTTGTATTGGCTTAGCTTGCGCTGTGCCTTTTGGTCCGGCCTTGTTGATATCTGTAGCACTAGGTGGAGTTGTAGCTCCCGCTGTTGGTGCTGGATCTTCATCGTCTGCTGCTCCAGCAGAACTACCTGCTGGTGTAGAACTGCCAACTACATTTGGATCGTTAAATGCTGATAATCCTTGAGATTGACCTGCTTTTACTCCCGCTAAAAAACCTTTGGGTTTTGTAGAAGTTCCGCCACTTCCTGCAGCAGGTTTTGCACCTGCTGCGCCACCGGCACCTGCTGCTGCACCACCTGCTGCTGGATCTGCATCATCCCCTGCGCTGGCCACAGTAGCTTTACCTGCCTGAAATCCTTTTTTAGCTGCTGCGCCAAGTCCAGCAACACCACCTGCTACTGCTCCGACACCTTTAGCCAACGCACCTACACCTTTGCCCACAGCAGATCCAATTTTATTTAGAATTGGACCTTCGTCAAGTTGATGTGATTCAATTAATATTTCTTGTATTCTCATATCATGCTTTTCCTATTTGTTTGGTGAGATATTGTATCATGCGTTGTCGATCTTTAGTATTTAACTGCATTATTGACTTTTTAATTTCTGCATATCCGCCAGTTGCCGCTTGAGCTGCAGGCTCAGAAGAGATTTTTAAATCTGCGTAGACTTTTTTCACTACATCGTCGCCGACTCCAGCGCCAGTTAAAATTTTGGCTACTTCTTCGCTGTCTGTAGGGCTTCCAGCTTTTTGCCAGGCTGAATTTAATTTGTCAGCAGTGAACTTAGTTGTTAAATTTTTACCAACAGTTTTTAGTTTGTTCATGCCTTTGGCGGCAGCACCTTTGATAAAATCCAATGGGCCTTCGTTCAATTGTTGCTGTGCGCAAACTCGATTGAACACCATGTAGATCTGACCTTCACTTAATTTTTTACCATTAGTAGTAAATCCTTCTTTTGCTGCTGGTTTTTCGCCTGCTGCGCCTGCTGCTTGACCAGCGGCTGCTCCACCAACAGCTGATGCTGCCTGTGTTAGGCCTTTGATCCACTGTAATAAACTATCATTGTTTAATGCAAGATCTTTTGCAGCACCTGCAATATCTTTCATTTGTGCTTTATAATCCGCAGAATGCACCATTCTGCCAAGTCGTTGAAGTTCAGTAAATGCTGTAGTATCTCCATTCTGCATGGCCTTTATTGCTGATCTAATTCCCGATGCTGCATCTGCATCAACAACAACATCGAACCCTTGAGTCATTTCAGTATGTTCCATACCAAACGAACTCAACTTTCGTGTTGCCTTATAACTTATTGTTTCAAGTCCAGTATCACCAATTGGAATAGACTTTTCACGTAGGCCCGCAGCCCACTTACCAACACCAGCCATTGCGGCTGCTGTAATACCTGCAACAATACCTGCTGTTGCTCCACGTCCGATCGCGGTTGAAGCTTTTTGACCTTGTAGCAACCGGTCAGCAATATTAACAATGCCCACGGCAATTGCAGTTCCTGTTCCAATGGCCAACACGCTTGCACCTACACCGCCTGCTACTGCAACACCCAATGCTGCGGCAACAGAGCCTGCAATACCCAGTAAGAATTTGTGTAGTTTAGGATTATTCTTGGCATACTCACCGTACTTGGCCAAACTAGCAGCTAGTTTTGGATTTTCAGCAGCAATCTTTGATTTGATCTCTTCAAATTTTTGATCAAATGCTTTAACTGGACTACTGTCCTGTAGCATGCCTCCAAACTTATTAAACCAAACATCACTGATTTTACCTGGAGCAGCTTTGGCAGCATCTAGGCCTTTGCCCAACATACTACGATCAGATCCTTTTTCAACAGCCGTGAATAGCTGTTGTATTTGATCAGGAGTTAATGCAACTTCACAAAGAACAGGATGTATTTCTTTTTCCCATTTAGTAAAGTAAGTATCTCCTTGACCAATGCTTTCAAATATACTTTTACGAGAAGTATATTCAGAAGTATCAGATGTCAGTAGTAGATTATGAATTTTCATTATTATTCCAAAGCCTTATACGTTATTTATTACAGATATGAGCTAAAGCTCATATTCGTTTTCGCTTGTCGCTCAACGAATTTTCTTTCTCTTAACATTGATTACATTAAGTGCGAAGCACTTTAAATATTATCTAGATTGTTCAGTCACACTTAGCCCTGACGGGCTAAAAATGAACATTATCTGAGTTGCACAATGTCACATAGCGTTACAGCATTACCAAGGCGGTCGTCCGGTACCTTTAGCTGCGTCTTAATACGACGGCGGGTCTGCAAATATACGCTAACATACTTACAGCCGTGGGTTCTTCACCCTCTTTTAGCCTTGAATAACTTTTTCTTGTACAGTAAACCGGTTCTATTAGGCATATCCGATCATGGTCCTGTTAAGGATACTACTGTTACAACCCCTCTACCAAGTAGGGAATTCCATTGACTGCGATCCGAGATCCAGCTTTAAGGGCACACTTGCAACGCCGGTGCGGGCTTATTTGGCAGTTATTTGCCTGGATTTATTGAGCCTAGGTGTGCCTTGCGGCAGTGTGTGTTTGTTAAATTTTAGGTTTTTTGAGGATGTGTGAGCCGTGAACTCGAACCTGTATGTGACCGTTGTACCAGTCAGTTGATTCTAGAACTTTGTGTTTAAATTGTTCTCTTGCCTCGATGTAGCTGCATTCTGATTTGTTTTTGCAGTAGAATAGAATTTCTCTGGTGAAGTTTTCTTTGCCTAAGGCCTGTATGTCTGCTGTTAAAGCATCACTAGAACCATAATAGTCCTTCCAATCGCTTTCAATTTTGCCTCTAATTTTCTTTTTCTTCTTTTTGCCGTTCTTCAAAGTCACTGTTTTATAAGTGGTCTTTGCAAATTTAGCTAGTTTTTTGCCTATATATTTGCGCCCAGAGACGACATTTGTAATAAGATATACGAATCCGATATACTCTTCCGAGATTTCATCAACGATTTTTTTCTTATATAACCATGTCATCCCTTATGTATCTTAGGGGGCCTTCCTACCATGCCTTTTCTGGCTTGTTTTCGTATTTCTCGTTTTTCCTGTATTTCTACTCGTCGTATACTTGCCTGATCTCTAATTTCTGATAGTGCGTTTCTTGCCTTAATGCCTGCTTCGTCTGAATTTTTATATTCAAAACGATCCTGCCATTTGAAATATTCCTGAAAGGCCTGGATCATTTTGTCGTGCGCTTCTGTGGTCAAGCAACAATCTCCACATCGTTGCTGTAACTTGTAAATCCGTTCTCCTTGATAACTTTGAGCACGTGATTAACACGACTGGTTAGATCATCTCTATGCGAGATTAGGAAAACATTCTTGTTGCGTTCACGAGTCATCTTCTTGAGCACAGCAATACTTGATTCAACTCCGCTGGCATCCATACCTGAATCCACAAGTTCGTCAATAAACAATAGATTAATAGCCTGGTATAGGTTTTCCCACACATCGCGGAATGCCCACGATAAGGATAGAATCAGTCTGTTACGTTCACCCCTACTGAGATTGTCAAAGTCTAGATCCTGTCCCAACTGTGTGATAATTACAGTGAGATCATTTTGAAATTCTACAGTGTGCGGCAGGCCAATCTTGTCTAGATAATAGGTCAATCGTTGATTGAGATAGGCTAAGTTTTGATCAATTATGCGTTTACGGATAAAACTGTCTTTGTTGGTTAACAACTTGTGTAAAAACTCTTGATGATCTTTGATTCTGATTATCTCATTAAGATTGTCATAGTCAATGACCTGAACTGCGGTGTGTTTTAATTCTTCAATCTGTTCAAGATAGGGATTGGTTTCGCCTGCTTTGATCTCTATGTCACGTTCGAATCCGCTGAGTGTATTTTTGTGATTCAACGCCTGTTCTAGATTGTCGTAGATCACTGCGGGCATTTCACCTAGTTCACCTAACTTTTTAACAGCATCAGTATGTTCCAACAATTGTGTATTAGTTGCTAATGCCTGCAAGGCAGTTTCTTGCAGATCTTTACGTTTCTTTTCTAATAACGCTACCTGTTTGTCATCGTGAAAACCTTGTCCACAACTATAACAGGTATGATTTTCTAAACTAGCAATGTCTGCTTTAAGTTTATCCATCTCTTTGATTTCTCTAGATTCGTCTAGCTCGCACCGTTTGATCCAGCTAGTGAGATCGTTGATAGCCTTACGTTTCGTGTTGTAGACATCTAATGCTCTATGTGCGGCAATTTCTTGATCGATATCTATGTCTAGAAGCTTTTCAATTGCTCTGGCAAGATTAGTGATGCTGGTTTCATTTTGCTCTTCCCACATCTTTTGTTTACGTTCTAGTGACTCTATGCTTTGTTGTATGCGATCGTTAGATATTTTTATAGTTTCAATCTTGGTATTTTCTGTAACTATAGAATCCTTGCTGATCTTGATTAATTCTTTAAGAGCCTCGGCTTTTTCACTCAACAAGGTAATACCTAGTAGTTGTTCAATGATGGCTCGTTGATCCGCAGCCTTCATCGACAGAAACGGTTCTGTGTAAGTGTTTAAGGCCACAAGATGTTTAAACATGTCATGAGTCATACCAAATACATCTTCGATGGATTTTTGTGTTTCTCTACTGTCGCCTTGACTTTCATCTTGATCTAGATTTTCTTGTTCTCGTCCATTAACAGTAAACTTTAAAACGTTGGGCTTACGACCTCTTTCTATGTGATAGTCAACTCCATCCTTTTCAAAACTCATAGTAACCAACATGCCTTTGCCGTTGATTTTGTTTACAAGATTATCTTTCTTGATGTTTGTCAGTGCATTGCCGTAGATGGCATAGCTGAGACCGTTGATAATAGTAGTTTTACCTGTGCCATTTCGAGCTCCACTGTCGTCGCCACCTAGGTCAAGGTTTTCGCCTAAGACCAAAGTAAGTTGTCCGCGATCAAAATCAATAGCCTGTGTTTGTGCGCCCACACTCATGAAATTGCGCACGGTTAAATTTTTAATCTTAATCATAGGTCGTTGTATATCTCCAACAGCAGACTCTTTTCAAAGGTACCGCTGTCAATGGCGTTTATCTGATTCATCACAATGGTATCTACACTTTCAAAATTAATATCGATGGGTGTTGAGTTGGCATCAACTTCAACTTTTTCCGGAATCAACATAAGCTCTCGCAGTTTGTACTGGGGCACAAATGTTTCTTTGATGAAATTTGCTTCTTCAAAACTGAGAGGCAAGTCAATGGTCACACGACAGTGCATACGTTCTCGTAGCAATTGATCTGGCTTGTCAATAATTTGACTCAGTTTATATGTTCTAAAGGTAGGCTGTCCGGGCCAAGACTTAAACTCAGGTGAGCCCCCCCACTCTAGCATCATCATACCACGATCATCGTCACCTGCATCTGCATAGTTGTGCGGAAAAGCATTACCAATGTAATGAATATTTCTACTGTGTTGACGTTTGTGAAAGTGCCCTGTAAACACATATTCCTGATTTACAAAATGTCCAGATTGAATTGTGCCGTGATCAGGCATCTGTATCATGGCATTCATATAAAAGCTAGGCAATTCCAAATGTCCGAACATATATCTGCTTTTGATATTAGGAATATCTCGCCACTCGTCAGCAACTAGCCAAGGCATAATAGTAACATCGCCTAGAGTTAGTGTTTCTCTAATTGGAATAATATTAGGAAACAGGCGCATAAACTCTACTGAGTTAATTTCACGCTTGTCTTTGTAGAACAGGTCGTGATTGCCTAGAATGAAATAGACTTTTTCAAAACTTTGACTTAACTTTTCTAAGTTGCTGACAGTATAGTTCATAGTACTAACATCTGTAGTGCTACGATTATGATGCCAGTCACCTAGAAAGATTGCAGTTTCGCAACCTTGTGCTTTTGCAGTATCACAAAACCAAGAAACAAAATCTTCGCAATCTTGATTATGTGTGCGACTGCCACCTTTTAGTCCAAAATGTATATCAGTAAAACAAGCTACTTTTTTAAATAGGTTCATAGAATCTCCTTAGTTATTGTAACATATATACAACAACTAGGTCAATCCCAATCACTACCATCCACTGAACTAGTACTCACTGCACCGCTGACTCCGTTTCCGCTGTTCTGTCGAGTCCAACTTGGATTCATTCCATTCATTTCTAAAATATCATCTCGGATATTTTGATTGCGTTTTTCAATGTTGATGATCCTAACAAAACTGTTGGTAACAGCAGCAGTATAGTAGGCAAAAGGATTGTCCGATTTACTTTCATCGAACTGTAGGCCGATTTGAGTAAGCTGTAAGATGGCCTGCCCACGCATTTCGTCGTTGTAGGTATACCCTCTAACATTGCCACGAGTGGCATATCTTTCACAGAGTTTAATAAACATACGAGCTAGATTGTTAGTCATTTGTCCATGTTCTTTGTTGAACTCGCCATCGAGTAATCCACCTTTCCAATGGCTTTTTCCCACGCAGATTAAATTATCGTTGTCATCAAACTTCCAATGTTGGAATGGTGGAAAATTTACCTTGTCGTGACTGTCTGCGGTATTTTTCAAAGTCTTTTTACGACCTGGCGCTAGCGGAATATGATCAAAGGTCATTACACGAAATACCAAATCTTGCTTTTGTACCTTGCGATAGTCCACTTCGAATTCTTTAATGGATATTTTCTTACCACCTGCAATCACTGCTGCTTCGTGAGCCTGTTTTGCCATTTTTATAGCTCTATTTCTTTTGGCTTCTGCCACGGTTCTTACATTGATTTTTGCAAGATTAACAACAATAAGATCGTATTCGCTGTATTCGGGCAGAGTAAAACTACAGTAGGTATTTTTACTAAGATGTATTTCTCGGAGCAAATCCTTGTTGGTAAGGTATTTGATCTTGGGAGGCTGAGCAATGATAGTCATTAAATGTTATTCCTTTTAGTAATATAATAGCACATTTTATAAAGAATAAATAGACAAAACGGATATTAATTATGTCATTATCTATAAACCCAATACAAAATCTTGCTTCAAAGATCGGCAGTGAGCTAGGCAATCTGGCCAATGCTGCAAATCAGTCTGCTGGCAATTTCAGTATGCCTAATTCAAGTCTTGCCAAACAAAGTTTAGATGCCACTGTAAATAGACTTAGTGGCGGATTTGGCAGCAACTTAAATGGCATTACTGGAAAATTAAATTCATCTGGTGTTAGTAATTTATCCGGAACTGTGCAAAATTTTGCACAAAACGGTTTATCATCTCTGTCAGATGCTGCCAGCAGTTTTGCCACAGCCGGAAAGAGCGTCATTGACAATATTGCATCAGGAGGCAGTATTGCTGGACTGGCCACAGGATTGTTAAGCGGACCAGCACAACAAGCGGCTGCATTAGCAAATATAGGACTTGATTTAATTAGTGCTGCCAGAGCAAAAAATATTCCCAGCACCGCCACGTTAGCACTAGGCGAAGAAGCTTCGATAGTGCAGGTATATCCCAGTAACGAAGGTGATTGGCGTATAAAAATTGATTCAATGTTCGGACAAATTATTTTTCCAACAACACCCTCTTTCAGTCTATCAAATAAAGCAAACTACAACAATCAAGAACTAGTCCACGCAAATTTCCCTCATCCTGTGTATAAAAATAGTACTTCAGATGATATTAGTATTAGTGGAGAATTTCCAGTTGAAACTGAAGAAGATGCTGCTAATTGGCTGCGCACAATTGCTCTAGGTCGTGGGTTGACTAAGATGTTTTTTGGGAATAGTTCTCCGCAAGGAAATCCTCCTCCAATTTGTACCTTGTCTGGATATGGTGAAGTATTAGGATTTATTCCTGTGGTGATAAAATCTTTTCAGGTTGATTTTAAAGATGATGTTCACTACATACTTGCAGCAGGCGCATCCGTGCCTAGACTCAGTACTATACAAATCACTTGCCAGCCTGTGTACAGTAAAAGTTCTCAAAGAGGATTTAATCTTAGCGCATATGTTAATAACGGCGGCAGCATTTCTTTCTAATATATGGAAATTTATAAAAAAACTAGTCCTTGGTACATAACCAAACAAAATACACTGTATTTGGAATTACTGACTCTACGGACGATTCCAATCTCTGATGATGATTTTAAATATGTTATTGAAAATCAATACAAGCATCGTCCGGATCTATTGGCATTTGATCTTTATCAAGATGCAAAATTGTGGTGGGTATTTGCACAAAGAAACAGATCAATACTAAAAGATCCTATCTACGATTTTTCGCCCGGAACTACAATTTTCTGTCCAGCTAAGGCCAATATTAATGCTGCGTTATCAACCACTGCTGGAAGTTAATCATGGCACTACCTAATATCTTAGAACAATTTGTTTCATACAATTGTTTGTTTACGTTTTCTTGTGCTAGTCCAGCTCAGCTAAATTCTCAATCTTATCGCAGCGGTCAGTTGCCAAATGTCATTGTATCAAGTGCAGGTCGAGATGGTGCTGCAAGAGTACAAACAGCCTACGGTGCCCCTGAATATTTTATTGACAATCTTTCGATAACAAATTTTGTAGTTCCTACCAATGGCACAGGGTCGGGACCTTGGTCAAAACTTGAATTTGAAGTATTTGAACCTTACAGTATGGGACTATTTCTTCAGAGCTGTCAGGCAGCAGCGGTGAATTCCGGATACAAGAGTTATCTTGATAATGCTGCCTATGTGTTGAGATTGGAATTTGTAGGATGGACCGGACCAGGAGAGAGTATGACTGTAGGACCATTTAATTGGTTAGTAAAACTAATGAATGCAAATTTTACAGTCAATGAAGCAGGCAGCACCTACAAGGTAGAATGTTTCCCCTACAATCATGTGGCATTATCTCAGCAGATGAACAAAGTTTTTAACGACGTAAAACTTGTGGGCAAAAACAGCAACGAAGTGCTAGTAGATCATCCTGAGTTTAGTTTAGTATCTTTTTTAAACAAGAGAGAAGATCAACTTGTAAAAGATCAGAAAAAAACCTATCCGGACAAGTACAATATAGAATTTGTAGGAGATAATCCCTATGGCCGCAGTCCCGGTAATGATCTAGAATTTACACCAGAAAGCCAAGGCGGAACTGAAAAACCCAAACGTGCAGGAGACATCTACGACGAAGCCAGCGGAAAAATTATTAGGGGAAAAATGTCTATCAATCCTAAAGAAAAGTCTCTGCAATTTAGTCAAGATACCAGCATCACAAACATCATTGATCAGGTGATTCTCAGCACTAGAGAAGCTAGAGATCGAGCAACCAACGAAGCATTAATTGACGATCAAGGTAGAGTAACTTGGTGGAAAACCAACGTTGATGTAAAACTATTAGATCTTGATCCCAAACTTAAGGATTTTTCTAAAGAAATTACTTTTAGAGTGCAGCCTTATAAAATACATCACAGTGCTTATCTATCGCCAGAAGCCACAAGTAAAGGAATAGCAGCCTGCAAAAGTGCCGCACAAAAAGAATACAACTATATATACACAGGTCTAAACACAGATATCATTAAATTCAACATTGAAATAAAAAATATGCTGTTTACAGCTATTGATCCTAACAAGGTTGAAGACTCGGGGGGTGTTGCTAATAATTCTACAAACACATCTAGACCTAGCCCCACAATGACTAGTAAACAGGCACAAGGAGCCTCAGCTCCATCGGTAGGAGGAGGTGCTGCTTCTGCAAAATTTGATATGGCCACGGGAAATATTCCGTTCAAAGGCGGGTCAGGTCAAACCAGTACCGAACAAAAAATCGCCAATGAATTTTATATGGCTTATCTTAACAGTGTAGGAAATCAAATAAATCTAGATTTAGAAATTTTAGGCGATCCCTATTTCCTTCCTGAAGTTGGATACAGTAATTTTCATAGTGACAGTGACGATCAAGTAACTGAAAATGGAACCATGAATCACGAAGCCACAGATATTTGGGTGGTGGTAAATTTTAGAACTCCTGCAGATCCAGATGCTGGAGGCGCGGCCGCTGCTGATCCCGGCGGTTATTATTTTCCTGAAGGACAAAGTCCCAGTCCGTTTAGTGGATTGTTTAAGGTTACAAAAGCAGAAGCTAGATTTAAAGGCAATTTATTCACACAGGTAATAGCAGGTTTTAGGATACCTGCTCAAGATCAAAGCGGCAGTGGAGATGTATTCCCAACAAAAACAGATAAACCAGAACGAGATACCGGAACATATATAAACGCTCCGGGAGCATAATATGATTGAAAAAAGAGAAGACCAACGAGAAAATTCACAAGGTAGTCTTACCGGTGCTCCTTATTTGGCTAAAATTATAGGGCATGCAGATCTGTTGTTTCAAGGCGGCCTTGAAGTTGTGCTTATTCGAGACTCTGGAAATCAAATAGGTAATGAAAGTCAAACCTATTTTGTAAAATATGCCAGCCCGTTTTATGGATGTACACCTTTTGAGTTCACTGGACAAAATGTCACAGCAGATGATTCTCAGATGAGCTATGGATTCTGGGGTGTTCCTCCAGACACCGGCGTAACCGGCATTGTGCTTTTCATAGACGGAAAACCAGATCAGGGCTATTGGGTGGCAAATGTTCAAGATAAATTTCAAAATCACATGGTCCCTGCTATTGGCGGAACCACTGCGTATAAAACAGACGAAGACTATCAGCAGGAGGAACATCCGCTACCTGTGGTTGAACATAATAGAAAAGCCAACGAAGGCGACAAAAATTTAGAAATTGATAAAATACCTAGAGCTGTGCATCCTATTGCTAGACGATTTAAAATTCAGGGACTAACTAGAGATGAAGTAAGGGGAACCAGTACTTCTACGTCAAGACGAGATGTGCCAAACATGGTGTTTGGAATGAGCAGTCCTGGTCCTGTAGATAGAAATGGCAAGAAAAAGTTTTTGGGAAATAGAGAAAGTCCAACACCAACACCAGTTCCGGTTCAAAGACTCGGAGGAACACATTTTGTTATGGATGACGGTGATGACAGATACTATAGAGAAACAAAGCCCACTGACGGAGCTCCTACCTATGTAAAAAATCCCGAAGGACTAAAAGATATTCCCTACAACGAACATTTTAGAATTAGGACTAGAACAGGACATCAATTGTTATTTCATAATTCTGAAGATTTGATTTATATCGGAAACAGCAGGGGCACAGCCTGGATTGAATTTACCAGCGACGGTAAAATTGACATCTATGCCGAGGACAGTATTAATATTAGAACTAAACAAGATTTTAATTTTGTTGCTGATAGAGATTTTAATCTAGAAGTTGGCCGTAATTTTAACCTTAAAGTAAACGGAGAAATGCAAGTTGAAACTGGTGCAAACTACAATGTGATTGTAGGTACTAACGGTAAAATTACCGTTGGCGGAACCATGGATTTAAATGTAACAGGTAGTTATAAAGAAACTGCCGCAGAAATTCATATGAACGGCCCAGTAGCAACAAAAGCGTTAAGATTAAAGACACACAGTCTACCAGACCTTCCAGCACCCAACGAAGATGATGTAGACAGAACAGTTATAGTAAGAAGGATGCCCACAGCTGAACCGTATCCTTTCCACGAAAATCTAGATGCTACAAAAGTCAAACCAGATCTAACAGATCGAGACGTTGACGGTCGATATGAAGGCGAAAGTGCTAGTATGCGAACACCACCTAGTGATTGGCGCAAATACAAAAAACCCAGTGATACTCCGTTCTAAGGAAATAAATTATGGCAAAAATATATACCAACACAGTTATTGCAAAAAACAAAGCCAGTCTAGGAAATGCAAATTCAGGCAATTTTCGATACAGGGGATTTAGTTCTAAGGAATTTAAAAGAAACTACAAGTTGTACGATGCAGAATTGATCAAACAAGATCTCATCAACCATTTCTATATTAGAAAGGGTGAAAAATTAGAAAATCCTAAATTTGGAACTATTATCTGGGATACGCTATTTGAGAATTTTACCCCAGAAATAAAAGCAGCAATTGCTAAAGATGTTGAAGAAATTATTAATTTTGATAAACGTGTAAAAGTAAACTCAGTGTCTATAGATAGCACACAACAAGGCATACGCATAGAAGCAGAAATAGTGATACTACCATTTGATATCACCGATACACTGCGTTTAGACTTTGATAGAGATAACACAATAACATAAAATACGCATTTTATTTTTACAATAAATATCAGTATAGGGAACGAAAATGACAACTACGTCTAGACAGAACAATTTAATTTTAAACCAGGACTGGAAAAGAATTTATCAGACCTTTAAAAATGCTGACTTTAAAAGCTATGATTTTGAAAATCTGCGTAGGGTTATTATCACCTATCTTCGTGAAAATTATCCAGAAGATTTTAACGATTATATTGAAAGTTCAGAATATCTAGCACTGATAGATGCAGTTGCGTTTCTAGGACAGAGTCTAGCTTTCCGTACTGACCTAGCCAGTAGAGAGAATTTTTTAGAACTAGCAGAAACCAAAGAGTCTGTACTTCGATTAGCCCGATTGATTTCCTACAACAGCAGAAGAAATATTCCTGCACAAGGCTTAATTAAATTTGACACAGTGTCTACCACAGAAGGGGTACTAGACAGCAACAACAAGAATCTTGCCAGCCAAACAATTATTTGGAATGATCCTACCAATTCAAATTGGTTAGAGCAATTTATTTTAGTTATAAATTCTGCAATGGCAGACAACACTGAATTTGGCCGCAGTCAGGGGACTGACACAATTCAAGGCATTGATTCACAACAGTATAGATTTAGATCTAATTTTACAGATGTACCAATTTTCAACTTTGAAAAAATAGTGGCCAGTAGAAAGATGCCGTTTGAATTGGTAAGTACCAGTTTTATCGGCGCAGAAGATTACTATGAAGAACCGCCTATTCCCGGCAGTCAATTAGGATTTATTTATAGACAAGACGGCAAAGGCAGTGCCAGTGCTAACACTGGTTTCTTTATGCTGTTGAAACAAGGCAGTCTAGAATTAACTGATTTTAGTGTTGATGTTCCTACCACAAACGAAGTTATTTCTGTTGATGTTACCGGAATCAATGATTCAGATGTTTGGTTGTTTGCCACAAATTCAGATGGCACACAAGGATCTGCGTGGACCAAGGTTAGCAGTATCACAGGCAGCAATATTGCCTACAACAGTATCAATTCAAATATAAGAAATATCTATAGTGTGATTACCAAAGAAGATGATAAAATTGATTTGGTATTTGCAGACGGCACTTATGGCAACTTGCCCCAAGGAGCTTTCAAAGCATACTATAGAGTCAGTAACGGTCTCAGCTACACAGTTAGTCCTGCTGAAATGCGAGCAATCAATATTTCTGTGCCTTATATAAACAAAGCAGGTGTAAGACACGACTTATTGATCAGTTGTAGTTTGAAATATACCATTAGCACTGCAACAGCCTCTGAAGACATTGACAGTATCAAAGCCCGTGCTCCTGCAATTTATTACACACAAAATCGCATGATCACTGGGGAAGATTATAATCTAGCCCCATTGTCCAGCAGTCAAGATATTTTAAAAGTCAAAGCTATCAATCGAACCAGCAGCGGCATCAGTAGAAATTTTGACGTAATTGATGCCAGCGGAAAATACTCAAGTGTAAATGTTTTTGCAGACGATGGAGTGATATACAAAGAACAAACAGAAAGAACAGAGTCTTTCAAGTATACCAACAGAATTGATATTATAAATTACATCAGAAACAACATAGAACCCCTGTTGACCAACACAGATGTGTATAATTTTTATCTAACAAATTTTACAAAAATACAATTCACAGATTCAAACACACTTTGGACGCAAACTACCAACGATGTAAATTCATCCACGGGCTATTTTATCAACAACATAGATCAGTCATTATTCAAAGTTGGAACATATACCACTAACTCTTTGAAATATGTGTTTGCAGGAGCACTGATTAAATTTCAACCTCCTGCCGGTAAGGCCTTTAAAAAGGGTGCGATCGTCAACGTCAGTGCCGCAGATGTAGAACAGACAGATAGAATTTGGGTTAAAGTTGTTAAAATTACAGGAGACGGAACTAACGCTGGCCGCGGAGCATTGGCCAACGGACTTGGTCCTATTGTGTTCAATGATGTTGTACCTACAGGAGCAATTGCGACACGGATAGTTCCTAGATTCGTCAACAACTTGCCAACTGCTCTAGAAAATGAAATGACCAATCTCATTAGCTTGAATGTGAATTTTGGTCTAAGATATGAGTCTATAGAAAGTTCTTGGAAAATTATTACCTCTGCAAATATTGATCTATTAAATGATTTTAGTCTAGGTCGTGCCGGAGATACTACTAACAGTAATCTAGACACGTCTTGGATAGTAGCGTTTGTAAGACAGCCAGACAGTTATAATGTGAGAATCAGAGGACTAGATTATATTTTTAGAAGTCTAGAACAGAACAGATTTTATTTTGATGTAAATCAAAAAACTTTTGATAGAACAACTGGAAAAACAGTCAAAGACAAAGTTAATATTCTTGGAATAAATTCCGATAACGGCTTGATAAATGCTTTGAAAAATGACAAAACATTTGAAGTCAGTGATGTAATCAAATTTGAAGATGGTTATCAAAGTGCCAATGAAATAAAACTATCATTTGCCGACAGCGACGACGATGGTGTTATTGACAACCCTGATTCGTTTGAACAGATAGTTGGTCAAGATCTAGATCTAAAATACTTGTTTTTTTATAAAACAACAGATGCTTCCGGATACACAACGTATTCTTATGTTGATAACATCAACGATACTATTCTAATTAGACAAACTGAAAGCAATATTATTATTTCTGATTATGTCAACGGACAATTAATTTATTTTTATGCCAGTAATGAAAATAGAATAAAGCGTGTTGACCTAGGCACTAATACCTTGATAATCGAATCTGATTACAAAGCAGTGATAGGTCGAGCCGATCTCAAATTTCAATATATTCATAATGCCAACATTGATCGAAGAATAGATCCTAGTGTAAGTAATATAATGGATATTTTTCTTTTAACAAGAACCTACGATACTGAATTTAGAAAGTATATAGCAGGAGCCATAAGCCAACCTGAAGTTCCAACTAGTGACGCATTGAGAATAGCATTCGGAACGCAGTTGAATTTAATTAAATCTATCAGTGATGAATTAATCTATCATCCTGTAAATTACAAAATTCTATTTGGTAGTACAGCCGATCCTAAACTACAGGCACAATTTAAAGTGGTCAAAAATCCCTACAAAACAATCAATGATAATGATCTAAAGGTAAGAATAGTTTCGGCAATCAACAGTTTCTTTGATATTAACAATTGGGATTTCGGAGACAGATTTTACCTAGGAGAATTAATTACATACATTACCAACGAAGTTGCACCGGATGTTAGTAATCTTGTGATCGTACCTAGACAACCAGACCAAACATTCGGTAGTCTATTTGAAATACAAAGTCAACCAGAAGAAATTTTTATCAGCGGCGCAACAGTAGATGATATCGTAATTGTTACAGCAATTACTGCGGTTGAAATACGTGCAGATGTGGCATCTATAGTAAACTCAACACAATAAAATTATGGCAAAAGATATTTTCCCTCAAAGTCAGTTACCAATTCGCAGAACTGTAGAACTTCTACCAGAAGTCTTTCAAACTGAAACTAATGCAAAATTTATGTCTGCAGTTGTTGATCCCTTGGTTCAACCTGGTACGTTATCTAAAACAGTTGGTTATGTAGGCCGTAGATACGGTAAAACTTATAATGGTTCGGACGTATACTTAGACACAGATGCAACTCTTAGAAGTAGATATCAATTAGAACCTGGTGTTACAATCAAAGAAAAAGACAAAGTAGAAAATTTTTATGATTATATAGATTTTAAAAATCAATTGAAATTTTTTGGCAACAATCTAGAAAGAGATGATTTAATCACAGATCAAGATCACTATTCTTGGAATCCTCCGATCGATTGGGACAAGTTTGTAAATTTTCGTGAATACTATTGGGTGCCGGATGGTCCTCCACCTATCACAGTATTTGGTCAACGACAGTCTATAACCAGCACATATAGAGTAAGATTAGGAGTAGGATCATCTTGGGTATTTTTCCCAGACGGTCTGTCGTTAAATCCCTCTCTCACACTCTATAGAGGACAAACCTACAAATTTCAGGTCAATGCACCGGGCGAAGGGTTTGTTATTAAAACTGCCTATGATACTGGATCATTAATTTACAAACCTTATCTACCATATCAGCAAGGTCAATTTGCAGTATTCAATAACAAGTTATGGAAAGCTAAAACTTTTATTCCTGTAACTGATGGAAGTACCATAGACGAAGATAGTCAAGATTGGGAATATATCGAAGCAGCTAGTCAAGCTACTGCATTAGACTATAATACAGGAATTACCGGGCAAGGAGCAACTAATGGTACTTTGACTTTTACTGTACCGTTAGATGCACCCGATGTATTATTTTATCAAAGCGCCACAGATATTAATAGATTTGGTAGATTCCTTGTTGCTGATATTGAATCAAATACCAAAATTGATATCACTAACGAAGTTATTGGTAAAACCACATATGTCAGCAGTAATGGTATTACATTTACCAACGGTATGAAAGTTAGATTTTCTGGTCTAGTAACACCTACAAAATATTCCGCAGACACTTGGGTAATAGAAGGTGTTGGAGAATCTATTAGATTAATTAGATTTCAAGATTTATCTCCCCCGACCCTTAGCACAACAAGTCTAGAAGTGTTGTTTGACGATGGCGGATTTGACACAGAGCCCTTTGATGATGCGGCCACATATCCAGAATTCAAAGACTATATTACAATTAATAGAGCCAGCCAAGATTCAAATCCTTGGAGTAGATACAACAGATGGTTTCACCGATCGGTTCTAGAACAGGCACACAGTTTTAACGATAGCGAGTTTGATTCGATTGAAACAGCGAGAGCCAAAAGACCTATTATTGAATTTTCTTCAAATCTGCAGTTATTCAATCACGGTAGCCTAGCAAAAACGCCAGTTGATTTTATTGATACTTTTACCACCGACGTATTTTCAACCATAGAAGGCAGTATTGGATACAATGTCGACGGTGAAGAATTATTTAATGGTGCTAGATTATTGGTCACAGCAGATACCGACACATTAGCCAATAATAGAATTTACACAGTGAACTTTATAATTCACAATAACCGTAGACAAATCAATTTAGTAGAAACTACCGACGCAACTTCTACCATCGGTGACGGAGTGTTTGTTAGACGCGGCCTATTAAACAAAGGAATAATGTATCACTTTAACGGTACATCTTGGGTAGCCAGTCAAAAGAAAACCGCAGTAAATCAAAGTCCGTTATTTGATGTATTTGACGATAATGGTGTCAGTTACGGAGACATGGACACATATCCTGTTAGCAGTTTCTTAGGAACTAAACTAGTAAGCTATAAAGTTGGAAACAGTATTGTTGATACCGAATTAGGATTTAGCTTAAGTTATCTAAATATCAACAATGTAGGAGATATTGAATTTAATTTTGACTGGGATGTAGATACATTTAATTATAATTTTGACAAAAAAGTATTCAACAAGACAATTAGACAAGGTTATTACAAATTTACACATACTGGAAGTTATGCCAACGGATGGCTTAAATCTGATCGAACATACTTACAACCGGTAATTTACAGTACCACAGTTACTGAAGTTTCAACACAAATTGTTAGCAATGGTATCAAATGGACAGACGTTCAAGACGATGAGATTTCTAAAATTTTAATCTACGTTAACGGAATAAAATATTCTGGAAGCTACACTAGAAATCAGAATATTTTTACGTTTCCTACCAGTTTTAAAATAAATGACATTGTTACAATTAAAGTTTTTGCAGATGCAGATCCTCACTTGGGATATTATGAGATTCCAGTAGGACTTGAAAAAAATCCTCTGAACAGCGAAGTAAAAACATTTACTCTAGGACAGGCAGTCGATCATGTTTCAACGGCGCTAGACTTATTTGATCAATTTAACGGATCATATCCAGGCTCGAGTAATCTAAGAGATCTTACCGGATATCAAAATCTTTCAAGAAGATTTCTAAAACATTCAGGAATTACTCCTACAGCAATAATGTTACTGTGCGACAAACACGTAAACGTTATTAAATCTATTCAGTACGCAAAAAAATCTTATACAGAATTTAAAAATAACTTTATTAAATTTGCTGAAACCGCCATATATAATCTAGATCCTGTTGGATTTGTTGATGAAATATTGGCCACTATGTCTAAAGTTAAAACGCAAAAAGATGCATTTGCAGATTCTGATATGGTGGGCAGCGGCGCCTACAATCTCAAAGAATACGTTGTAGAAGACACAGAAATTATAACTTTTGCATTAAACGCAAAATTTAACTTAACCCAACTTAGCAGAACAGCAGTATATATCTATATTAACAATGTGCAGTTGATTCATGGTATCGATTATACATTTAATGATACGTTTGGATTTGTTAGTATTTCCAAAGCACTAACACAAGGAGATATTATTCAAATAAAAGAATATGTTTCTTCAAGTTTCTGTTTTATTCCGCCAACTCCTTCAAAATTAGGTTTATATAAAACCTATATTCCGTCTTTGTTTTTAGATGATACCTACGTAACTCCTATCAATGTTATTCGAGGTCACGATGGCAGTATCACAGTAGCCTACGGTGATTTCCGAGATGATGTATTATTAGAATTAGAAAAACGAATCTACAATAACATTAAACAAGAATATACAGAAGATTTGTTTAGTCAAGATAATATTCTTGGAGGATACTACGGATCATCTACATACACTAAACAAGATTTAGACAGCGTAATCAGTTCTGAATTTCTAAGATGGTTTAGTGAAACAAATGTAGACTATCTAACTAACACATTTTTTGATAGTGAAGATTCTTTTACCTACACCTATTCAAATATGGGGGATCCTACCGGGCAGTTAAATTTACCTGGATGGTGGAGAGGAGTGTATACTTGGTTGTATGATACTGATAGACCACATCGTTGTCCCTGGGAAATGTTGGGATTTAGTCAACAACCTAGCTGGTGGGAAGACCAATACGGTTCAGCACCATATACAAAAAATAATTTACTACTGTGGGAAGATCTAGCTGCTGGTATAATCCGCCAAGGATCTCGAGCAGGAATTTATGATAGATACAAAAGAGCTACACTGCTAAATCATATTCCTGTAGACGGAGACGGTAACCTATTAAGCCCATTTGAATCGGGAGCAGCTACTAATTTTGTTTTATACAACAATAAAGGCACATTTAAATTTGGTGACATAGCCCCAGTGGAATACGCCTGGCGTAGTAGCAGTGATTATCCATTTGTTATTATGCTGGCACTATGTCTAATGAGACCTTACGAATTTATCATTGAAACTCTTGATAAATCTAGAATCAAAGTTAACAAAATTGGTCAAACAGTTAATAAAAATACAAATTTATTCTTTAAGAATTCGGATATTATTGTTCCAACATCTGGAGGCAATCAAACTTCTGGCCTTGTAAATTATGTTGTAGATTATTTAAGATCGAGGGGACTGACTGAATCAGTGCTGCAAAAGAAAATAGATAATTTAGATGTTAATTTGTCTACTAGATTAAGTGGATTTGTAGATCAAAGTCAACAAAAATATATTTTAGATAGTAAAAATCCCAGCGCCAGCACTAGCAATATTTTTCTTCCTCAAGAAAATTATGATATTAATTTTAACATTAGCGCACCAATTTCTAGTCCAAGTTATAGTGCAGTAGTGATTGAAAAACTGGCTGGTGGTTTTAAACTTTTTGGTTATGACATCAGTGAACCTTACTTTAAATATTTTGAAGCTGTTAAAAGCACCAATGATCCTTTGCTATCAGTAGGTGGTGTCAGTGAAAATTTCATCGACTGGGAATCTAACAAGATTTTTGGCAATGGAACAATAATTAGAGTAGCCGATATTTTTTACAGATGTATTAAATCTCACACCAGTGGCATAGATTTTGATGTACAATTTTGGCAAAGAATAGCAAAATTGCCGTTGGTAGGTGCAGTAGAAGTTTTTAGAAGAAGAACTGTAAATACAGCCACGGTACAAGAAATACCCTACGGAACAATATTTTCAACTCTACAAGAAATCGCAGATTTTATCATAGGTTATGATGCATATCTACAATCACAGGGATTTGAATTTACCGGTTATGATGGCAATCTAGAATCAGCCAAAGATTGGATTACTTCAATAAAAGAATTATTGTTTTGGTCAAAACACCAATGGGCTGACAGCTCATTAATCACGTTGAGTCCTGCTGCTGCAAAAATAGAATTAAACATTGACATCGGAGTTGCTGACAATCTGCTCGATAGCTTTTATGATTATAATATTTTAAAAGTTGATGGGACCATTCTGCCTGTGGAATTTATAAATGTCAACAGAGAGTTTAAAAAATTAACGGTGGATGTTGTCAACGACTCGGACGGCATATACTTTTTTAGATGTTATTTTGTTTTGAAAGAACACGTAACAATTTTTGATGATCGTACAGTGTTTAATGATGTGTTATATGATAAGCCAACGGGCTATCGTCAAGAACGTATCAAGAGTCGTGGATTCCGCACAGTTGACTGGGACGGCGATTATACAAGTCCGGGATTCTTATTTGACAATGTTAATATACAGATCTGGCAACCCTTTACTGATTATAAACTAGGCGACATCGTCAATTACAAATCTTACAATTGGACCAGTCTAGTAAATCAACAGGGATCTATTCAATTTAATGACAGTAATTGGACCAAATTAGATACAACCCCTGCCAAAGGACTGATCAGCAATTTTGATGTTAGAGTTAGTCAATTTGAAGATTATTATAACGTAGACGCTGACGGAGCCGGCGCCAGTCAGCGAGAGCTAGCAAGACATCTAATAGGATATCAAACTAGAGAATACCTACAGAATCTTGCAGAAGATAATGTCACTCAATTTAAATTGTATCAAGGCTTTATCAGAGAAAAAGGCACAGCTAACGCTGTGGTCAAAGTTTTTGACAAGCTCAGTAGAATCACTGCCGATAGTATTGTACTAGATGAAGAATGGGCTTTTAATGTTGGTAGACTAGGGGGCCTAGACCAACTCAATGAAATAGAATTTGAAATTGTCAAAGATAATCTGTTGGTAAATCCACAGGCCATAGTTATTACTAACGGCCCAATTTCTAAAAATTTATCGGACAAATATCTAAGAGTAAATCAAACTAATTTTACTAGGTCCTTGATTCCTTACAGTGTTGACATTAATCCGTTGACCAACTATCAAGGAATTACTAGAAATGCCGGATATGTTAAAACAGATCAAATAGAGTTATTTGTTAGATCAAGAGACGACATATTATCACTGGATATTTCATCCTTGGTTGAAAATTCTCACATATGGGTTACTTTTGATAATGCATCTTGGACAGTGTTGAGATTAAATCTCTCTACTGCTCTAACAATTGAAGACATTGTCAAAGATTCTGCCACGAACGTAGTTACTGTAACCGTGAACCAAAAACACGGATTAGTCTTGGATGAAATTGTAGGCATAAAAGACATTGAAAATTTTACTGGATTTTACAAAGTTGTAGCGGTGACTGATTATACCTTTGCTGTTCAAGCAGCCGCTGGACCTACGCCAGCCGCCCCAGACATCAGCTCTATACAATACAACATATATTTGTTGACGCAATCTAGATTTGATTCTTATCAGGATATTGGAGATCAAACCGCTGCCCTGTTAAAGCAAGGATCAAAATTATGGATCGACAACGCCGACGAAACTGTGGGCAATTGGGAAGTTGTTGAAAAACAAAGATTGTACGCTGAAAAAACAATCACCAATTTTGGAGCCACAGATCCTAGAAATACAGGAAGAGCTGTGGTATATGCTGCCAACCTCAAACAGGTTATCACAGGTATACCATCTGCCAACTCTGTAATGGTGTACTCGGAAACTGCCACAGGATTGTCTGTAAAAGAAATACTACAACCAGAGACTGAATTTACAAATACAACGGCAAATAGTTTTGGAGACGCCATTGCTATCAGTCCTGATAATGTTTGGTTAGCAGTAGGAGCTCCTTTGGCTTCTGGAGTACCTAGTAGATTCAAAGGAATTTACGAGGACAGCTATATAGATCCACTTATACCAGCAGCATCTTATCGTGCCGGCGATATAGTGTTGCAAAATGGAAAATTATGGGAAGCCACAAACGATCAACAGCCCGGTGATGGCAGCACCAATACTCTGAACACATTGTCTGTGAATTTTAGAAATGAAGATTGGAAACTGGTTGATATAGTCTATGCTAATGCATCGGGAGCAGTAGGCCCAATACATCAAGGCATGGTAGTTTTATACAAACGAAAAAATAATGCATGGGAATTGCAACATACAATCCTTAGCCCTCGAATTGAGGCAAATGAAAAATTTGGATCAAGTATTTCTATTGGAGTTTCTGGAGCAAATTATTATATGTCAGTCTCTGCACCGGGATCTCTCAACGACCTAGGTAGAGTTTATCTTTACAAATACACTGGCACAACAGCAGGATCAACCACACAGATTCTAACGTTTAATGGAACTAGTGCTGTAAATTATGCAGTGAATACAATTACATTTTCAAGAAATCATAATCTTATAACCGGACAACTGGTAAGATATCTCAACGGCACATATGCCGGAGATGATAAATCTCTAGCTACATCTCCTCCTCCACCTGAAGATTACACAATCTTATATGCAATAAGAATTACAGATACTGTTATACAATTAGCAACTTCAGTGGTAACCGCTACGGCTGGAACAGAAATCGATCTTAAAGATTTTGGTATAGATGATTCAAGTTCGCATACCTTAATTAGCACAGCAACGGTTGGTTGGAAACAGTTGGGAGATCCTGAGTATCGAGGACTGTATACCAATAGTGCTAGTTCTATTTACAGTCAAGGATCTAAAGTTTGGTATGAAGGAAGAATATATCAGGCACTAGAAGACACCTACGGTGACGGAACATCACTTGATTTATCCACTAGTAATTCTTGGCAAGTCTTAGATGAATCAGTAACTGAAGTTTCACTGCCATCAAACATTGCCTTGATTGACAGTGGAAATATTCTTCCAATTTTACAAGACAGTTCCACAGCTATTCTAGGATCAGTATATCCTTTAGTCACAGCTGGAAATTTTATAGTAGGAGAAATTTACACTATTGAAGATTATGGAACTACAAATTTTCAACTTATTGGTAATAATCCTGCATCCGGAGACGGTCTTACATTCAAAGCTACTGGAGTTGGATCTGGCACAGGTAAAGCAAGATGGAAATCATACCAGTTTGCAGAATTAATTAAAGCCGGAGATAAGTTTGGCCAAAGCCAAGCCATGAGTCGAGATGGTGGGATTTTAGTAGTCGGAGCTCCTGAAAGTGACGGAATTTATATTGCCAACTATAAAGGATTATGGGTAAATTATCAAACCTATTACGAAGATGATGTAGTTAAATATCAAAATGTTTACTACAGATTAACTGACGTAGTTGAAGAAAATACAGCAGATTCTGCCCTGCAAGATAGTACTTTAATAGTTTCTAGTAAAGGTCAAAGCCCAGCTACTTACAATCAATCGTTTAACGTTTATCTAACAGATGAACAAAACAATCCATTTAGATTATGGTTTGAAATTGATACGGTATCCACAGACTCTTCTGGCAAGATCTTTATCTATAAACGAAATTCTAGCGATGTCTATGAACTAGCGCAAACAATTACCGCCGGGTCATTAACTGAAATTAGTGATGTTTTAAATATTGACAATCTAAATACTGGAGACAAATTTGGAGCAGCAGTAGACATTGACTATAACGGAACTACAATTATTGCCAGCAGTCCGTTGGCAGATGTAAAATCTACTGATCAAGGTGCAGTGTTTGTGTTTAAGTCAGATCAATTAGATAGCGTTTCTTATAGATTAAAACAAAGATTAATTAGCCACGAAAATTATACCAACGAATATTTTGGTTCTGCTATCAGTATAAGTCCTGCAACGGAAAAAATAGTTGTTGGCGCCACAAATGCCAGTTTCAACCTGTTTACAATATATGATCAAGGTTCTACTTCCTTTGATAATACAAACACCACATTTAGTTCCGACGAAGGTAATACAGGACAGGTCTATGTGTTTGAAAGAAAAGATCAAACATATCACCTAACAGAAAAATTATATGTTACAGACCTGCAAGACTGGGAATCATTTGGTTCTAGTGTAGACTGTGTCGGATCAGTGATAGCCGTAGGATCTCCAACCTATCGCGACACAGTATATAGAATAGGTGTTGGTTTTTTAACTATTATTCTACCGGGTGCTAGCGGAAACAATGCACTTACAGTAGATGTAGTAATACAAGACGGAGTCATTGTATCTGCCATAGCCAAAGATTCTGGAGCTGGATATACGGTCAGCGACTTCAATGATGATACTGATGCTATTGAAATTAATGGATCTGCAGACAAGGCTCGTATTAAAGTGCAAGAAATGTCGGGTAGCACCATAACTAAGTTGTTTGTGTCCTATGGAGGCAGCGGATATACAGGCAGTGCAGAAGTTATTGAAACTGGTCAGGTTAGATTGTTTACTAAAGACATTACTAAAAATTCTTGGAATATTATTGCCTCAAAGCAAGACCTAACTGATATAGAATTGTTTAAAAACATTTCAATATACGATAATGAAAATAATGTAAAAATTTCAGACATTGAAATAGTTGATCATTACAAATTAAAAATACTAGGTGCAGCCGAACAAGAATTAAAATTTAAAACCTTGTACGATCCTGCTACATATACCAACGGTACTGATCAACAAGAAGTTGATGAATCTCAGGCTTGGTTTGAAAAACACGTCGGGGAACTGTGGTGGGACCTAAGTACAGCTAAGTGGTTGCTCTATGAACAAGGTGATATTTCCTATCGAATCGGTAACTGGAATCAATTGGCCTACGGCGCAAGTATTGATGTGTATGAATGGGTAGAATCAAAATATTTGCCTAGCAGATGGGCCACGTTAGCAGATACAACTGAAGGTCTTGCACAAGGAATTTCAGGACAACCGTTATACCCGGATAACACTGTGTATTCTGTAAAAATCTTAACCAATCCGTCAACTGGGGAAACCACAGATACAAAATATTATTATTGGATCAAGAATAAAAATATAGTGCCAAAAAATGTTCCAGGCAGAAGAATTACAGCTTCGGATGTAAAGAGTTATATTGAAAACCCAATAGGCACAGGACAGCCTATATTAACTCCGATAGCCGCTGATACACTATTGGCGTTCAATTTTGAATCTTTAATCTCGTCAAATACTGCGTTGGTTAACATTCAATATAGAAAAAATCTAAAAGCCTTGAATTCTATCCATAATGAATATCAGTTGTTGACTGAAGGTGTTGCAGACAGTCTTCCCACAGAGACACTAGAAGCCAAATGGATAGACAGTTTAGTAGGGTACGACCTTGCTGGTAACATAGTGCCAGATGCTAGCATACCTATTAAGCAGAGATATGGTATAAGTTTTAGACCTCGTCAAACAATGTTTAAAGATAGATTTTCTATCTTAAAAACAGTGATTACTAATATCAATTCAGTATTGAAAACTCGAGCGTTTTCCGATACTTTGAATTTTATCAATCTTGGATCTGTTGAGCAAGAACCTTCTAATGTGTTAAATCAATACGACATACGTGTAGATACACTAACTGATCTTGCAGAAGTAGGAACAACAAGAGTAAAAAAAGCTGTATTAAGAGCTAATATTGTTGACGGAGAAATTGATACTATTGATATTATTGATTCGGGATTTGGCTACAGAAATGCCCCATTCGTTAATATTGAAGGAAACGGACAAGGTGCCACAGCACAAGTAACTATTGACAGTCAAGGCAGACTAAATTCTGCTACTGTGTTGTCCAAAGGTCGACGTTATACATCTGCTGTAGCAGAGATAAGATATTTTTCTGTGCTAGTAGCGCAAGATTCTAGTATCGATAATTACTGGAGTATCTATTCCTGGGATGATATAAGAAAAACTTTCTTTAGATCTAAGTCCCAGGCTTTTAATACCAGCAAATATTGGGAATATATTGATTGGTGGCAAGACGGGTATGGAGAGACTTCGAGAATAGTTAAAGAAATAGCCGATCTTTACCAAGAGCCTTCAATTTTTGTAAATGTGGGAGACCTAATTCGAATTCAAGAATTTGCTAATGGCGGTTGGGCAGTTTTAGAAAAAACTGAACCTACTCAGGGTAATATTTTAGATAATTATATTCTTGTTGGTAGAAAAAATGGTACTATCAATTTAATAATTGATGATCTAGTGTCGGTACAAAATATAGGATATGACAACACAGTTTCTTTTGATGCTGATGTGTATGATATAAATCCTACACAAGAACTGCGTAACATTTTAAAAGCAGCTAAGGAAGATATTTTTACTGAAGATCTTAGAGTAGAATGGAATAAATTATTCTTTACTAGTATTCGATATGCGTTTGTAGAACAACCATATATTGATTGGGCTTTCAAGACAAGTTTCTTAAATGCCACTCACAATGTTGGCGATTTAGAACAAAAAATAAATTACAAAAATGATAATTTAGAAAACTTCCAAGAATACATAGAAGAAATCAAACCCTATAGAACCACAATTAGAGAATATATTTCTAAATATACAGATAGAGATACTTCGTATTCGGGAACTACTGATTTTGATCTCCCTCCAGTGTATTCGACCCAAGATGGAAAAATACTACCAATTAGATCAACCAGCGACAAATTCACTAGTTATCCTTGGAAGTGGTGGACTGACAACAACGGATACGTTGTTACCGGAATTAGTGTGTCTAACGGCGGCGCCGATTACACAGAAGTTCCTAGTGTAATAATTGAAGGCAACGGCACCGGAGCAACAGCACAGGCATTTGTAGCTAATGGCAGCGTGGTTGCTGTGAAGATTCTAAACAAAGGTCAAGGTTATACACAGGCTCCTACTATCAGTCTAGTTGGTGGTAATGGCACTAGTCAAAGTATTGCCAAGGCTGTAGCCATAATTGGTGAAACTGCGGCAAGAACATTTGATCTCACTGTGAAATTTGATAGACTTGCTAAACAAGGAATATACCAAAAATTTACTAAATCTGAAATTTTTACGGCCACAGGATTTTCTGCGGTCTTTCAATTACAATACGCTCCTAACAGAGACAAGAGTAAAATTTCAATCACTAAAAACAATCAAATTGTATTGAACAGTGAATATACAATTACATTGTATACTTCCACAACAGACACATACAGCTTGATCAAAGGTAAATTAATTTTTAATACAACTCCGGCCCTAGGTGATGTAATAGAAATAAACTATGAAAAGAATGTAGAATTATTTGACAGCATAAACAGAATTCAAAACTACTATGCACCTACCGAAGGAATGCGTGGCAACGAACTAGCACAATTAATGACCGGCATTGACTTTGGCGGTGTACAAATTCAAGGAACGACCTTTGATGTCACTGGTGGTTGGGATGCTCTTCCGTGGTTCACTGACAGTTGGGATAGTGTGGAATCAAACAGTGATTTTTATTATGTGGCAGACGGAAGTACTATTGCAGTAACACTGCCATTTATTCCTGCGGCAGGCGAACAAATTTCTGTATATTGGAAACCTTCGGGAACTAGAATTCCTGGCGATATACAAACACTGGGAACTCAACCTGACGGATATACTGTGATTGTAGCTGCAAACAATCCAGCAGTAATAATAGAATCAGAAATTGCTGCTCCTAAAACAATCAGAGTAGATGATCCTAACTGGATTCAAAATTGGGACAGCTCAAACGCTACTAATCCTAACGCACAAATGCCTACATTTGTAGGAGACGGTTCTACTAGAGTAGTTGAAATAGGTCAATATATCAGTGTAGAACCAGGCGATACCTTGATCTTCCGCAAGTTAGACAGTGACGGATCAGTGACTATTACCGACGTAAATCTTTTAGATACTAGACTAAGTGGTGGATCTTTATCAAATATCAGCGGTGCGTATCAAACAGCCAACGGGCTTACCGCCGAAGAAATTGTTATAGACGGTGATAAATTTATTAGTCCAGATCAAGTACCGGCACCTGAAGAAAACATTCCTGGCCAAGTGCTAGAAAGTGTCAGTATCAAAGTGTTCCACACCTATCCTCAAGGATCCGCCTTGATACAAAACACTATTGTATATTCAGACGGTGTAAAATTTAGATATGCTATAGGTATTGATATATTAGAAAATAATTCAGTGATTGTTTATATTAATAAAATCAAACAAGAACCTTCTCAGGATTATATTATAGACTATGAAACTAATGAAGTGGTGTTTAATTCTGCTCCAACCAGTGCTACTATAATTGAAATACTGGCATTTGGCCTGGGTGGTATAAATTTATTAGACTATCAAGAATTTGTTGCAGACGGTGTAACCACATTGTTTTTAACCAAAGCAATTTTTAGTCAAACCTCATCAATATTAGTTACGGTCAACGGTGATGCTATTGATACTGGATTCCTAGACAGTGTTGATTTTACAGATACTCCGGATAAAACTTTAGTACAGTTTGGTATTGCTCCAACTATTAACAGTGTGGTCAAGGTAGTATGCCTAGGCCCTGGCCTAGACACAGACTCCACAGGACAGAGTATAATTAGAGTTAATAATCAAACCATAGTCTACGACGGATCAACTACTAGATTTGTAGTAGATAAATTTGTTAATTTGTCCAGAGCATCAGCTATATCTAATCTACTAGTAAACATTAATGGACAACAAGTTAACGGACCCGATACTGTTTTAACAGTCTACGACGGAACTAATAATCAAATTACTATTGGAGTAGATCCAATAAGATTTCCAGGTTCGATAACTTATCCTGATATTGAAGTTTTTGTAAACAACAATCCAACAATTCAGGTGGTAGACTATACACTTAATTCTGGATCTAATATTATCACTGTGCGTTCGGACATTCTGGATATAGGTGATGTTATTAGAATTGTTGTTACAGCATTTGCAGATTATCAAATTGACAGTGACGAAATAATTTTTACTGACGCAATAATGGCAACATTAGAAAATAATGATGACAGCACCACTAAAGATATGATTGAAATTGTTTGGTTTAGCGAATATCCTAGCATGGATATTGTAGCTGATCAATTTTTAGGAGGAAAGGTTCAATATCAACTTTCTAGAACGCCTATAAATTCTAGTTATGTATGGGTCTATGTAAATGGAGTGAGACAAACGCAGGATCGTGATTTTAGTGTATCCTTGCCAAGAGGTGTAGTATATCTAAATGTTGAAACAACTATTGACGATGATGTAAAAATTGTTGAATTTGGCAATGACGTATATAGATTTCCTAGCGCATATGAAATTTATAAAGATATGTTGAATATATACCATTTCAAACGCTATAGTAGAAATGATGTTAAACTAGCCTTAGCATTGAATTATTACGATCAAAGTATCACAGTGATCAACGGTGATCAATTATATGATCCCACTGACCGATCAGTGTCGGGTATTGTATACATTAATAATGAAAGAATAGAATATTTGCAAAAGTCTGGAAATGTACTTACACAACTTCGTAGAGGTAGCTTAGGAACTGCCATTGCAATGATTCACGCTGTAGGAAGTTATGTGACAGATAGCGGCCCGTTAGAAACTATTCCTTACAACGAAACACAACACCGATTGGATTTTGTTAGCGACGGTAGTACGCTATTAGTTGGTCCTTTAGATTTTGTTCCTACACAGGGAACTAGAAATTCATGGTTCCGTGGAATTGATACTGTAACAGGTGACCCTAACATTCCTGTAACACACGGACCGTGCGATCAAGTAGAAATATTTGTGGCTGGCACTAGATTACGTAAAAATCCTGTTGATGTATTTGATGAAGATTTAGGACCTAACGGTAGTAAAGAAATAGAAGCAGAATTCAGTGTGGACGGAACAAGTCCTTATATAAGGTTAACAAAATCAATACCAGCAGGCACACGTATCACCGTAATAAGAAAAACAGGAAGAACTTGGTATGATCGAGGTGTTACAACCGCATCAGCAGGAAGACCTCTACAGAAAAATTCCACTGCAATCAGCAATTTTATTTTACAAAAGACAACGTTCATACCAGAATAAATACACTATGAATAATAATTTCAACGAGCTCAATATGCCCAACGAACAAAAACAACCAGAAAAAACTCCCAACGAAAGTGGTGGATTCCACGTCGAAGGCCACATAAAAATATTTGATCCCAAAACTGGAGAAGTATTCCAAGATAAACGCAATGCCATTCATTATGAAAATATGAGTGTTGCAATGGTTAGTAGCCTAAGCAACCAAGGGCAGGGCTGGATTTATCAAATGGTTTTTGGCAACGGTGGAACCACAGTAGATCCAACTGGGCTGATTAGTTATCTAACCCCAAACACTGTGGGAGTTAATACTAGTCTGTATAATCAAACCTATGCTAAGATAGTGGATAAAAATGCTACAGAAAATACAGATCCTATTAGAAATAAAATGGAAATTAGGCATATAAGTGGTTCTACTTACAGTGACATTATTATTAGTTGTTTGTTAGATTACGGTGAACCAGACGGACAGGATGCATTTGACAACAGTCAAGATATGAGTGGCAATTTTGTTTTTGATGAACTAGGTCTACGGTCTTACAGCGACACGGGTACAGGCAAATTATTAACTCACGTGATCTTTCACCCTGTTCAAAAATCTCTAAACAGGCTATTACAAATTGATTATACGATTCGTGTACAGAGTTTAACTGGATTCACAGAGGTTTAATAAATGCCATATATTGTAAATTTTACCGATAATGAAAATAAGACCCCAATCACGGTCTATGATAACACCTCAAACACAGATACCAGTTTGACATTTCCAGGCAGAAATGTTACTGGCTATGGTCAAACTATTGGTCAAAATTTCCTAGCTCTGTTAGAAAATTTTGCAGGCCCGTCTGAACCAGTTAATCCTATTGAAGGTCAGTTATGGTTTGATACCAACACAAGAACACTACAAATCTTTGATGGTGTTGCTTGGAAAGCAGCCAGTGACATTCAAAAAAGTGTTGTAGCTCCCTCTGTTGAACAAAGCAAAGTTGGCGAACTTTGGGTAGATACTGTAAATCAGCAACTATATGTTTTTTCAGGCACAGACTGGATTTTAGTCGGACCTAATTTTTCAACAGGACTGTTAAGTGGTCCCTTAGTCGAACAGATCATAGATACTAATAACGACACTAAAGTAGTTTTAACTTTTTATGTAGAAGATAAACCAGTTGTAATTATCAGCAAAGATAGTTTTACTCCAAAAAATTCTATTACAGGATTCCTTGCAATTAGATCAGGAGTGAACATATCGGCCACAACTGATCTTGGATTAGGAGGATTTGCTCCCAAGCTGTACGGAACAGCTACATCAGCAGATGGATTAAATGTCGGCGGTGTAGTAATCGATAGTGGTAAATTCCTCAGATCGGATATTACCAATACTACTGAATTTGGATTAAACATAAGAAATAATTCAGGAATTAATATCGGAGTAGATAGTTCATTTAATCTTTCTAACTCAGCCACTGCTGCTAAAATTTATAATTCTTCAGCAGGCAGCAGTATTGATATTCAATTGAATTCTGACGGTATACCTAACACAGTATTAAGAGTAATTGATAATAAAGTTGGAGTGAATAATCTCAGTCCACAAGAATCGCTGGACGTAATTGGTAATACTAAGATTAGTGGAAACCTAGTTGTTGATAGCACAGTGGCTACTAGCAATCTCAGTAACGGCTCAATTAGAACTGCTGGAGGACTAGCAGTAACTAAAAATGCATTAATCGGAACAACTTTAGAAGTAGTTGGAACCACAACCACACGTAATATTGATCCAGCATTGAATGATACTTTTGAATTTGGTAGTGTTACTAAACGTTGGAAAACAATTAGAGCACAGACTATTATTGCAGAAACCGTAGAAGGAGTTCTAGGAGGAGACATCAGCGGTAATGCTGTAACTGCTACTAGTTTACAAAATACCACAGCATTCTCTATTACAGGAGATATAGCGTCAACAGCTCCAGTAACCTTTAACGGTAGCACGGGTGGCTACACAAAAACATTTAATACAACACTTTCTTCTTCTATTATCAGTAGCAAAGCAGAACCTAGTCCTAACAGATCCAAAACAGATGATTTTGTTTTGGTTTTTAGATCAAGTACCAGCGGATTGCTTAAACAATCTAGAGATACTTTTATAGCTGATTTAGGATTGCCAATTGGTGCTATTCTGCCTTATGCAGGTTCTAGTGCTCCTTATGGATTTTTGTTCTGCGACGGCGGCGAAGTAGAAAGAGGAAAATTTTCTGATTTGTATGATATTATTGGCACAACCTACAACGGTGTTGATCCGTTAGTCGGAGTCAATACTTTTAGAATTCCCGATCTAAGAGGTAGATTTGCCCTAGGAAGAGATAATATGGACAACGGTATCACAGTGCCTAACAGTACTGGTGGATATGTAGAAGGCGGTGGCGGAATAGCAGGAAGAGTATCTGGAACTGAACCTCAAAACGTCGGACAATCCAGCGGCACATCGACTCAAACACTGTTGGTTAGGAATCTTCCAGATCATGAACACGATATGGTGGGTAGTACCGGTGGCCAATATGCTGCTGTAAAATTAGACTCTGCCTTGCCAACTGATTTCGGAGCATTTTTAGATGCAGGCCCGACGGCATCAGGTAAATTTAATTATCTTCCAAATTCGGGGGGTATCAAAACCACTAGTCCGTTAAGTGACGCATTTTCATTAATGAATCCGTTTCTAACTATAAACTACATTATTAGGTCAGGACCACCTGCATTCTAAAGGATAAAAAATGGCGTATTCGATTAATAAAACAGACGGAACACTATTAGCTACTGTAGCTGACGGTCAGGTTGATGACTTAACAACTGACATTACCTTGATAGGAAAAAATTACAGCGGCTTTGGTGAATCGTTAAATGAAAATTTTATAAAACTTTTAGAAAATTTTGCAAGCACCAGTAGACCCGAAAACCCAATTAGAGGTCAGATATGGTTCGATGCCGGCGAAGCAAAACTAAAAGTTTACACAGGTACAGGATTTGTTCCAGTAAGCTCGGCTAGTATTTCGAATTCTCAGCCTGCTCAACCAGGTGCTGGCGATCTATGGTTTAACAACATCAGTAAACAACTATATTTCTATGATGGTACTGGATTTATTTTACTTGGCCCTGCCTACTCTCAAGCACAGGGACTTAGTGGATTTAAAGTTGAAACTATTTTAGATTCTCTAAATGCATCCCGTGTTGTAACTTACTTATACAACAATGGAATTTTGCTAGGAATATTTGCCAAAGACACATTTACACCTAAATTAAACATCGAAGGTTTTAGCGGAAGTATTGTTCCTGGATTTAATGCCGGAATACTAGTAGGCATGAAATTTAATGTTACCGCAACCAACGCAGATCAACTCGACACTGTTATTGCATCTCTTTATGCCCGTCGCGACCAAGCAAATAATTTTGCAGAACCATTAATTATTACCAACAACAGCGGACTTAATGTGGGAGCTGGTACTGAAGGGGCATTCAATGTTGCCGCTGGCAATGTAAGATTATACAACACAGCTTCAAATAAGAATCTTAGTTTTGCTGTACAAAAGGGAGTTGTTAGTGAAACAGCAGTTAATATTATCGCTCCAACTAGAGAAGTAAAAATTTATGACGGATTCACAGACAGTTTAACCACAGTGGGCGGTAGTCTTACAGTGGTAGGCGATCTTGTGGTTCAAGGAAACACAACTACTATCAATACCAGTGTGCTGACAATTGAAGACAAAAATATCGTGTTGGCCGCCACAGGTGACAGTTCAGCAGGAACTGATGTAAATGCAGACGGCGGGGGAATTATTCTTAGAGGAGATAGTGACCATGAATTTTTGTGGAACGGCCCTCAAACTTCATGGGATAGCACTGAACACATCAATCTAGTTACAGGTAAAGCATTTAAGATTAATGGTAACGCTGTTATAAATGCAACACAATGTTTTTCTAGTAATTTTCCTAATTTAAACAATGTAGGAACTTTGCTACAGTTGTCAGTAGACAATATTTTTATAGACAATCAAAGAATATCTACCACAAGTTCTAACGATCTAGAACTAGCACCAGATGGTAGTGGAAATATTGTATTAATTGGTTCTCCGTTGCTGACAGGATTGATTACTACTAGTCAAAATTCACCTGTACAAACCACTGAAAATACTGGATCAATTGGCACTGCATTGGGTGCTACTGAATTATCTGAAGCTACAAACAAGAAATATGTTTTGAATGTGGTAAGAACTCGATCGCTAGTATTCAGTATAGATATATCAGATTTTCCAACAGATGGCGACATTGCTATAATTTTAACAAGTTTAGCTCCTGTAAACGAATACGAAAACGGCACATTAGCTAGGATTTTGTGTACAAGACTGTCAAATATAAGTTCTACTGCTACTACCAGTCTCGGAGCGCCATCTACTGCTGAATTTGTTACTCCAACAGGTACTGCATTTGCTATAACAAATCAAACAATTGTAAGTCCTATTACTATTGGTGCACAACCTATCAGCGTTTTTAGAACTGTTAAAACTTTTATACTACAGGCAGGTGTCTGGACATTTAGCTCTTAAGTTAAATACATAAGGAGCGAATCAATGCCATACATCATAAACAAATATAACGGGTCAGAACTTGTTGTTCTTCAAGACGGAACTTTAGATACTTCTACAAGTATTGGTTTACTTGGTAGAAATTATGTGGGCTACGGTGAAGTACAGAACGAAAATTTTCTATTTCTTTTAGAAAATTTTGCTGGAACAAATCCTCCTGCTCGTGCTGTAGAAGGGCAAACCTGGTACGACAGCGTCAACAACAAATTAAATACCTATGATGGAACCAATTGGGTGCCTGTTGGGGCTGCTACTTCTTCAGAAAATGCACCATCCGGCCCAACTGAAGGTGCTCTTTGGTTTAAAATATCAACCAAACAATTGTATGTTTATTCCACTATATCAGGATGGATACTTGTAGGACCTGAGGGAGTATCTGGTTTTGGTGAAACAAGAATCAAAGCAGCAATTTTAAGAGATATTAACAGTGTTAATCATGCAGTATTATTAGTATTAGTTAATGATGAAGTATTGTCTATCCACAGTTCAGATACTTTTACAATCAATACTTTAGATGCTATTACGGGTTTTAATGAGTTACAAAAAGGTGTTACACTATCAACAAACACACTTATCTCTGGTAACCTTTTAGGCAATTCGACTACCGCTACTAGATTGCAGACTGGTAGATTTATCAATGGTGCATACTTTGACGGTAATAATGATATTACTATTACTGCTAATACGGCTGCTATCCTTACTAGGGGTACATATTTAACAGGCAGTAATTTCAACGGTAGTGCCGCTGTTACTTGGGAAGTAGATGCATCGTCAACTAACACTATAGGTAAGGTAGTTGCTAGAGATAGCACAGGTAGTTTTGCCGGCGGAACAATAACAGCAGATCAATTTATTGGTCCATTAACAGGTAATGTTACTGCAATATCTGGCACCAGCACATTTTATAGTCTTGTAGCCAACAATATACAGGGTTTTACTTTTAGCGGACTTGCATCACAAGCCAGTACATTGGCGCCAGGAAGAGCCATTAATGGAGTACAGTTTAACGGATCACAAGACATCACGGTCACAGCCTCTGCCAGTACTTTAAGTGGAGCAACGTTGGCTTCTGGAATAGTAAATTCTTCATTGACATCTGTGGGAACATTGACAGGAGTTTCAGTTACGGATGCAGGAGCAACCATAGGAGATGCAGGAGAAATACATTTGTTTATAAATGGCAACTCTCCTACCCTGGCTATTACCAACGGTCTAGGATTTGCCATCACTATCAATGATGCATTTCAAACTGGAGATGAAGCAAGTTTTGAATTTATCTCAAGTTCAGTAGCTCTAGCAAACGGTGGCACATCAGATCCTACTTTTGTAGGAGATGCTAATAGTAAATGTAATATAGGACTACCAGGACGAACGTTTGGCAGTGTATACGCAGACGTTTTTAACGGCGTTGCTACCAGCGCACAATATGCTGACTTAGCCGAAAATTACACAGCAGATGCAGAATATGTTCCGGGTACAGTGTTAGAATTTGGCGGAGAATTTGAAGTTACACTTGCACAAGACGGTACTAACAGAGTAGCAGGAGTTGTCACCACAAATCCTGCTTATTTGATGAACAGTAACTGTCAAGGAACATATGTGGCAGCAGTGGCGTTACAAGGAAGAACACCTTGTAAAGTTAAAGGACCTATAAGAAAAGGTGATATGTTAATTAGCGGAGAAAACGGTTTCGCTAGAACTACTCAAACCCCACAAATAGGTACTGTAATAGGCAAAGCACTTGGTGATTTTGATGGCACAGAAGGCGTAATCGAAGTCGCAGTGGGTAGATTATAATAAATCTACTCAGATAAATAATAGAATAAAATTGGAGTAGATTGATGGCATATCAAGTAGACAGATTTAATGGCACGTTTTTAGTCTCAGTAGAAGACGGTACCATTGATACCACTACTGATCTACGCTTCTTAGGTAAAAATTACGCAGGCTATGGCGAAGTACAGAACGAAAATTTCTTACACCTTTTAGAGAATTTTGCCAATACTTCTGCTCCACCAAGAGCTGTGTTAGGTCAAGTTTGGTACGACAGTGCAAATAAAAAGATTAAATTTTATGATGGATCTAGATTTAGAACATCTGGCGGATCTGAAGTTAGTGCAACGGCTCCCTCTGGGCTTGTTGCAGGAGATTTTTGGCTAGACACTACCACTGAACAACTGTATGTATCTAATGGTACATCCTTTGTGTTAGTAGGACCTCAAATAGCAGAAGATCCCGGTGCTACTGCTGTAGAAGTTGTGGTAGTAAAAGACGTTAGTAATGTAAATCACACAATTATTAAATTTACTGTTAGCAGCGATACGCAATATATAATGAGTAAGACTGCATTTACATTAAACCCTTCAGTAAATCCTATTACTGGTTTTAGTGAAATCAAGAAAGGTCTTACTTTAATTAATACTCCGTCAACAGGAGTAACCACAGATGATCATATTCATTGGGGTACAGCATCTAATGCAGCTAAACTAGGTGGATTTGCTGCCAGCGAATATCTTAGAAATACCAATGCACTATTTCCAAATGGTGCAAAATTTTATGACGTTGGCTACACCTTAGGTGACACTGATGATTTAAAAGTATTTGTCGAATCCGGCGATAGTCCAATAATTTCTAATCAATTAGGATCTTCTGGGTCTCAAACAATTACGATGAGAATTGTTACATCCGGCGGCGATAGAGACTATGTGTTTGGTGCAGATGCTATCTATCCAGCAGCAAACAATGCAAGAAATCTAGGTGCTACATCTGCAAGATGGGCCACAGTATTTGCCACTACATTTAATGGAGCATTAACTGGTAATGTAACCGGCAATGTTACAGGAAATGTAACTGGAAATGTCACTGGTGCAGTCAACGGATCGTTAACTGGTAATATAATTTCGTCCACAGGAGTCACTGTATTGAATTCTGGCTCCGGCCCAGGCACAGCGGTATATGTGGGATCAGTCAACGGAACTGCCAGTAACGCTTTGCAATTAAACAGTAAAATTCAAGACGCTGCTGCCGTTGCTGATACTATTGCTCTGCGAGATGCTAGCGGTAATCTAGTGGCCAATCAATTCACTGGAACGGCTACCCAGGCAAACACATTGTTGTGGAGCGGATCGTATAGAACAGCAGCTAGTACTTCGACAGCTAACACCGTTGTGATTAGAGATGCAAGTTCTAACATTTACTGTAATGTTTTAAATGGAACTGCTACCTCAGCACAGTATGCTGACCTTGCAGAAAAATATCTAGCAGATCAAGAATACGATACCGGAACGGTAGTAGTTGTAGGCGGAGAAAAAGAAGTCACTGCCAGCACCTGGGGTAAACGTGCCATTGGAGTAGTCAGTGCTAATCCTGCATTTATGATGAATCGAGATCTAGAAGGCGGCACTTACATTGCCCTTAAAGGCCGAGTTCCAGTAAAAATAATAGGATCAGTTAAAAAGGGAGACAATCTAATAGCAGCTAATGACGGTTGTGCTTCTGTAGCAGTTCACCATTCTAGTGAAGCGTTTGCAGTTGCATTAGAATCTAATAGCGATACAAGTGTAAAACTTGTTGAAGCTGTAATATTGTAAGGATTTAAAATGGCTGCAGGTACAGGATTAATAATTGAAGCAGTAGACTATAATTCAATAAGAACAAAAATTATTAGTATTATGGGAACAGGAGCCGGCCAATCAGGCTACGGCCAAACACTGCTGAGTTCACCTGTAGCCCTTGGCAATACAGTGACAAAAGCACAATGGGACAATTTGAGATTTGATATATTCAATGCTAGGCTTCATCAAGATGGATTATCGCCAACAATTGTTACTGCCACTTCAGGTCAACCTGTGCGATACGGTGCAGGACATCCCAACAATCAATACAACACTCAAGCAGACACCGCAATTGCAAATAAATTTAACATAGGCACAGGCCAATTTGTTATTGAGTCAGCTACGTCAGCTACTCGAACTACAGCATGGAATTCCAGTCTTACAGCAACAGTAACAGTAACATTCGGCACCGCTGATCAAGCTCGTTATTTCTTTAACAGCGGCAGCAAAATAAGATGCTCAAGTTCTAGAATAGGCGGCTCAGCAAGTCCACAGAATTCTTCGTGGTCAAACGTATTAGATTCTGCCGGTACAGTAGCATTTGGTGGAAATACCGCAGGATTAAATTTTTATAATTTAACAAATAGCTATCAAACATTTTTTAACTTGACCTCTAGTGCTCCGTATTCAGCAAATCAATATAGAATTGAAGTAGTATCAAATATAGCCGATAATACAATAGGTGGTGCTACTACTTTAACTTTTAGAGTTACATATTCTGATACATATACATACACTGGCACCGGTAGTCCAAGTATTCCGGATAATGTTGACGGCACTTTAACTCTCACAGTAGATGAACTAAGAGCATCTGGTACATTACAACCGTTAGGCACCGGCCCATTTGTTATAACAAGCCCTACTAGCTACTCCATATCTGGCATATCTGGCTCTTAACTCCCGTATAAATAGTCTTATGAAAAGGATTAAGGACTACCATGGCGGTTAATGACATTATTACAATTGCAGACTATAGTACATTAAGGTCTTCTGCAATTTCGATCATCGGTAACGGCTCTGCTACTTTTGGTTACGGCCAATCAATACAAAGTGTTGAAAAAATAGCACACGAAAAAATTAGTCAGACTGATTGGGATTTACTTCGATACGACATCGTTAATGCTCGAACACATCAAGATGGAGTAGCGCCAACAATTACCGATATTAACGAAGGTCAGATTCTTTCTTTTACCAATAATGCACAGTACAGCGGCCTTGCCTCAACTGCGGTATCAAATAGATTCAACATAGGCTCGGGTAGATTTTTAACAGAAAGTGCAGTGAGTTCTACTAGATCTACATCATGGAATACTTTAGTGGTGTGTGAAGTCACAGCAACTTTTGCTAATGCCGATCTATGCCGTTGGTTTTTCAACAGTGGCGGTCAGATTAGAATTCAATCTTCACGAACTGGCGGAACTAGTAATGCTCAAAATAATGATTGGTCTAGTTTAACTACTGCCGCTGGGATGCAGGCATTTGGCAGTCAAACTCCATCTGCCGGATTTAGTCCAATGAATGGTCAAAATTTTTATAGATTAACTAATTCTTATCAAAATTTCTATTCCTTGTCTTCATCTGCACCGTATTCTGCAAACAGTTATAATTTAGATGCCAAGTGCGATGTTGCAAATAATTCTAGTGGAACAGCTACTACTGTGTTTATTCGAGTTAGATTTGTTGACAATTATACTGATCCAGGGCCGGATGGTCCACCTTTCACCGGTGATGATGTTGACGGGACACTAACAGTCACCGTTACTGAAAAAAGAGCCACAGGACCTTTAGTTCCATCCGGAACTTTTACCATCACTAGACCTACATATTCAATTACTGCAATCGGCGGAACATAATTTTTCATCAATAACAGCAGCATATAAATAATATGCTACTATAACTGAGGATGATTATGGACGACCGTTTACAAACCGCATTGGATTTTTCAAAGTACCGTCAAACACTTGCAATACAAAGAAAGCTTCTAAAAGAAAAATTACAAACTAAATTAACATATGGTACCGCCGGCGGTATTTTTCATATTGACAGATCTTTAATTTCTTTTGTACAATTATGTATTGACCTGGGAAGAGTTTCTAATATACCGTTAATTGACAGCAATGAAAATCCTGTTCTGATTGACGATCTAGTTCAATTTCGAGATGAAATTTTTGATAGATATTTCTCGGCTAGTTTTCAATATATGAGCGAATATGATGCTATTAAAAAAAGCAGAACGGTTGAAAAATTAGTAGATTTATGAAAAGAGGAATATTAATATTTGCTCATAATAGCAGAGATATTGATTATGCTTTAATGTCTTTAGTATCTGCAAAGTTTGCAAAAGCAAATTTACAAGTTCCGGTGTCTTTAGTAGTTGATAAGTTCACTGTGGAATGGATGCAGACATCCAATATCTATGACCTTTCTAAAGAAATTTTTGATAAAATTATAGAAATTGAAAAACCCGTTACTCAAAATATTCGTGTACTCAACGATGGATATACTTCAAAAACAGTTCCTTTTGTAAATTCAAATAGGGCTTCAGTTTGGGATCTTACCCCATATGACAGAACGTTATTAATAGACAGTGATTTTTTAATAATGTCTGATAGACTTAACGAGTATTGGAACATTGATTCAGGTGTAATGTTATCTCCGTCTATGAAAGATGTTAGAGGAGATAGAAAAGGTATTTTAGATTCTTGGGTATCTGAAACTGGAATTCCCTTATACTGGGCTACCACAGTGATGTTTACTAAAAACAATGAATCTAAAATATTTTTTGATCTAGTAGATGTTATTAGAACAAACTATAATTATTTTGCAGATTTATTTAGATTTAATCCTAAACAATACAGAAATGACATTTCTTTTAGCATAGCAAAGCATATGCTAAATGGTTTTGAAAATAGAGGAGAAGATCTTCCTCCAATATTAACATTACTAGATAAGGATCTAATTCATTCTATTGCTGAGAATCAACTACGGGTTTATCTAAATGACAGTGCAAGTGAAGATCATGTAGTTATTGCATCGATCAAAGATTTAGATGTTCATGTAATGAATAAACAAAGCATAATCAGAAATGCAAAAGAATTCTTGGAGATACTATGACTTTTGGATACCTCATTGTAATTTCTAAAAACGATTCAGTTAACTATTTGAAATTGGCCTATGCCCTAGCACTAAGCATTAAAAATACTCAACAAGAAGGATTTGATAACGTAGCATTAGTAACTGATAATATCGAAGACGTTAAAAAACTAAAAAGTTCTTGGGTATTTAATGAAATTATTGAATGGAATCAAGAAACTTTTTGGGATGGTCGAAGTTGGATGGATAAGTTAAGCCCCTGGGATAATACCATATGCCTAGATGCAGACATGTTGTTTTTTAGAGACTACAGTCATTGGGCTGAATACTTTATTGATAACTCTGAATTATATATTCCCAATAAGTCATATACCTATCGCGGAGAGATTGTAAAAGATTTGTATTATAGAAAAACATTTGAACTTAATGATCTCCCTAATCTGTATTCATTTTATACTTTCTTTAAAAAAGATTCTGAAATAGCAGAAGAGTTTTTTTCCCTAGGTCGATACATTTTAAAAAATCCTAACGAATTTAAAAATCTATTTCTAGAAAAGTATATTCCAAAAGTTGTAGGCACAGACGAAGCATTTTCTCTAGCTGCAAAAATTTTAGACATTCAAGATGATATAAGCTATGATTTAGAATTTCCTAAAGTAGTACACTTAAAACCAATGATACAAAATTGGCCTTGGCCTGCTGATAAAGTTTCTGATCATGTCGGATTTTATTTTGATCTGCAAGGTAAATTAAAAATTGGAAATTATCAGCAACAAGATATTGTTCATTATAACGAAAAAAATTATGTAACCGACGAAATCATCAGCATTTTAGAGGAAATACTATGGAAGAAATAATTGATTTTGACAGTTGGTTACAGCAATATACTGCGCCACAGGTAGAATACTGGGCAATTTTTGAACCTACTACCGGTGAAGTTACTGGAATTTATCCTGATATTGCTGCCAGTGACAAACAATATAAAATAAAAATTGATAGAGATCTAGCAGAAGATATACATAATGGAATAGTTCAATTGAATTCTTGTTTTGTAGACATGGATTCTGAAACAGTTGAAATTGTCACTAGGCACAGTCTTGTTAAGATTGACGATGTATTGCATAGAGTAATTGATAAAAAATATGTGCCCGATCAAAAAAATGATATTATTATTCAATATAATGAATTAGAAAATAAAATAATTGTTGTTTTACACAATTCGATTAAAACTAGAAAGATTCAATGGGACGGAAGTACTGAAATGCAGTTTTTTATCACGGCTTACAATGATCCACATAATCTTTACCAAACAATAGTTTTTCAATTAAAAGATTTAGAACAAGGTTCTAAAGAATTTATCTATACTGCTCCCCACAAAAGATTTAGTATTTTTACAAGAAGAATATTAAAAAATTATGTTTTTGAAAAAATATGAAAACCGTAGAACTAGACATTGTATTTTTAAGCTATGATGAACCTAATGCAGATCTGCATTATGCAGACTTATGCAATAAAGTTCCTTGGGCCAAAAGAGTACACGGCATAAAAGGCAGTGATGCTGCTCACAAGGCCGCAGCAGAACTAAGCGAAACCGAATGGGTAATTACAGTTGATGCCGATAATATAGTAGATGTTAATTTTTTTAACTTAGACATTAAAGAAGATCCTAAAATTGAAGTATGTAGTTGGACTGCAAAAAATCGTATCAACGGATTGTTGTATGGTAATGGCGGCCTAAAAATGTGGAAAAAAGATTTCATTTTAAATATGAAAAGTCACGAAGCTAGTGATAGTGATAGAGCGCAAGTAGATTTTTGTTGGGAATCAGGATATCACCAATTTAAAGATTGCTACAGTGAAACAGTTATCACAGGTAGTCCATTCCAAGCATGGAGAGCAGGATTCCGCGAAGGTGTTAAAATGACACTGCATGACGGAGTTCGAGTGCCTCCTCAAGAAATTAAAGAACGAGTGTGGTGGCATAATTTACATAGACTGCGTATGTGGTCAACTGTGGGCATGCACGAAGAAAACGGTGCATATGCAATTCTTGGCGCACGTATGGGAACATGGATGACCAACTGCACAAACTGGAATTATGTTGATGTGAGAGATTTTGAAATCTTAAAAAATATTTACGAACAAAATGTTAATCATGAATCAATAGAAGATGACATAAAAGACTTAGGAATAAAAATTAAATATTCTTTAGGGTTTGATTATCCATACTTTGATACACAACACAGTAAGTATATGTTTGACATGTATACCGAATCTTTCCGGTTGTTCAACACATATCATAGGTAATATAGTGTTTGAGATATTTTTTATCAGTTATCAAGAACCTAATGCAGACGAAAATTGGACAAAATTAAAATCTAGGTTTCCTATAGCTCAAAGAATTCATGGAGTTAAAGGAATTCACCAAGCCCATATAGCAGCAGCAAAGCAGTCACTAACAAAAATGTTTTATGTTGTTGACGGAGACTCAGTGATTGCAGATGATTTTAATTTTAACTATGAAGTAAACAAATTAGAAAAAGAACATGTGCATGTATGGCACAGCCAAAATCCTGTTAATGGATTAGTCTACGGATACGGTGGTGTAAAACTATTACCTAAGTTAGAAACAATTAATATGGATGTTACCTGTCCCGACATGACCACTAGTATATCTAAACATTTTAAAGAAATGCCAACGATATCTAATTTCACTGCATTTAACACTGACCCGTTTAATACTTGGAAGTCTGCATTTCGAGAATGTGTTAAATTGTCTAGTAGAATAATCGATAGACAACAAGATTATGAAACTTCTGAAAGATTAAAAATATGGTGTTCTGAGGGGAATGACAAACCATTTGGCAAATTTGCAATATCGGGAGCGTTAGCTGGTAGAAAATTTGGTTTAGCTAATCGAAATATTTTAAAAGAACTTAAAAAAATCAACGATTTTGAATGGTTAAAGGAACAATATGAGCAACGAGCAAAAGATATTTGTTCTTAACGATAAAAGAGATAAAATAAATTTAATTAGTCCTAGCTTCTGTACGGCTAAATGGTTACAAACTACCTTATACCTACAGAACGGATATAATCACAGTTGCCATCATCCTAGTCCCCATAAAATTCCTATTGAAGAAGTAAAAAATAATCCAGCAGCATTACACAACAGCCAACATAAGAAAAAACAAAGAGAAATGATGTTGGCAGGCGAACGTCCTGCTGAATGTGATTATTGTTGGAAGATTGAAGATTTAGATAAAAAATACTTTTCGGATAGACATTATAAGTCAGCTGATTATTGGGCCTGGGACAGAATCGATGAAATTGCAACCAGTGATCCTACAACCAACATTTTTCCTAGTTATTTAGAAGTTAGCTTTTCTAATGCTTGTAATCTTAAATGCAGCTATTGCAGTCCGGAGATTAGTAGCAAATGGTTGGAAGAAATTAATCAATACGGACCTTATCCTATCGCCGAAAGTAATAATGATGTTAGTCAGTATAAGAGTATTGGTAGATATCCGTATGCACACAATGCCGACAATCCCTATGTTGATGCATTTTGGAAATGGTTTCCCGAAGCATTACCTCATTTGCGAGTATTTCGAATTACTGGCGGCGAACCGTTGATGAGTAAAGATACATGGAAGGTACTAGAATATATTAGAAATAATCCACAGCCTAATTTGGAAATTGCAATAAACACAAACTTGTCAGTTGAAAATAAACTTATTGATCGATTTATTTCTGAAGTTAATTTAATAAAGCCTTTAGTTAAAAAGATAGACATATATACCAGCCTCGAAAGCATTGAACATCGTGCAGAATATTCTAGATACGGATTAGATTACGCTCGTTGGTCGCATAACATTCGACGTTGTTTATCTGAAACACAATCAACAGTAGCAATAATGACTACTATTAACATATTAAGCATATCTAGTTTTACAGAGTTTATTAATATGGTTATGCAGCTACGAAAAGATTACAATCCTAGTTGCGAATTTAATAGAGTGCCAATTAGCATAAACTACCTCCGCTGGCCAGCGCATCTTAGTTCTACATTAATGCCTTTGGAAATGAGGCAAAAATATGCTAAAGAAATTTTAGAAATTTCAAAAAGTTGGCTAAAATATAACAGTACAGAAAAATTTGCTAGACTTTATTTAGAAGAATGGGATCAAATAAAAAGATTTTGTGATTATTTTATTACAGCATCTAGCGATTTAGAAAAAAGAAAAGATTTTGTTAAATTTATTAACGAATATGATCGTAGGAGATCTACAAATTTCTTAACTACCTTTCCTGAATACGCAGAATTTTTAAAAGAATGGAATGCCTAAGAAATCATACGAAACATTAGTTGATTATCGTAAGCGAGTAATTGACATCAAAAGCGAAAGTTTTTGTGCAGCCAAATGGTTAAATGCCACAATATGGTTAGGCAGTGGTTCAACAACCAGTTGTCATCATCCACCTGCACACAATATTCCTTTAGAAGAATTGAAAGATAATCATACTGCAATTCATAATACCAAGCATAAAAAACTTATGCGAAAAATGATGATCGAAGGCGACAAGCCAGCGGAGTGTGAGTATTGTTGGAAAATTGAAGATATTGGTAAGGATAATATTTCAGATAGGATATTTAAGACTGTTATCTATAAAGACCAAGAGATAGAATCAATATATAACAACCCATGGGATCACAATACAGAACTTAAAACTCTTGAAATTAGTTTTGACAGAGTATGCAATTTAGCATGTTCATACTGTAATGCAAGTTTTAGTACCACGTGGGCTAAAGATATAAAGAAAGTTGGAGCATATCAAAATTTAGTCAGCGATGGTGCAGCAGCCTTCCAACAGGATGGGTCGTGGGTAGAACCTTACAGTAACGATGCCGATAATCCGTACATACAGGCATTTTGGAAATGGTGGGATGCTGGACTTAGTCAAAGTCTAGATGAATTAAGAATCACTGGCGGCGAACCCCTAATGAGCGGACATACTTGGAAATTGATAGATTGGTTCAATAATCAAAACAGTAAAATGCGTTTTGCTATTAATAGCAATCTTATTGCCAAAGATGATATTATAGATAAACTTATAGAAAAAACAAAAAACATCAATCAATTTCATCTATATACAAGTTGCGAAGCAGTTGGCGATCATGCAGAATATATTCGAGATGGATTAGATTATAAAGTATGGAAGAAAAATGTTATCAGAGTTTTAGAGGAAGGAAACTATCAAGGAGTTCATGTCATGATGACAATCAACAGTCTTTGTCTTTTCAGTATCACTGACTTTTTTGATGAAATGTTAGAACTAAAAAAACAATATAATAACAATCCTACCATTAGTGTTAACCTATTGAGATTTCCTAGTTTTCAAAGCCCGCTTGCATTACCTGACCATATAAAAGATCATTGCAGAATTAATTTAGAACAGTGGTATAATCGACACAAGGATACTCAATTATTACACGAATTTGAAAAAGCCAGTATTGCTCGATTGATAGATTACCTTATAGTAGTTGATGCTCCGCACCGAAGAACTAGTAACAAGATTACGCTATGGAGAGATTTTAAAAGTTTTTATCAACAATATGATCAACGACGTAAAAAAACTATACAAGTTTTTCCTCAGATATTGTTAGATTGGTTAGATAAAATTCCCGAAACTAAATTAGATAAGATACAGAGTCTAGTTAATGGTAATAGTACCAAACAGTACGACAATGATCAAGAATTAAAAAAATTGGCCGAAAGCGAAGGCTGGATACTAAATCCTGACAATAAAAATATCAATACTCCACTGGCTAAATATTAACCATAATAACACATATTTCTAATAGACTATAATGTCAAATAAATTTCAAAAATTACATATAACTCTTGATAATATTTGTGAGCTAAATCATTTTGTCTATACTCATTCTACAAAAGAAAAAATGCTAGGAAGAGAGTATTCAACAGTGTATTTGCATTCTGCAGAACCAGGTGCTATAAACGATCTTTGGCAATATCACATAAACAAATATGGCTACCGAGGTAACAATTGGTCTTTTAATAAAGATGCCATTGCTTTTTTTGGATGTAGTGTTACGTTTGGAATCGGAGTAGAAAAAGACATAGCAACTGTGGTACAGGAGAATATAAAAACAGAATGTTATAATATTGGGCAGCCCGGCGCATCAGCTATAAACATACTCAAGACGTTTAGTAATTTTATTCAATATTGTCCTGTAAAAACAGCAATTATAACTCTTCCTACAGCCGACAGGATTCATCGTCCAGAATTTAATAATTCTTTTTCAGCATGGGCTTATTTGAATTTAATTCCTAATTGGATAAATCCAAATAACAAAGAATTACACCACCACGCCTATAGCTTTTTTAGTACTGATACTTGTTTAGCATACCTATATGATTACATAAGAATGGCTGAATTAACAGCTAAAGTATTCGATGTTGAAATAATATGGTCTTCGTGGGATAAAGAAACTTTAGATTTTTTAAGGTCAATTGTTCATAATCAAAAAACTATACCGATAGGAAATTTTAGTGTTGATTGTGGTAGAGACAATCTACATCCAGGACCTATTTTTGTAAAAAATTGGTCGGATATAATTATTAATAATTTACCCCAATAAACTGTTTAAAACAACTTTTTAGTTTTATCAGTTATGTCTTGTTTTAGACGCTGAATGTCAATAGAAAAATCTACTTTAGTAATATCTTCTCTATATTCTTGAAATGTGTCTAACAGTTTTTCAGCAACAATGTCGTTAGTTGCATTATCCAGCTGCTCTTGAATATCGATTTCCCATATTCTACCATTGTTAAATTCTAACCGGACGCTTTTTAAATATGCTACTGGCATAGTATTCATATACATATCTTCAAAAACTTCCGGCCATTCCTTGATCAAATGAATGGGCGGCCTAAATAAATGTTTAGGCACTTTCGGCTTCTTTGGCCTTTGCCGCTTTCTTTGCTGGAGGATCTAAATCGTCTGCTTGCTTTCGTAGTCTTGCTGCTTCTTTGTACATAGCATCTGCCTGACTTCTAAAATTGCGAGCTATATCACGATCAGTAAGCACTTCATTGGTTGAGGCAGCTGCGCTAACAGTTTCTTGAACTGATGTTGCAGTTTCTTTCTTAGCAGGAGCACCTTTGGTAAACGTATACAAATCATCTATTGCACAATTTTTTTGTTCTGCAATAAATGAATTTAGCTCATGCAGTGAAATTTCTGAATTTGGAGTAGGTGTCATGATAATAGTATCAGTGGCTACTTTTATCAAACGATTATCTGCCTGTAATGCCTGTAACATAGGGCGTCCGTCAGGGAATGGTCGAGTGAAAAGGATTTCTCCAAATTCCCATGCATCCTGTGCAACATCTTGGTCCACAAGATCAATAATTGCATTATGATATTGGTCTGGCAACGGAGATGTTTGCACAACCAATGCCATATTTGACTCACCAGGTAACGTTCTAAAAACTACAAGAACTTTTGATCCTGTGTTTTTTATCTTACCTACGTGTTTAAGATTTTTCATATTATTCCTTTTTAGCTGCAACAGATTCTAGAAAAGTATTTAACTTATTAAAAGTCTTACCAACAGCTTCTAGCTCTGCTGCTTTGAATGCACCCCTACTAGATGCAACTTCCAAAATACTTCTAAGAGATGCAAGATCGCTTAGATTAAGATCTGGTGCTGCTGGTGCTGCTTGTGGCTCTGTAGCTGGCGCCGTTTGCGCTTGTGTAGTTTCTTGGTCCATTAGTTTCTCCTTAGATATGGGCATGCTAACATAAAATATGTCAGTTCTTTATGATCTTCAAATCCCGCAAATATTGCGGATTTCAATTTGCTATCGTTTTCTATACTTGAAAGTTTCACGACAGCATATCTACCTTTTAATTTGATTCGAATCCAGTTTTCAACTTCACCTGTAAAAAAATCTATTTCTTCGAGTTTAATTTTTCCAAAATGTGGAGGCATCACTCGAAGTGATCTTTTCTTTAAAATGTCTAAAGGATTATATTCGATCATTGTAAAAATATTTATAGATAACAAATAATTTGATCAGGATTCTTGGCTAAGCCTTTGATGCATTGCTTTGGCATAACCCATTTTTCTTACATCTCCTGAAAACAAATACAGTTCAAAGGCAGATTTTTCTCTTAAAACAACAATATGTTTTTTAGTTAAATGGTATGGGGACTCGATAAATTGATCTAACCAAACTAGTATTTGTGGAGTTATACTAATTTCTTTTAATATTTCAACTTTATATGTTTTGATTTGAGAATAAGTTTCTACAAATTCTAACCCTTGATCTGTAAGTCTTAAGCCGCCGCAGTCTTTACCTCTGACATTTTGCCACCAGGTACTACGAAATTTTTTTATGATATTCTCGTCAAAGGGTTGACCAGCGGCTTTGAGGAATACCGAAGTATAGGTATCCTTTAAATCCATTTAGTCTACTCGTTCTCCGGCATTTAATTTAAACACTGCAAAGTCTGTGGTCTTAAACAACTTGTTCAGTTTCTTGGCTAAATTTCTTGCGTGTCCGGGATTACTAAAACTAACCTTTTTGTACTTTGGGCCAGGATAACTGGATACCATACTACCACTTTTCAAATTAAAAGGCTGATCTTTGTAAAACACAGCCCAAATGGCATCACTGTTGAGAATTTGCTCAACTTTGTAGGTTTCCTTGTCAGTGTATTCAAGAATAACTTTGGGTTTAGGTCGACTCATATCTATACGTGTTATTATAAAGCACGTATATATTTATGTCTAATTAAAGTTGCCACCATCAAATTTAACATTGATGTTGGTAGTAGATTCACGTATTTCCGCCAGCATTGTGTGTATTTCTAGAACGGTTTTTCCTAATCTAGAAGTCATCACAGCTAATTCTTGAGTAAGCTCTCTTGCTTCTTGAATTGTTATTCTTATATCTTTTTGCTGACCACGCTCTGCAACTGCTATGCGTTGAATAAGTTTTTCAACACCTGGTAACGTATTTGGAATATTATTTTGAGACATTAGCCAACACCTGTTTCATCTCAATTTCGGATTGAAACGGCCCTTGATACTCGTATCTTTGTAATGTTATCAATTTAGGACAAAAACTTTTTACCCATCCTTTATCGAACCTTATCACATAAAAGCCTGCACAGTATAAACTCTTGCTATCGCCGCTCTTTGTAAACAACGGTAACTTTCTTTTTATATCATACATTGCATTATGCGGCTCGGCACTTGTGGCGTAACCGTGAACTTCGTTAGGTAATGCATCGTTGGCTTCTTTAATAATTTTAGCCACAAAGAAATTTTTACCAAATTGTCTAGTAAGACTTTCTTTTGTATCATAGATTTGAACCCCTAATTCGTTACTCATAACAAATCTATTATCCTCATTCTTTCTTAGAGTGGCAAATTTTTCACCGTCTCGTTCAACAATCCAGAATTTGTTTTCTATAATTGGTTTAGCGTGTAAGTCTGTCATAGTGTTCTCCCAACAGTTATTAGTTTTTGATTCACAAGTATCTTCATACGGACAAAGTTTTAATTTCATTCGAATACCTTGCATTCAGTGGCTCGGCATAGGCCTGTGCTTGATCGGCAATCTTTTTAAGATCATATAGATTGCAAAATTTCATTAATCTAATACCAACTTGACTAATATTCTTATTTGCACTTGTTGCTGTAGCAATAGTTTCTGTAATGATGTTTTTAATTTCTTCGGGCTGTGCAGAAAGATCAATTAAAATACGATTACGTTCGTAATCATCTAGCACACGATGTTCTTTACCTTCGTGGTCGGACCAGCGCTGAAGCATGAGATTGTTCCACGCATAGCCTTTTAAATCTCTGTCACCGTAAGCCTCACGGAGACCAACCTTATTTTTTGTGCCTTTTTCCCGTACTCCCGGATATGCAGAGAATACATTGTCTGAGGTATCGCCTCGCATACACTTCTCAAAGAGTAACCACTGGGGGTCCGGAATGGCTTTTGGTTCTTGAGTCTTTTTATCAATAACTCTCTTACCTTTTGCATCAAAAATACCTTCATGTGTAATAGTAGTTTCCATAACGCCGTTAAATTGGCGTACATTAGGTGCAATCAATTGTACAAAGTCTGTATCGGTTGAAATGATAACATGGTCATCGTTTGGATGTGTCTGTATCCATCCAGCAATTAAATCATCTGCTTCTAGGCGTGAATGTTGTAGTACTGTGCAGTTTGTCTTTTCTGTTACAAACTCTTTGAATGTATCAAATGCTTCCCAAAACACTTTCTCTTCTTCTGCTTCACGTTCTGTATGTGCGGCACGACTAGCGGCTCTTTGTGCCTTGTAAGGCTTATAATGATCTTTACGCCAGCTACGTCCCTCGAGGCAGAACACCACATGACTTCCACCAAAGTCTTGCCACGCTTTTTTAATACTGTTTAAAGTAATATGAAAGGCCATACCTAGTTTGATATCAGCGTCACCGTTGATAACGTGCCTAGCACGAAAGAAAGTGTTTGCAGTATCAACTAAAATATATGTCATAGATTCTTTTTTCTAATTTGATTAATGTCAACAACGCCAGTGTTTACAGCGCCACCAAAATCACCGTCAACTACCACATTAGCACATAGTTCACGGAACCAACGATCTACAATTTCTTCGTCTTTGTCTCCGTCAAAACCATATCCCTCTTGCTTTAATTTTAACACAAAATGCTCGTTCCAGTCAAGCTCAAAAAAGCCATTACGTATGTTATCTTTATTAATATGTGTATTGAGAACACCTACCCAGGGTTCTTTTAATTTGGTTGCACGATCTTTTGGTGCTAATTTTATTAATGCTTCTTGTTCTAGAGCAACGGTTGTCTTTTGTTCTACGATTGCAATCTCATCAGTTTTTTGATCAGCTAGTTTTGTAGCTTCTTCAATGGCTGTTTTAGTATCGATAAGTTGTTGCTCTAATTTATCGATACCCATTATTTTTTTAAAGAATTTTGTTAGCATCATGTACCCCACTCATTTTTAAATAGTGGCACTTGTAGTCTATCGCTATAACGCCAGCCACGTTTCATAGCTGCCAATGCTACATTCTTTGCGTTAAGTGTATAAACACTTTCTACACCACCTACTGGCATTAGATATATATGACCGGTAAACCCAGCATGTCGAAATGCACCTGCCGCACACTCTGCATCTTTAATATCTTCTTCCGTTGCCACTACAAATTTCAAATATGCTGTACCAACTTGTTCGTACTCGCATACAATCTCTGGACAGATAGCTTCTTCCCACTTCTCACCACTTGCTGGCAGTTTAGCACTTACACTAAATGTAACTTCTCTGCCTACTACGCTATTCCATTTAGCCAAGTATGCTTTAAATTCTGGTGTAAGCTTCTGAGTACCGTTTGTTTCGAAGGTAATCTCTTTCAAGTCACGCATCTTAGTATTGTTTAACAAGTCTGGGTAAGCACGTTGCCAGCCTAGCAACGGCTCTCCGCCTGTGATGACCAAGTGTTCATCGACCCAGTAATCCTGTGGAAGAATTTCCATAATGCGATCTGTGATAGCTTCGCTTGTAAGCATCGGCGACAAATCTTTAAAGTCTGGATGCCAACTAGCATAACTGTCACAGCCTGTGCTAACTAGGGGTAAGTCTTCATACTTCTGAAAAGACTCTATTATTGTATGTGTAGCCGCAATGTCAGTTGCTTCGTGACTAACTTCTCCACGCGGCATACCAAAGCCAGCACATTTGAAATTACAACCAAATGTGCGCAGAAACACACTCGGTACACCCATATATCTACCCTCTCCTTGTATAGAGTAGAAAAGTTCCGCTATCTTAATCTTTGACATCTGTATCCTTTATTATTTCTAAGTTTAACATATTATTCGATAAATGTAAATTCTTTTGGAGAGTTTTACAATTATCCCCGTGCCATCTATTATAGTTGGCTGTATTTGATAAAACTTTACCACAGTGTTTACAAGTTTTTTTTGGTTTGTCTAACATTCTTTGTCTTCGCATTTCTAACATTTCAGGAGATAATGTTTTACCTAATCTGCGTTCACTCATTGCTTTGCGTTCTTCTTCAGATTTTTTCTTTCCAAAATTAGGATTGTTTTCTCCTCTTGTCCACCACCTATCTACTTTCTTGTTACTTTCAGAAATCTTCCTTCTGTGTTCTTCGGATTTTGGGCGTTTTCCTACTTCTCTGGATGCTTCACGCTGTCTGTCTTTACCTTCCGGAGTATATACTTTGTTTTTAGCCGATGCTCTCATATGTTCAATCTGCTCCGGCGTGTAAATTTCTTTCCAACTTTTGCCTTTTCGAGCAGATGCCGCTTCTCTCATTTTTTCTGTATGGGCAGGATCTCGTTTTACACCTTTTGTTCTACCACTAGTATTTTTGCGTTGTTTTATCCCTTCAGGTGAATTAAAAAATGCTTGACGTTTAGCTATCATCATTTCTTTGTATTCTGGATCAGCCCAACGTTTAATGATCGCGGCACGTTGTCTTTCTTTTCCTTCAGGAGTTACTTTAGACGGTTTACCCCAATTAGGATTTTCTGGGCCGCGTTTAAACTCTTTTAACTTACTTTTCTCGCCAATCTTCTTTTTAGATTCTTCTGAGTGTTTTCGTCCTACCCAAGTGCCGCCTTCTTTGGCATACTTCTCTTTTAACATTTGAGAATAGTGTTTTCTAAATGTTTCATACATCCTACTGGAAATTGTATAGGTATGATTTACGCCGCGTTCCTTAGTAGTCATTTTGTTAATGAATGTATTAAACGCAAATGCCATTTTGCTACCGTATATACCTTCAAACTTCATTTTCCATAACAATGCGTGAGCAATGTAATGTTCGCGGGCAGTTAGTTGGACTACGTTTGATTTGATATTATCGCCGCCGAAACTACGAGGAATAATATGATGTGTTTCTTTATACCCTTGTATAGAACCTCGTAGTTGTGCTTTGTGTATGAGGGATTCATACCACTTACTATATTTGCTTTCTACAAATTTTACGGGCCAGTTTATCATCAATGTTAAGCAGAATTAGAACAGCATACCTATATAGTGTTCTTCACTCTGTAATTTTAATCTTACTCATAAGTTAATTTCACTTTCAAATATGTTTGACCATTTTTTTAATTTAGCAATTTTGTTATCTGCTGATACAAGCACTTCTTTTTTGTCTACTAGATTGTACACAATACAAAGATCAATCATGGCCTGTAAATCTCCTAACTCTTCTGCTAGATGTTGTCTATTAGTAAGTGGCTTACCAGGTTTGACATTATCTAAACCGAATCGACTAATCTTGCTGATAGCAACAATTACTTCTGCACATTCCTCTTGAGTAATGTCTAGAATTTCTTTTTCTTTATTATTCATATTACTATTATACATTCTTTTTTGATAAAGACCAAGAGCCGTCTTGATTATCTTTCCAAACTAACTCATCGCCTTCTTTCCAACCTGTTTCTTCGAGCATATCTTCAGGGAAGGGTAATATCAAGTCACCTGTTTCAGGATCGTCTTGTAGTTCAATTGTCCAATTTTTCAATGTTAACTCCTGATTTTTTAAGGAACTCAATTCCTGAATCATCTCTATAGTTTTCACTATAGTAGACACCATTTATGCCAGTCTGATATATAAGTTTGGCGCATTCAATACAAGGGGCATGAGTAATGAAAATATCAGCACCATTGCCGCTGTCATTCGACTTTGCTAATTTTGCAATAGCATTTGATTCAGCATGAAGTACCTCTGGCTTGGTTTTTAAAGCATATCTCCTAGCATATCCTATATCGGGATCAAAGTCTTCCTCTTCAAAAGGCCAACGTTCGTAGATCTCATCGGGGTCTAGCCAGCCGCCTGCATCTCGGCTCATATAATCTCGGTATTCACAATCGTTATCCCAACCTGCCGGCATACCATTATAGCCAATAGAGATAATACGATCATCTTTAACTACAATAGCACCTACGTGAAGTCTACGTGCTGAACTGAGTTCCGCGAATATCTTTGCGGTCTTCATATACGTTTGTTTGAACTTTTCCTTCATTTTCTTTTTTCCATTGTTGGTGTTTGAGTTCTCGACATTGTTTTTTTACTTCTAGAGGAATATCAGGATGCCATTCAGCCATACCGCAATCGTATACTCTATACTCGGGCATTGGTGTTAGACTGAGCACTAATACCCACATTAAAAATCCTATTGCAAATCCCACTAGATATTTTATCATAGTCTATCACTGAGTAGTATTGCACACATGAGTTTATCTTCTGCTGATTTAAAAAAGAATTTCATATAGTCTACAGAAACTTCTGTGGTGTATCTATGCCCCGGCAATCCAAAATGTTCTATTATCAAGGCACAACTTTCATTCCACCATTTGTTTTCCTGTGAGTTCCAGGTCAAATTAACGACGTTCATCGATTAATACTTTTCTAAATCTATGAATAAAACTTTCTTTTAAGCACGAGTATTCGAGATAGTCTTTAAGACGCATATAGTGTACCCAAATTTGATCCCCCAAATTAACTACATCAATTACTCGAAAATATTCTCGAGCACCCGCTTCCCATATTTCGCCAGTACTAATTTCTTGCATTTTTAGCCCTTTCAGATAGATATGTTTCATTATGAATCCACCTGTTATTTACTAAAAATCCCCATTCACGTTTCTGAGGACCGGGCATAAACAATGTCCATGCAGTTACGCTAGGATCAAGCTCAATACGATGATAGCTGTTAGCCCTACATATACGAAAATGGCCGGGTCCTCGCCATTTACATATCTCATTAAATTTACAACCCTGTTTGTCAAATTGAGGAGTCCATTCATAATATCCACCTTTAAGAATTAGTGTTGCATAGGGCCAAGGATGATCGTGTACGTCATCCGGATCTGATTTAAGAAATTTATGAATAAAAACATTAAACGGAAACCAATCTCTATCTTTTAGAAAAACGTAATACCTTTCAAGATATGGTTGATCGTTTACACGATCCATTATAATTCTTTTACGTTCTAATCTTTCTAAAAAATCAAGAAACCATTTCATTTGCATGTTCCTAAGAAATCATCTAATCTTTTTGCAGCCTCGTCGAAGTCTACAGCCCAAACTTTTGCTTCAATTTGGTTATCAATAATACTCATATCAAAAGGAACAACGCCATTAAACCTAAAGTTATCTGGGACCTCAGTAGTAACAGTAAACTCGTGCAGGTTCTTTGCCCTAAAAATAAGATTATTTGCCATATCTACTGAGTTCATAGTAATCCTTTAGTTATTACACAAAATCGTATGTTCGTTCAAAAATAGGACCGTCGCAGATATAAAGTTCACCGTCGATGCCCTTCATAAGATAGTCGCCGGGATTACCTTGTTTGTAATTACCTTCTAGAGTATTGACTCGAAATTCCTCATCAATCTTTTTAGCATGTACTACAATGGGTCGCTTTACACAAGCACCCATGTCTTCTACTTGTTCAAATGTATCAAATGTTTTCATACTAGTTCCTTAATAAAGTATTTTGATGCAGGATATTTTGCCTGCAACCACTCTAATAGGCCCTCTTCAACTGGCAAGCGAACGCTATCAAATTTGTTGGTAATATATTTCATTCTTTAACTCCTAGTGTATTTCTATATTGCCGGCCAATACAATTCGCTCGTCTTGGGACATGCACTCGGGCACCCCGTGATCTATCCACCCTGGGAATATGATCAGCATACCTTCTGTAGGAGTAATATTGTGATCAATTGATTTAAACTGCAAAGGGGTAGGTGGCTCATCCATCTTTAAATAATAACAAAAACTAAATGCCGAAGCAAAGTGATTATGCGGGTTAGCATAATCACCGGTGTGATAGATAGCACCCCATAACGAACTAATTGAATACGAATAGGGTGGCTGGCGACTGTAATCAATAGGTTTAAGTAACTGAGTGATACTGTCCACTACGCCAACCCGCAGAAGATCAAAGAATTGGTTGTAGGGCGCCGCTTGATGATCAATAGGCAAGAGCCATTCGGTCATGTCTGCTTTAATATTAGTTTTCCTGCCCTGCTTATCGCCCTGGATTCGTATTAGATCAATCAGAGCAGCGTTAACTGTGTCAGCGTTTTCTAATGTGTACGTGTTGATTAGACGTGTGGTGTCAAACATCAGCTTATCGTTCATTCTTCGCTCCATTTTATCGCTTGTTAGATTCTTGAAGACTCAGTGTATCAAAAAACTCTTTCTTAGTGCCAGCATCGTTGGTGAACGCACCTTTAAGTACTGTAGTAGTTGTTGAACTATCGTGGGCCATTATTCCCCTGTTCTCACAGCACCCGTGAGTCATTCTTAAATAAACACCTACGTTTTCTGAATCTGTTGCTTTTGAAATTTCACGAGCAATGTCGTTGCACAATTCTTCCTGTAGCGTACCACGACGAGAACACCACTGAGCAATACGAGTGTACTTGCTAAGGCCAATGAGCTTTTGAGCGGCAATAATCCCGATATAAGCAACGCCACTGACAGGTTGGTGATGATGACTGCACATACTGCGAAGCTCACTACGTACCACAAGCATTCCTTCGTATCGGTCCTGCGAATCGTTCGGGAATGCTGTAGCGTCTGGTGCTGGTTCATATCTTCCTTCCATTATTTCGTTAAAATACATTTTAGCAAGGCGTCGTGCTGTACCCTTGCTGTTAGGATCGTTTTCGCGATCAATAAGTAATCGATCAAGTACTAGTTCAAATGCTTCTGCGGCTTCGTCGATGAGTTGCTCTTTGTTATGATCGTTAACATATTCACTAATGTTATCGCCTGCCCAGAAGCGTTTGTTGTCGCGTCTCATCTTTGCGCGAAGGTAGTTTCCTAGATACTTTTCTTCCTGGTATCCGCCATCGCCTGCCATTGCGTCCAGGCCTGTTTCTTTATTTGTCAATTTATATTCTCCGAGTTAATGACGTGGATGTCTTTGTACTATAATATAGGTTTATTTAGGTTTTGTCAAGTAGTTTAAGAAAATATTTCATTTTATTGACAATGATGCTTCTCGAAAGCCAAGATTTCCTTTAACGAACACGTTAAATGCAATAGAAATTCTATCATCCTTGGAATTGTTTATTTCCACTGAATGCATTAGATTTGAAGGAAATATAATTATTTGATTTTCGATTGGAGCAATAGACCATGTATCACAATTAAAAATATTCCATTCTGCAAATCCTAATTGTAATGTAGGAGAAGAAATATTTAAATATTTTTGATATTTATGAAATGTAATCCGCCCGGTATCTTCTGCTGCCTTTATATATAACACTCCTGAAAACAACGAATTGCTATGAGTATGTTCTTTTGCAAACCCCTCCGGCAAAAATTTAACAGCCCACGAAGTTGTTATATAAAATTCTACTTCGGGTTTAAATTTTAAAAGATTATAAGCATAATCATCAAATGCGTTGAGAATTTTATTTCTAATTTCTAAACACCTAGGGTCATCTAATAATGTAACACTTTCAGTAATAAACCCGTTGTTATCAGACATCGGGTAAAACTCTAAATCTAAAATGTAGTTAACACTTTTAGATGATAGTGGGGCTATATCAGATGTGTAAAGAGGAACACCAAATAAAGAGGAAGCTGAAGGCATAGGTTATACTCTATAGTTATGTTAACATCTTTAATAGTTTATTACAACTAAAGAATTGTTTTGTTAATGTATCTACTTGTTTATTTAGGCTAGGTAAGAATTTTTCATAATTATTCATATACTGAATAATCTTAGCACACACTTCTGGCCTATGTGCCTCGTATGCACCATAGCTTTCAGTCCATTCGCTAGGATACTTAAATGCATCAAAAGCCATTTCACTGTAACTTAGTCTATCTGGCACCATAGGAATAGCATTGACAATAGCACCTTCATACCAACTGATGCCTAGAGTTTCTTGTAAGTTAGCACTGAACACTAGTTTAGCTTCACCTAACAAATTATGATATTCATTTTTAGTTAGTTGCTGATCTTGACAAACAACAAATTCATATTGCGGCAAGTGTTCTTTTAAGTCACGGAAGATTTCTACCTGCTTCTCAGGAGCAACACGATGAGGAAACAAGATAAGATCACGCTTGGGCATGTTTTTGTACATTGCCAGGGTGTCCTGCATATATTCCATGGGCCATCCTGTGCGAACAAACTTAGGATACTCTCCGCTTAGGATTTCTTCAAGTTCCTCCTCGTACCAAGGATTTTCTACACTATGTCCATTATTTAATAGTTCCCTATGAAACATTTCTATATGAAAGTCAGTGGCAAAGTAATTGTGATCAAAGGCAGAAAAGAATGATTTTTCTGCATTACGCACCCACGGCTTATTGCCAACGAGACGTCCGAGAAAGTCTTGAGGATCATAACTACCAGCATGCCATAGGCCGTGTGTGATTACTGGAATGCCCAGTAGCTCACTCATATACTTTAAGTTTATAATGCCTGGATGCCAAGCGTCAGTAAAAATAAAGTGGTCGCCGGGACAAACGGATCCGCTGCAAAATAACCGACCCATCTGTTCAACCTGACTAGCCTTGTAGATATTAGTGCCGCCAAAATTAAGAAAGGCGCCAGGAGTAGTGGCACTAGGAATGTCCGTAGGACCAGAGATAACTTGAACATTGTGTCCTGCTTTTTGTAAGAGAGTAGGTACATGAGTCTTCCATTGACCTGTGTACCTTGTCTCAACTGACTCTAAATCAACGAGAAAAATTGTCATTGCGCTGACGATAGTTGTTGTTGCCACTGCGATTGTATTCACCTCGTGGCTTACGTGGTCGTGTGCTGTAGTAGTAGTTGTTCCATACTTGGCTATCTCTATTGTAGAGATTAGCCTCATTAAAGTCACACAGTTCGAATCGACAAAAATCGTGAAACTTTTCTAGATCATCAAAGATTTTAACAATCTCAGGTTTAGCTTCCCAATAGTTAACATCGCGATAGTTCTTAGCCATTATAGCTTTCCTTAATATTTAATAAATGAACCATTTTCTCCGTCTTCGGAGACCTCAATCCAAACCTCACGGTTGGGATACTTTGCAGAGATAGCGTCAAACAAATCGCCTGACATCATCTCACAACTCTTAAAGTCTAAACTTAGTGTAGCATCTTTATAAAGATTTAGCAACCATCGTTTGAACTGAATAAACTCAATATCACGATCATCGTGGGTAACACCAATCCACACTTTAAAGTGAAAGATGTGACGATGTGGATAGCCTAGAAAACTCACATCATACTCGTCACCTGTTGCTAGGTTAGGATCTGTAAGTGCGGCTGGATATTTGTGCATACCTTCTTTCTGGAAGGTAACCCAAATCATTTTATTAGGACGAATGTCTTGTCGAATAATCATTCTGTTAAAGCCTTTGAAACAGAGTTAATATCATTTTGATCCATAAAGAATTCATAGATAGATTCGCTATCAATCTTACCTTCTTTGTCTTTAGTTGCCTGAATAAAATTCACAGCAAACAATCCTTTGGGACTTTGACATTCCCATTTTTTAACACGCAGTTGAAAACCTGCTGTGTCTTTAAGGATAACTTCTTTCATCTTAAACTCTCCATAGTGATAATTTTTGCTAGTTCTTCACCGAGATCTTTGTCGTCTGTGACCACGTGTAAGCTGTGTCTATGATCATCCTTTTGACGATCATATTTGGTAGTTTCAATAATAGTTCCACCGGCTGCACCGTATATGTTTAATCGAAATCCCTGTGACTGAATATTTGGGCCGTCACTATCGACGCTGATAGCATTACCATACTCGAGTTCGTCAGTGTCGTCCATTAACCATTTACGAAGTTTTTGTTTAAATGTTAATTTCATAGGTTTTTCTTCTGTATACGGGTTTGATCTAATTCTTTGTTTAAGAACTGCTGAGGATTTATTCAACGCACGTTGTAATCGATGGATAGACTTTGCAGTTGAGGCATATTGCCCAATATTACTCATTTTATAATCTCATCTTTGCCATATTGATCCCAACTAGTAAACTTATCTCTACCAAGTAGGTCGTGGAGGTTATGACACCACACTCCGGGATTAGTTGCTTTAAAATCTTTATCGTCTATCTTTATTGTAGCATTATATCCCAGCTGTTGTAAATAGGGCAGTTTAACCGAAATCTGCGGAATAAACTGACGCTTCTCTACAAGACCGCTTTCCAATAAGCCTTCAACTTGTGCTAGATCTAGATCCAGCGTACACCAAAAATCTTCGTCGGCATCTAGACAAACATAGATCATATCTTCCCATAGACGCCATTGTTCTGCATTGTTGATTTCTAATTTAGGAAAACTTTGATTAGCACCAAAGTAGATATGAGTACATTTATGGTCACGAGCAAGTTCCATAATTACATAGGCATCGTGTACACCTGTTACAAACAGAGTTTTCATTCCATATGCAGGGGTCTTTTCGATCTCAATGCCTGTAAAAAATGTAATGCTATCTGCAACACCCGATTCGTAATTTCTTTTCATACTGTTTGTTTTCTTTGTTGACGCTCTGCTTCGTGATGATCACACAGAGTTTTAATCCACCCACCATCTCTTCTTTTACCCGGCGAGCCACATTCTTCACAACTAGCATCTGCCCACGCTTCTGCCATACGAACCATTCCATTAATATATTCGTCGCCGCCATCATAGTAGAAACGTAGTCCGCCAAACTTCTCTTTAATCTGTGCCACTGTTACCTGTGGCACTACTTCTAACTGTTTGTTTTTCCAATCAATGTGATGCTGAATATTAGAGCACAGTTTTTCTAGAATAGGCCACCAACCTTCACCGCAGGCAAATCCGCCATACTTGCCGCTAAACATCTTTGGAAAACGTTCTTCCATCTGTTTAGCAAATGCATTGTATTTTTCAAATTCGTCACTCATTACCAGTTACTCACGTCAGTATTGTCAACTTTAACTTCCTTGCCCAATAGTTCAAATTGAACTGTTGTGGTAGGCCCAATGCCGCTAGAGTGTTCCTCAACAATTTCAAATTGAGGAATCTCCGGAAAACGATTAGCAATATCTGCCAATGTTTTAATCTGTGTCTGTGTTAGTATATATTTTTTCATCGTTCGTCATCAAAATCGACAGTTTCGTGATCGTGTTCCCATTGCTTACGTCTTAGTATAGCAAGTTCATCTCTTAAAAGCAACCTCTGTTTCTTCAATTCTTGCATTTTCATATCTTCAAACAGTCCATTCTTTTCTAGTGTATCGATTTTTTGGTCCAATACTCTATGAGATTCCTCTAAATGTTTAATTCTGTTTTCGTACATAGTTACTCCTTATTCCGCTACAAGTTTATCCAATTCACCATCTTCACGATCGTCGTTCCAGGAATCTTTATCTTCACTACCTTCTTCATAGAACAGGTCGTTTGAAATATTTGTAACACCACCACGTAGGCGTGAGCCTTCCAAATTCTGCATAAAGCCTCTGGTTTCTGCATCAGCAATCATAGCAAATGCAGATTCTTTGTCTGGACAATTAAACAGTTCTTCAACAAAGCGATCAAAATACAAGATATTACGAGGAACCCAATCGCTATACTCATCGCTCATATCACGATCTTTGTTCTTCTTCCACATTCTCCAATCTGGACGAATCTTAGCTTGTTCAATATCTGCCAAATTGTTAGCACGTTGTACAGCTACAATGTGTTGATAGACATTATGTCCCATCATTAGTGCATAACCAAAACTGTCCCAAGATGTTTTGCCTTCTTTGCCGATCTTGTTTAACATTCCCGGCTTGTAATGACAAACGTCTGCTACATTAAGTCTACGGCCGATCTCGCTTTCGAACGGAAACGGAATGTCTGGACGTGATGCAAGTGCTTTATTATCCGGAGCCTTGTCCATAATAACACTCCAACGCTTGGCTGTGTGCTGACTATTGGTATAAACCAGTCCGTGTGCAGTTGCAATGAATGGCGAAGCACAGTCAAAGCTGATTGTAAAGTTAGGATTAACGTGTTTACGGATCTGACGTTGAATACTAGTTAGGTAGCATGACCAATCTAACTGTGCAGTACCCAAGAAGTGCATCCAATCCTTGCCTTCTAACATACCGTCAAAGCGCATAGTGATCAATCGACGCAGAGTAATATGCATCTTGCACATATTAGCACCACCCATCGCCCAACCCTCAGCGGCTTTATCGCCCCAAACTTTCTTATCACTGAATTCTTTAACGCCTTCGTACCACGCTTCCGCAGTATCCCAGTTACTACCCTGTAGAACATTCAAGAACTTGGTAGCACCTAAACGATTTTCTAAGAAGTACTTGTTATTGTGGCGAGTCTTTTCTAGACAGTCTTCAAACGATTTTAATCCAGTCTTCGGACTGTGAATATGATCACAAGCCCAAGTAGGAACGTCAAGCATCATTGACCAATCAGCAGTTAGTTCAAGCCAGTTAAGGATATCGTCTCGAGTTTTATTAGCTGCTTTACCTTCGAAGTCTAACCAATCAAACTTAAGAATGCCTTTACCAATCTGGTAACCACCAGAGTCTCCTAAGATCATTGTCTTACTACGATCACGTTGTTGAATCATTGAATCGTGATCCATTGTTTTAGTAAGATCTAACTGTGCATGACCTGCTGAATACAAACCATACTTGTAATAAAAGTAGCCTTGTTCGGGATTTAAAAAATTCATACCTTCAATACCACGATCGAATCCTGCTGGAATACGATCTTTAGGTACAAACTCTTCCTTACGTTGTTTTGCAATGTAAGTGCTGTAAAAACTACTAATCGCAGGCAAATAGACTGCGTAGTCTTTCTGTAGGGGTGTTAAATCAACTGGTTGTTTCATGTTCTCTCGATAAAATTGCTGTAAGTTCTAATCTTGTTTTTGCCTGTTCTAACTGTTCTAATGCTATACGAACAGCTTCGTTAGTTGTTGCTAACTTGTACCACGCATTTTCTTCATCTCGCTTCTTACGTGCCCATTGAACTATGTCTAGTACATCTTGATCTAGGCCTACAGTTGCATAACTGGTAGATAGCATTTGCCAATTGCTACCGTTAAACACTTCTATGTCTGTGTTGTGTATGCGTAGCATACCAGTCATTGGATTGCTAGAGTTTGGGCCAACATACGGTAAGGAAGTATTACCTGCACTAACTGTTACACCCGATATGCCTTGTAGACCTTTGATCATATTTAGGCAGCTTGAGCTGGAATAATATATTTGTAAGTAGCAAGTCCACTATCTAGTGTAATCTGAATAGCACCTTCATTTGACAACGACATCTTGGTGTTGTTGACATCTGCAATTTTAAGAATACTCAAGATCGGCAACACCGGCCAAGTCCAACCGCGATCAAGTTTACCAGTTACACCCATTGCAAAAATAAATTCGCCACCGTGTGTACTAGCATCACCGAATATGAATTTTAATTTATCACCATCAGTCTTTGCCAAGAATGTTGGATGTTCGTTGTTAGCACCTGCCTGAAAGTTAAAACGTTGCACAGCACTAACTGTTGGCTCAATCTCTACGTCCCACTTAACGCCACGGAACTTGACAGTTTTCATCTTTTCGTTGATGATTTCTGTATTCATGAAACGATAGTCGTTCTTGAAGTCACCGTCTTTGTTTTCAAAGTGTAAGCCTGTCGGAATCGTTTCGCCATTGCGATCTGCAGTAGTAATACTAATCTTGGCATTTTCTTTGTACTCAGCACCGTCTAACAAATATTTCAATTTGTTTAGTTGCGGCATACCAAACACACCTATCATATCTGGATATGGTGCATTGGTTTCAGCCTCCATAATCACTGAACGGTCTTCAGCCATTGAATTGATCAAAGTTTTATTTTGATCACCGGTGACTTTAACTGTGGTCAAGAAGCCTAGGTTCTGTGTGTGTGACACGATGTCTTGTAGTATATCTTTCATTTAGAATTCTCCTGTATATTAAGATTATATTTAGATCTAGAGTAAAAAGCAACCGCAATTTACTCAAAGTCAAAAAGTTTTGCGAATGTGTTGTCACTGCGAGTTGAACTGATGTCCCATTCCAAGACTCCAATCAAATTTTCTAATTTTTCATCGATGACTGCATTTTCCATTTCAGCATCGTTAAAAGGCAAGTCTTTGAACCATTGAGGCAATCTCAGTTCATCCACCGGGTAGGCAACTGATGTATAGCCCATAGGATTATCTTTGACCTTACAGACAATAACTTTTGCACCGTCTGTAATAGCTACTGAGTATTTGTCATCCATCATACGCTTCAAAGTGTTCCAGTTAAGACTTGCACGAACGTGTCCGGGCATATTAGCCTTGCCAGCTTTCTTTTCTTTGTCTCGATATTCACTAATGTTGTTAGCACGTTTTGGGCTACCCTTCTCCCAACCTGGTCTAGTTTTAAACTCAGTACGGAAGTTAGTGATGTATTCTAATACTTCTTCTTTTCCTGCACCGTTGAGAACTCTGGTAAGCACTTCGCTGAGAAAATCTTGAATTACCACGGGAGTATCGGATCTTTTTAAATCAAGTCCCATTGCTTTGATTTTGCCAGGAGTACCCCCAATGTCTGCTCGCTTGCCTTCTTTGTCATAGTAAAGGACTGCATATCGCTTCTTGGTGATGAATAGTCCTTTGGAAGCAACAATCTCGCGACCTGCTTTGATGACCTCTCCTCGAGACTTTGGGCAGTGAAATGCATCTTGCATAAACTTTGGGAAGGTTCCATTAACAGTTTCTCCTATTGTATCGTAAAGTTCAACAACTGATTCCTTGCTCCAAGGAATAGCCCCTTTCTCAATGTCCTTCTTTAACGTAGCATACGCTGAGAAGTAACAAGAGTCTGTGTCACCGTAGATGATCGCTTTGCCAATATGATCATTATCTCCGGTTATAATTTCGTTTACTTTACCTGCCATGTGACGAGCAATAGCACGACCTGTAAGTGTAGTCGATTGTCCAATACGATTGTCAAAGAATCTACAACCAGGATTAAGAATAGCACCATACAGGCTGTTCAAATTAATCTTCTTAACCAACTGTCGCTTGTCCCAGTATTCTTCTTCAATTTTATTACCGGCTGCAATACAATCCTTTAGTTTGGCCTGCATTTCTTTACGTTCAGCATACCAACGTTTTAACAAGCCGGGAATGATACCTTCTTTCTCATAGGTAAAGATTGTGCCGTTAGCACTAAGCATCCAAGGCTGATTGCTTTCAAAGATTAGATCGTAGGCTTGAGCAGCACTTAGCGTATCAACACCGCCGTCTTCCCAGTCGATAGTAATTTCACGCCCGACATTTCTTTCTAGTACGGCTGCGTATTCTAGTGATCCAAACACACCTTCCCATGCTGATGCAAATGATTTACCTTTGGCAATTTCAGCAGCAATATAATCTTTAGTGCCGTCTTGACGCAACTGACCAACAATAGTTTCCGGACCCATGTTCAACGCTCTAATAGCTGACGGATACAGCGAGTTAATATCTAACGAACCAATCCATTCGTGAATGCCTTTCTTGGGATAGGCCACATAAGCACCAGCGGCTTGATTACTAAAGCCTTCTTCACGACTTATTCTATTAGGAACAATCATTCCACGCTTGTGAGCTTCGTTGATAATGGCCTGCTCAGTTACAGCTACAGCACCCATTGTGGTCTGTAGTAGCACAGTACATTCGTGTGCCAGTGTGTTAGCAAGAGCCAGAAACTTTAATTTCTTATCTAACTTTTCTAACAACATACAGTCTTGTCTATTGTATTCAATAAATCTACGGAAGTCATTGTTATACAGTTGATCCAACGTGCCTTCGTAGACAGTTTTGTTCTCACCGATCTCTGCTTCACCGATAGCATCTAGTCTATAGGTATGACGTTCTTCATATGTGTACTTGCGATACAGTTCAAGACTGTCTAGGTGTACACGACCAATAAGATCGTATGTGACAGCGGCCTTACCGTATTTTTCGTACTCACGCTTCTTGGGAAACTGATTCCACAAACAAAAACGTCTTGTATCTTCTTTACTTAGAACTTTGGCCACACGATTAACTGTGTAAGGAATATCAAAGCCTTCTGAGTTCCAACCACTTAGTACATCTGCATCTTGTATTAGATCCAAGAACATGTCTAACATATCTGCTTCGTTATCAAACAAATACGTGTTAGGAAATTCTTCAACTTGCTTTTTAGCCTCTTCCATACTTAGGGTCTTGGGAGGAATGGCCAAACAGACCATAGTCTGCATCCATTGTAGGTAGACAGCAATAGCAGTAATGGGCATAAATGCGTCCTCTGGACTAGCATAGCCACGTTCTGGATCAAAGTCTACCTCAATGTCGAACCATGCTACATTTAGCTTAGGTGCATCAACATTAAGATAATTGTCTTCTAGACAACGATATATAGGATTGATATCACTTTCAAACAATTTTTTGTTTGAATGAATTGCAAGTTCTTTGCGATGTTCTTTGACGTTTTTTGAACTTACTCGTGAAAGAGGTTGTCCAAAAATACTTGTGAATTTACCCTTGGCATCCGGGTAATAAAATATATGACGGGCAGGGTATTCCTTATAATGTCGTTCGCCTTTATCATTGCGTTCAACAACATTAATCATATCCTGCTCTCTATTATAGAAAGCGTCTACGTAACTCAAATTTTTCTCCTATGTCTTTTGTGGCAGACAAATACCGAATGTGCGGTTTATGGCCCAGCTTACCATCTACTGTTTATTTAATTAATTATCATTCTAACGAGACCAACGGTATCGATTGCGGTTAGCAAACAATAGTTAGCCAGCATACCAAAAGATTTCCTAGTCCAAGCAGCCCAACCGTACATAGCACAACCAAGAATCCAAATGGGATAAAGAGTAAGAAGCGGCGGAGTGGGGACTGTGACTGCCATAGTAATACTGCAACCAATACTAATAGCCCAAGCAAACAGCTCAACAACAAAACGAATTGGGTTAGACTTAAAGTCATCTTTAATCCATTGTATAGTTGGGCTGAATATTGTGTCAATCATTCTGGCAGTCGTTTAGTAACACCGAGTATCATCTCAATATCGTTCCATTCTTGCTCGTGATCTTTCCAGTTGTCTTTGTGTGCAATTCGAATTGCTTTGTTAATAACTGATGGTTTGATTTGTAATTCTTCTGCAACAGCTTTGACAGTTTCTTTGAGACCTTCTTGCAGATCTTCTAGTTCACGAAGCACATTAGAACCTTCACTGATCAAACGTTCTAGTTTGGCTTTCTCTTCGGGACCGTACATTCTTGTAGACATAATTCTCTCCTATAGAACTATTATATAGTCAAAGAAAAAGCCGGTCAACTAATTGCCGGCTTTTAGATACTTATTGGAAGTATTATCTACGTTGCTCGCTGAGCACATCGTACATTTCAAATGCACCGCCCATACGCTCATAGACCATGCCAGCATAAACATCAGCCTTCATGCCTTCGCCAATCTTGGTTTTAGCAACACGTTGTGCCCAAGCCCACAATTGATTGTCTACGGGATCGATCTGTTGCTGGCCACCACTTTCAACAACCAGTGCCATCATTTCTTTAAATGATAGATTAGATTCAACTGATTCTTTAACTGTTTTCTTTTTTCCAAAGAATTTTTCTTGAGCAGCACTCATTCCCTTCTTGCCGTCTTTCTTGTCACCACCTTTGTCGCCAGCGGCTTTTTTCATTGGCTCTTTCTTGTCACCGTCTTTGTCAAGATCTAAAAAGTCTGGCTTGGCACCTTCGTCCATGATCTTGGCCATTTTCTTTTTCTTATCTTCTTTTTTCTTCTTAGCGTCGGCAGCACTTTCTTCTTTCTTGGCTTCTACCATCTTCATGAACTTGCTTTTGAATTGTGGCTCAATGCTTTCTACTTTCTTGCCATCTTTAACACGAGTCACGGAACCCTTGCCGTGTGCTTTTTCATAGTCCTTGCTGTCTTTGGCATCGGCTTTGTCAGCTGCTTTGTCTTTTTCTTTGTCCGCAGCTGATTGTGATTTGGCCTTGCTAGCAGGTTCTGAATGTGGTTCATCACTGAAGCGATTGGGATTTTGTGTGTGTTTGGTTACGCCTTTCTTTGAACGATCAATAGTTCCGCCAGTAGACGATTTTTCTTCTTTAACTTCTTCGTCTTTCTTTTTCTTGGCTTCTGCAACATAAGTTGTTTGTCCAGCTAGAACACGAAGTTGTGCATCTTCGTTGAGTTGCACAGCTTTGTCTAACACAGGGGCTGCAGGAGTTGTCGGAGGTGCTTCCATTCCGTCAAGTTTGCTTAGTATTGCTTTAAAGTCCATTTTAGTTTCCTTGATTTTTTCTGTTCAGCCACTGATCTTTGAGGCTTTGTTTAACTTCGTTTTGTAGAGATTCTTCAAAATCTCTAGGTCCCGATTCGATTTGACTAGCTGCCATTTTTTCATATTCCATATAATGATATACAGAACTGATATAATCAGCAGCTTTGGTAATTTTTGATTGAACCCAGCCATCTAATTCATCGTTTTCTCCGATCAGTTTAAACAATTTGGCAGAATACTGATTGAGCTTATAAAGCTCAGCTCTGGCCATTTTGGCTTCGTGATCGTCGACTGGTTGTTTTTCTAGGTCCATAAGTATATTTATCTTCTTATAATAGATTCGTCGGAAGTCTTAGACTTCTTTTTAGTGGTTTTATTCTGTTTAAAACTGCCGCCAAATAGTGTACCTACATTAGAGCCAGTACCCCCTTTGATCAAAGTAGCCCCCATACCGGCACTTGTAGCACCTGCTGTAGCTGTTTCTAAAAGTTCTTTGATTTTCATACACTTATTTATTTTTTTTAGCACGGCCTGCTTTCATATTAGCTAGCCAGTGTGCTAGTTGTCCTTTGCGCCCGCCCTGTTTAGCAGTTTTACGTAAACTGCTTACACTAGCTTTAGTGTTAATGCCGTGACGTTTACTGTCGCCTTTGTCCTGCGGATTACGTCCATCAGCAAAGTTTTCGTGCTCAATGCTTTCTCCGCCGCCGCCATCTCCAGACCCACTGTCTCCACTGTAGCCAGCATAGTATCCGTAGCCGCCGTAAGGGCCTGGTCCGTAAGCAGCCCAGCGAGGTTTACGCTTACGTTTCTTTCTTTCAACTATAAATTCTACAGCTCTCATTCGTGAAATTGATAATCGTCTTGGTAATTATCTGACACACTAAAACTACTACCGCAACCGCAGGTTGTTTCGGCATTGGGATTTTTTATTACAAACTGACTGCCTGATAGGTCTTCTTTATAATCTATACTAGCACCTTGTAAATATTGCATACTCATAGCATCGACTAATACTATGAAGTTGCCTACAGGAATTTCAAAATCGTCTTCATTATGTTCTTCGTCAAGAGTAAATCCGTAGCTCATCCCACTACACCCGCCACCTTGAACAAACGTACGAAGTTTGAGATTTGGGTTGTTTTCTTCGCTAAGAAGATCTGTAATTTTAAATTGAGCACTTTCTGTAATTGTAATCATAATGATTTTTCTCCTGTTAGGTACGGTAAACTAAACCATAATTGAAACCATTCTGGCGTGCCTGGTTTAATATTATGTTTTTTCATCAGCTCACCTTTTTCATTGCCTGTAATACTTATATTGCTGCCGTCGTAGAGTTGATAGCCTTTGAATTCATTAATGCCTGCTAATCTTTTAATCTGTTCCAGCTCGTCCATATTACATTCCACCGCCCACAAGGTCTCCTGGTCTAACTGGTTTGTTTTTCTTAGCCCCATCATTTCGCCACTGACCTTCTGGTCCTTCCTTGTGTCCAACCTTAGCGCCAGCAAATGGCATTTTAGTTCCTTCACCAACTTTAGTATCCATTTGTTTTAATAATTGTTGTGCTTTTTCAACACTGACCATGGGTCTCGGATGTTTGCCGTCTACTACAGACTGTAGATACTCTTTACTAAATCCTTTTGGTGCTTCTGCTTTTGCAGGAGCGTTGTCAGTTGCTTGTTGTGTGGCAATAGGTTTACCTGTTAGGCGATTGATATTAGAATCTTGATCTCCAGTAACTCTAGCCTGTGCTCCACCTGCCCCTAATGCCATTGCCCCGGCAAGACCTAGACCTGCAAGTTTAGAACCAAATCCTTCCTCTACGCCTTCGTTATTTTGTGTATCAGCCTGTGCTTGTTTAAAAACTTCTTGAGCTGAAAGGCCTGTTTGATAACCACTTTCCATTCCGTATGCGTAACCGTAATCGTAGCCTTTTGCTACCCACGGATCGTATTCAGGATCGTCGCCGCCGATCATTATAGTAGTATCTTTATCAAATCTGCCGTCTTCTAATTCTTTCATCCACTCTGGTAACTGTCCTAATTTAAATGGTCCTTTAAATCCTAGTTTTTTTAATGCTGTTACAAGATTAGGCCTAATTGAATCTTCTACCACATCACCTTCCGCCACACCTTGGCTTTTTTGTGCTTTTTCTGTTGCAGAAATAGTGCGCCATAGATTATTCATTGGCCCTTCCATACTACGAGCTTCGCGTTCGCGATCTGTTAAATTCTGTTCACGATCAGCATACTGCCAATTGCTTCCACCTAGTGACTTATACTCTGCCTTCATGCGTTCATACTCTGCCTTCAATTCTGGCAGCTTGGCAATGTTATCTGCCATCTGTTTGTCAGCAGTGGTCTTACGTGCAACTTCGTCGCGAGCCTTCAATCGATTTAAACCTCGTTCTCTTTTATTGAAAGTGGCAAGGTTTTGCTTTTGTTTCTCAGGGTCGTTGTTAAACATTGCACCCATTTGACTCTGCGCTTTTTGCATTGCAGCTTTCTTACGATAGTCGCCTAGACTAACTTCATGTAGTGCAGATTCCATAGTGGCAATTTCTTTTTTGTGTTTAACGTCGCCTTGCTTCTCGGCCTTCTTCTTGTCTTTGTGTTGTCCAGCTTTGCCAGCCAGCGAAGCATTTTTAGCCACAAAGTTTCTAGGCTTTGATTCTTTTTTAAGTTCTATGATAAATTCTTTTGCTTTCATACTTGATCCTTTAGTCCAGCCCATACCCATCACGGATAGCCATTAACACTTCGCTTACACTGGCTGCTGTTGTTGGCAATGTGTCTTGTTCACCGATATCTGGGCGATCGCCTTCCCATGTGCCTAGTGCATAGGTAAACATACCGTCGCCCTCATTGTCAATCATAACCATGTAATATTGACTTTCGTCTTCCGCCCCTTTGGTACTGAACATAAAAGCATCGTCACCTTTACGCTGTGCCTTCCATCCCATTGCTCTCATTGCACTAGCAATCTTGTTAGCAACTTCTGGCCACGGTAATACATTGCCTAACGATGCTTCCGACACACCTTGTTCAAGCCACGGCTCAAGTCCTTGACGAACAGCAGAAAATACTTCATCAGCATCGCCTTGTAGTCCTGCTGGCAACCCTGTTTTAAACAATTCGAAGTCATTCACAATAGCAGCAGCTCGCATCTTGCTTGCGCTCATGCCTTCTGCACCTTCTGCATCGGGATCTCTAGCACCACTGGATACAATCTTGATTGATTTGAGATTGTAATCAACACCGTTTTGTTTATTGAACAATTCTGTAAATGCCGGCACACGATCTGAGCCGCAGACAAAAACAACATTTTCAAAGCCCTGTTTTTCTAAATTCTGAAGAATTCCAATTGCAGTACCCACTGATGTATCTCCAATGTCAATATTGGGAAATGCCTGCTGTATAAATCCCAGTTTGATATCAAAGGGCAATGGGTTTTCCAATCTTGTTTTATTCTTGCCAGTTGGTTTATGAGTTTGAGATACAAATAGAAAATGAGCATCGGCCTTTTGTTTCAAGATAGCATCAACTACTTTTTGATGCCCAATCGTGGGAGGGTTCATCCTTCCAAATGCAACGGCCGCTGTCTTCCCCGATTGCTCAAAAAGTTCTAGAAGTCTCATTGTTCGTAGTCGCCTTTTTCCATATGCTTTTCTTGTTCGGTGGCTATCATCTTGGCCAACTCTATTAGTTTTTCTTTAGGGAATTTGTCTTCGGCGCTTTCAATTTCAAACTTTTCACAGTATGCTTCTTTACAAGATTCTAAAGGACGCATATAAATTTTATACGCATCTGGATGGCCTCGATGTTCTTTATGACGATTTATAGCAGGGAAAAAGTAATTTTTTAACACAGCATCGTCATTATCGATAAAGAATTTTAAGTCGTTGGTCCAGTCTACGTCTTCTTGTTCTGAAGTAGGTGCTCCTATTGCACTAAACATTTCTCTTAATAACATTACCAGCTCCTGCAAGACCAATATCTAGCCTTGTGTCTAGGTCCCGGATTGGCACAATTATGTCTAGCACGGAAACTTTTTCTACGTGCTGGATTTGATTTCTTAATACGCATTTTTTTATCGCCGAAGTTTACTTTGACAACATTGCCCTGCGGATTTTTAACATATACTTTAGATTTCTTTACATCACCGGCCATCTTCTTGCCCAGCTGAACTTCTCGACCTTGATACTTGGCTTCGTCTACATCAGCATCTTCTTTGTATGCTTTGCTGTATTTGTCTTTAAGTGCGCCAAGTTCTTTTTGGCTAGCACCATCGCGAGCTGCGGCTGCGGCTTTGGTCATGTATTCTTTACCGTGTTTCTTAACTCCGGTATAGTATTGAAGACCACTTTCTTCTACATCGTCTTCTTTGATCTTTTCGCAGTCGTTGACACGCTTGCCTGCGTTCTTGCCAGTACCGGGTTGTGTGCCAGTCTTTCTATAACCTTTCCAGCAGCTCTTAGGCCCAGCAACACCTTCTACAAGTTCACCTTCAAAAAATCGTACGCCTTCGTTGGTCAGCATTTCTAGGGCAGTGTCATCTAGTTCAACAACAATACCGTCTTCTAAAACTTCTACTACGTGGGTAGAAATTTCAAAATCAGGACTAAAACTGATACCGAACTCATCTCCAATTTCTGGTGTATTAGATTCTTCTAAATTTTCTAGTATAGATAATTTGTCTAAAAGGTCTCTCATAGTATTCCTCGAGGTAATACTATATTTATCGCTTTGGAAATTTTAGTAATTATAACGAACTTGCGTTATCGTGCCTTCGATCAGTCTATAACCTAGACGAATCCAAACAAAATTACCGGTGAAGTTGCGTATTTCATTGGTTGCAAGTGGGGTACTGTCTAGTGATTCTAGATTTTCTGCTGAATTGTCGTAGAGAACGTCTACCCAATCACTGTCTCCGGGATAAAGTTCTAGAGAACCCTGTAGTTTAACTGATCCTTTGAAGTTGTTAAATTCAAACATCACTGTATGCAGTCCACCATTCTTTCGATGATAGCCTGCTCCTTTGAATTTATCAGTGAATACATAGGAAATTCCCGAAGTACCATCCCAGGTTTCGGTGCTAGTTGACGATAATAAAATAATGCTTTCAGTGGCCATCTAGTATTTATCGACTACTATGTATTCATAGACCTTGCCCAACACCTGTGAATCACGCATTTTCAACATCAACAAGGTGTTTGCATCTTCAACATACATATATCTTCGGTCCCAATACCAGTCTGTATTTTGAAACCAATATTTTACAGACTCTGAGATTAAAATTCTATTCTGTTGGGTACCTAACCAAGCAAGATAGTTGTTTTTTGAATCTCTATTACCTTTCAATTTATGCGGTAATAGATAAATTTTGTATCTGTACTTGTTATGAGGTAATTTTTTTGTTAGAATAAAATCAGTATTTTCCAGCAGTTCTAAATTATTTCCTGTGGGTGCGTATCTATTTACGATAATAGATTCAAACTTTGATGATATTGTATCAAATATATCTGCATCGTTTGCATACAAATCAATAGTATTAGATTCAATGCGTTTGGCAAAGTCTTGCTGATTTAAACTTGATAAAAATGTAGTAAGCTCTAAAAAAGATATTTTATTTTTTAGAGCTTTGTGATGCGAAGAAAACACACTTTTAGTGTATGTTGCCGGACTTGTAAGAAAATTAATGGTTTCATTGTACCCGAGTAGTCTATACAAAGACACACCCGGGCAAAACAGTGTAATTTTATACAACCACTTGTTGTAAAATTTTCTTTTGGTAAGTTTAGGTTTCAGCATTTGATGTGTCAGCCGGTGCAATTAAAGCATTTTTCATTGCTCTCTTTTCAGCTTTAGTCAACGGTTTTGGAATTTCCTCAACTACAAAATTCAAATCATCATCGACTACGTTGATCTTGACCAATCCACCCTCTTTCAAATCACCAAACAACACTCTACGACTCAATGGTGATTTGATCTTGTTGTCAATTAATCTTGCTAGAGGTCTAGCACCCATCTTTTTATCATAGCCCTTAACTGCCAACCACTTGGTTGTTTCTGCATTTATACTAATTTCAATACCCTTGTCTTTTAACTGATTGTTTAGTTCTCCGACAAACTTCTTTACAATCTGTACAACAACTTCTTGACTGAGCTTGGTAAATTTAATCACAGCATCTAATCGATTACGGAACTCAGGAGCAAAGAATTTTTTAATTGCCTTGTCATCTTCTCCGTCTTTTGATAAATCTCCAAATCCGATAGTATTGTTTTCATTGTCTCTAGCCCCAAGATTACTGGTCATAACAAGTATACAGTTACGTCCATCTGCTTGTTTGCCATTTGATCCTGTAACAAATCCATTGTCCATAAACTGCAATAGAATATTGCTGACATCTGGATGTGCTTTTTCAATCTCGTCTAGCAATAGCACACAATTTGGTGTTTCCTGTAACTTGGTTATGAGTTGTCCGGCATTATCTTCATAACCGACATATCCTGGAGGAGCACCGATTAATCTAGCCACTGAATGCTTTTCTTGATATTCACTCATATCAAATCTTACCAAGGGCATTGACATTTTTTCACTGAGCTGTCTAGCAGTTTCAGTTTTGCCGCAGCCAGTTGGTCCAAGAAACAAGAAACTACCAATAGGTTTATTAGGAGTCTTCATTCCTGCCTGCGCCACAAATATCTTATCCAATAGATTATCTACAGCTTCGTCTTGACCAAACACAGCAGATTTCATACCGTTTTCTAGATCTGCAAGATTTTTGCTTTCTTTCTGTGCCACATTCTCCAACGGCATATTAATCATTTTGCTTAGTTCATAGGTAACCTGTTCTACATCAACAATTTGATCCATGCCTTCTTCGATAACAGTGTCTTTGATTTTATATCTTGCGGCAGCACAGTCTAAAATGTCAATGGCCTTGTCCGGCAACTTTTTATCATTCATGTATTTCATTGACAGTTTTACAGCTTGATCAATAGCAGCATCTGTAATTTTTACATTGTGATGTTGCTCATAGTACTTACGAATACCTTTGATAATTTTAACGCTCAGTTCTGGAGTAGGCTCGTCAACTGTGACACGTTGGAATCGACGCATCAATGCACGATCCTTTTCAAAGTGCTTGCGATATTCTTCCCATGTAGTTGATGCAATTAATTTAATAACACCTTTTGTCAACATAGGCTTAAGCATATTGGCCATATCGTTGCTAGACTGATTAGATGCACCGGCACCTTGCATCATGTGAGCTTCATCGATAAACAAGATAATCTTGCCTTTCTTTTCCAATGCAGTTAATACTGCCTTGATACGTTCTTCAAAGTCACCACGATACTTTGAACCAGCAAGTAATGCCGAGATATCAAGAGTGTAAACACTGTGGTCTTGAATAAACTTGGGAACTTTCTTTTCAAAGATCTTGCGGGCTAGTCCTTCGGCAATAGCAGTCTTGCCAACACCAGGATCGCCTACCATTAGCACATTACATTTACTGCGGCGAGCCAGTATCAATTGTATTTTTTCTAATTCTTCATCTCTTCCAATAACTGGATCTATCTTGCGTTGTTTGGCATGCAAACTTAAATTTGTACAGAATTGATTTAATATTTTTTCTACTTGATTTACATTCACTACTTGATGCTCGCTTTCTTCTTCTTCTTGAATTATGTTTTCGTGAATATATTTCACAAACTTTTCTTTGTGTATTCCGCCTTTATTAAAGAAATAAAAGGCAAAACTATTTTTTTCACTTAGTATACTTGCAATAACATCAAATATTTCTATCTTTTGTCGGCCACTGAACAAGACCTGACTGAAACAACGATTGAGAACTCTTTCTACAGAATGAGTTTTTTTTGGTTTTTCAACGGCTGTATTTTTAATATCTTCAAGATTATTTTTGAGATAATGCTCTAGATTGGTTTTAATAAAATTAGCATCGGCACCGTATTGCTCTATGAGTTTGAATGTTGGTTCATCACTCATCATACCAAATGCTAGATGTTCAATAGTGATATATTCGTGTGTTAGCTGTTTGGCAACTCCTACAGAAAATTCAAAGATATTTTGTAGACTTTGACTGGGTTCGATCATTAGTATTATTTCCTTAATTCAACAACTTATTTTAACAAATTATAAATCTATTGTCAAATAAATTTTAACTTTGTTTGTTCAACAGCATCTTTTTGTTCAGAGTTTAAATTCTTTGGAATTTCTATCTGTACTTTAATCAACAAATTGCCCCTGACCTTGGTTCGCATATTAGGTAAACCTTCTCCACGACAGCTTAATACAGTGTCAGGTTGTGTGCCTGCTGGAATACCTATTGTCAATGTTTTTTTGTCAATGGTTTCTATAGTTATTTCAGTCCCCAGTATAGCATCCCAGGGAGAAATAAATTTCTTTATCATCAACATGTCGCCCTGTCTTTGAAACACAGAATGTTCTCTGACCATTATATTAACAATCAAATCTCCCGGAGGCACATCTTTTAAGGTGTGTTCTCCCATACCTCTATAACGTATTTGTTGTCCATTTTCTATACCCGGCGGTACTTCAATGTTCACTAGTCGTTTACTACCACTAGGAATTCCAATTTCTGCATCTATCACTTTTCCTTTAAGAATGTCTTCGAGCGTAACTTCAATGTTTACATTTAATGTTTTGTTTTTTCTTACTGGGCGCCCACCAAACCCAAAATTACTAAAGACATCTTCAAAGTTTCCTGTGTTGAAATGAAATTCAAACGGACTTCCTTGCCTATAACTAGTATGTTGAGCATTGGGATCTACTCCCATATCGAACATCTGTTTCTTTTGAGGGTCACTGAGTGTTTCGTATGCCTCAGTTACTTCTTTAAATTTCTTCTCATCGCCACCGCGATCAGGATGGTGTTTCATGGCCATCTTTCTGTAGGCAGCTTTGATATCTGCTTCCGAAGCAGATTTTGATATACCAAGTGTATTATAATAATCCATGTTCTTAAATAAAAATAGGGCCGCAAGCGACCCTATTATTTAAGCGAAATCTTTTAGTTACACAATTTTTATCAATGCAGAAACACCATACACCAACATGGTTTTAAATTGTATATCGTCTGCTTCGGATTCTAATATATCGGTTCGAATTAAATCTTGAAGCAGTTCGTTATATTCCGATTGGCTAATTTGTCCAGATTGAAATGCTTCAGTAATCTGCAGAGCATATTGAGCTCTTTGAGCCATCGGCCCCTGCCCTTGTGCTAGTTGGTGTAATTCTTGACTCATTAGAATCTCCCTATAACAGTTTTAGCCACTGCAGAGCTTTGTGTAATTAAAATCTTCTTTTTTATATCGCAATAGATTTCTGTACCTTGTTTTTCCAGGCTACGTTTATAAAAGTCGTCTACTGTAGATTCCATAGGTTTAACAAGTGTTAGCACATCTTTGGTTCCCTTGCTATCACTATATAAAATAAACCATTGTATGTTATCTTTAATAACTTTAACCTGTGGTGCATGAGGTTCTTTGCAGTTTAATTTTTCAACACTTTGTCTAATATCAATCACGCTTCTACTTTGATTGTCATCCCAAAAACTAGGTATTTGATCTTTAATATTTTGAAAAGAAAAGGTTGCACACCCTTGTAGAAGTGCAACCAGGCCTATTAAAGCTAGACGTTTCATTTTTTCTTACCGTCAGGTACTTCTGTAGCTTCGTGTTTTTTGTGCTTCTTAACTTCTTTGCACTCTTGCTTGGGCTTTTTGGTCTTTGGATCAATAACAGGTTTGCCGTCTTTGCCCTGTAAGTCAACACAGATTTTTTTAGTTTCTGGAGCCTTTTCTTGAGCAACAGCCGGAGCCATTGCAAATGCTGAAACTAATAATAATGCTAATAAATTTTTCATGATCATTCCTTTAAATTTGTGGTTGCTCTGGTTGCATAGGTGCAGGCTTGCCACCAAATCCTGCAACTACTGCTGGTGCTGAAACTGGAGTTGTCCCCCAGCTTGGTGCTGCAGCCGCTGGCGCTCCAAACCCTGCACTGCTACCAAAGCTGCTTGGTGCTGGTGAATTATAACCACCGGAGTTGCCGAAGCCTCCTGATTGCGGTTGGCCAAATGCTGGAGTCCCGCCCGCAAATCCTGTTGTTGGTGTTTGTAGTCCGCCATTGTTTGCTCCTCCTAGTTTTTCCTGTGTGCGACCGAATGCCGCAATACCTAGTACTGCACCCATTGCAATGTGGAATAGGCCAGCACCTTGAAGTGTTAACGGATTCCATTGTGTGAGACCTGTGCCCACAGTAGTCTGTAACAGACTCCATAGGATAGGAAATACAACCATGTCCATAGTACAGACTAGCATATACATCCAGCCCATCATTGGACGCCATTTTGAATTCATCCAATCTTCTTTTTTCTGTTCGCTTGCGCTCTTTACTGCTTCTGACATGGTTATCGCTCCTATTTAATTTTTATAGACCACTTGCGCCCATTGTAGCCCACTCACGTGCGCCATTAGGTAATGTCTGCTCACAGGCTAACTGTGCTACCATTGTTGTAACAATACCTGCTACAACAGCCGCACAACTTTGTGGAACAATCATTGCACCAGCCGCAACATCGAATGACTTAGCCAATGTAAAGGCAATAGCATCGGTTAAGATTTTCTTGTTGGCTTCGCCGATTGCTTTACGCACATCGGGAGCCATCCAAATTAATTCAACAAATGCTTGTGCTGTTAAATCACAAGCCGCGCCTAATGCCACAGCACCTACAGTTTCTTTAGCAGCAAGATATACAATAGCAGTAGCACTTAGTGGGGCCGTTGCCGCTGTAGTTGTTGCTACGCTACTTGGTTCTGGACGATATAATAATACGGCAAATACTGTGCCTAATGCAACACTAACACCAATCTGGCAGTAGTTGGCATTGACCCACTCGGCCATTAGTTCACCACCACGTGCAACACCATATACACCTGCACGAGCACCTTGCTCCATGGCTCTGATAGCTAACTTGCTACCTGCATCAATATCACCAAGAGCGGCATCGGCTACTTTAGCAGACCACATACCGTGACGAGTGAAACCAACTTTGGCTTGTCCAGCAGCACTAACTCCGATACCGTGTACTGAGTTAATCGAGTTTCTTGCAAATTGTTCAGCTTGACCAGTAAGATTACCAGCACCATCAGTGATCTGTTGACCTGCAACACTGATTGCTTTAGGTGTTTCTTTGATCACAGTATTGATTACATTAGTAGCAGGTTTAACTACTGCTTGTTCAATTACCTTTATTGGATTAGGTATTTTAACTTTCTTAAACGGATTCCATCCCATAATAAATCTCCTTTAAATGATTACTTGGTTTTTTGCTTTATTTCGGCAACTTCATTACGAAGATACTCAAAATCTTTTCTCAGTAATTCAACATCTGTTGTATTACGTCCTGGTTGTTTAATGTAACTAGCAAATCTTTCATCTGCTAATTTGACAGTGTGTTCTAAATCAGCAATTTTATTTTGTGTTGCAGACACATACCAGCTGGCTACTAGTAATGCACTTACCACTGTTATCAAAGTCTTTAAGGGAACAGTGACTTCGGTCTTTTCATCTATCTGCACTGCCACTTACTTCTTCCCACCGTTGTATAATTGTCTGTCTTTGAACTTTTCTAACTCTGCCACACGAAACAGCAAGGTTTCAATGATGGCACGGTTTGCGGCCGCACGGGTCACAGCTTCTGTGTTGGCCTGCATCAAGTCTTGGCGCAGTTTTTCACGAGCCAGTTCAGCACCCATATTTGGTGCTTGTTTGTTGTCCGATGTTACAACCAACTGCATTTTACTTTCGAGAATTGTCAGTTGATGATTGGCATTACTCAGCGCATTCATCAAGTACACCACACAGGCAAACATGATGGGTAACACAGCAAATGTTACCTTTTCGATCAGTGCGCCCTTGGCTTCGCCAGCACTCATCTTTTCTTTGATTTGTTCCAATTCCAGTTTATTCTCCTCTTAACTTTTCTAATTTGGCAATGTAGTTGGCCATCATGTGATCAAACACGCCAATATACTTTTGACCTTTTGCCCTGGCTTTCAGTCTACTGCGGGCCATGTCTTTTACTCGTTGCCAAGGAGTTAGATCTCTAAACTCACCATTGAAGTTCATGTACTTGTGTGTGCCGTGATGATCGAAACCCATGAGTCTAAAAGGAACCTTGGTCACATCATCGCAGTTGTTCTGTACTCTATAATGTTCAACAGTCACACTCTTAACAAATGCCTTATCACCTACTCTAGGCGAGCCAAATGTTACCAACGCAACCACACGATCCTGCATACGACTAGCAGCAATGGTTGCCATAGCAGCACCTAGGCTGTGTCCAGTTACATATACATTACCTGGATTGGCTTCTAGTGCAGCAGTGATACTGGGCCATAGTTTGTTGATTTCGCCTTTGAAGCCAACATGTACCTTGCCGCCACAGGCTTCGATGTTCTTACCAGACTTTAGGTCTGCCAACACATCTGACTTTTCAGTTACCTCAGTGCCTCTAAATGACAACACGGTAATAGTACCGTTGGTCAATAGATATGCCTGTGCCCCGTTGATGTCAAAGAATTGAATAATATTGTATCCCAAGGCTTTGAACTTGGCAGTGGCGGTTTTAGGATTGTCATAGGTAGTTTGCGCTATGTTGGCAAACTCTAATAGTAGTTGTGTTTTCATTTTTTAAAACCAAAGGTATAAGCCGTTTAGACTCAATAGTATTCCAAAGCCAGCAACGACAAAGCTGCCCCAGAACATAGCAACACTAACTGCTAAAATACTTGCTGATAGCACAACAATTGCTAGTTGGTAGGCGGTACTTGCATACCCAATCCACGGACTAGATTTTTTAGCCTCTTCACGAACGGCTTCCATTGCTCTTGCTTTTTCAGCAATTTCTTTCTTGTCAGAATCCATACGCTCTTTCTCGGCTTGGAATTCTGCACGTAGTTTTGGATCAGCAGTTGTTTTCGCGGCAATTTCGTATGTAACCCCGCGCCCTGCCTTGGCTTGGTATTGTGCCCAAGTGTTGTTAGCACCTAGTGTATTGTTAAGAACTGTACTAGACAACTTGCCACCATACCAAGCATTGACTGCTAGCAATAGTGCAAATACAGAAATAACCATACCTGCTTTGTCTTTTAATTTTGCTTCACGCTCTGATCTTGATCCCACTGGAGGCTTAGGTGCGTCCGGATCTTTTTGTTCTTTGGTTATTAATTTTAATACTGAATCAACTACTGACATTTTTCGCTCCTACTTAATATACTATTATTTAATTAAAATCCAAATAAGTTCTTTTTGGGTTCTGTTAAAAACTTCTCTGCAATTGCAGCACCTTTTGCCCTTACGTGAGCGTCCGGGCTGTTTAACATATCGTTAATCAATGCAGCTTTAGCCATTTGCTCCATTGTTTTATCTCTAGACAAAGATTTTTCAACCTCAGGACTGGACATAACAGCACACCCTGATAGCATTAGGGCTACAATAATAACTGTAATTTTCATTTCACACTCTCGTAAATGCGTTTTTGTTCAAGATACCAGTCATTCCAACCGTCTACCTTGGCTGCACATTCGTAGTACATACCGTAGTTTTGAACAACTACTTTTAGCATTTCTGTAATTGCAACCTTGTCGCCTTCTATCTTTTTAAGACTTTCGCATCGTTCAACTAATGACTTAGGAACTTCGGGAAACTTTTGTTTTATTGGAACTGGGGTAGAACAAGCAGAAAGAATTAGAGCAAGACTTAAAATAATGTATTTCATTTCTTACCCTCGGCAGCCTTATTCATTTCAGCAGCTTGGTTATGTATATCGATAATCTCTTTAGGCACAGGACATTGTTCGATGTACTTGATAATTTCTTCTTTCTTTACAACTTCACGGTCGAGATACTGTGTGATGTACTCGGTCTTGCCTTTAATCACTTTAGTTTTTTCAACTATTTTTTGTTCAATGACTGTATTGATTTCCTGTGACTTCTGTTCAGCAACCGCAACTCGTGCTTCAGCTTCAGCAACCTTTGCTCGCCAAGCCATTTCGGTATCGTAGCCCCCACGCAGCCATACACCCAACACCAGTAATACAATACCAACTGGCTGTAGAATCTTTACATAGTTTCCGTAGAATGGAATCCACTTGCCTAACCAACCAGCAAGTACTCCAGTAACTCCAGCAGCAATAATGAGCCAATATAAACCGCTTAGTACAGCATCAGGTACTAGACCAATCATCCATGCTATCTGGCTCATTAGTGTACCCCGAATATATGCAGGGCGTGATTATAATGTTTAACGCGATCTTCTAGACCAATTGTACCACCGTTGATGCGTTTGGTCAATGTTAAGATATCACCTGCATCTGCCCACTGGTTTAGTTTGTTTTGTTCCCAGAAGAAACAGGCTGACTGAACTGCTCCTTCGAATGTCTGTAGATATTCGCTGGCTTCTTCAACTGGGATGTCCAATGATCCTGCAAAGAATGTATAGTTGTTCTTACCGGTTAACTGAATAAGACCACGACCGCAATAACGGAATCCGTCACCGCTGGCTTCGTCTCCATTGCCCATACGGTTAGCATAAACTCGGTTAGCAATCATTTCGCCTTTGCCTGCATATTGAGCAGCAATAGCATCATCAGGAAAATACTTGGGAAACACTCTGCGTAGACTAGCTGCCTTGTAGTTTAAGTTTTCTTTTAGGAAAACAAAGCCGCCGCTTTCGTGAGCGCACTGTGCTAGGAAAGCAGCCACACGTTGAGGAGTTGTGATTTCGTACTCGGGAAGTATTTCGTTAATTGCTTCAAACCATTGATCCACATAGGGATTCTTTGGAATCATTTCTTTCAGTTGTTCTTTTGTAAAGTTAAATGTAAAGCTCATTGTTCAATCCTTTGTAATAGCATTGCTTGACCGTTGTTGTCAAACATAAATTTGTCGCCTACCTTGTTGATATTGTAGTCGCCTAGTACTTTAGTTAGCCAAAATACTTCACTAGTAGAAGCATCATCCATTATGATAGCGTCTACTACTCCTTCTAGGATAGAATCAGTAGCAGCTTCTTTTACCATACGCAGTTTGATCTGTTTGTTAAAAGGTTTGTGTATTGTGATAACATCACCGTCTAATGTTAGATCGTCCATTAGAGTTTTGCTGAAGAAACGTTTAATTCCTTCTGTTTGTAATTTATTTAGATTGCGATCGTATTCATTCGGAGTAGGAGGAACAATGCGATCCAATGATTCTTGAGTCATATCAAATTCATCAGACATCTTGTGATATTTAAATTTCCAGTTATCTATTCCTGTAAGTTTCTTAACTCCATAGGTAATTTCTTCAATTTGCTTAGAAATTTGGGGAGTACGATTCAGTTCAACAAATACAAAATATTCACCCTTGGCGTTTTCTCCAGAGCTAACATCTGAATCTAGCACAAACTCAAATCCTTTTTCTATAAATTCCATGACATCCTTAGCAGGATTTCGATCTTTGACTTTGAAAGTGATTACGCAAACATCTCGATCTTCACCCATTTTAGATCTGTGACTGTCAATCTCGAATAGTGGATAGATCATTTCTTGTAGATCTAACGATCTCAATCCTTCGTTAAGCTGCTGGTTGTTCTGCATTTGCCATATCCTGTACTTGTGCTTCTGCTGCATCGGCCTGAATGTTAACAGCGCCTTGTTGATTTAGAATATCTTCAACTTTGTTTTTATCTAAATTACGATATCCACGGTTGATATCGTTCATTAATTTTTTAGGCATAGTGATTTTGACCATCCATATATCTTCTTGATCAATTTTACCTTTCTTTGTCCCGGGTCTAATATCATCTGGCTTTTTAATTTTTCTAACTTTGGCCAGTTTAGTTTCTGCAAACTGTACTTTACAGCCGTAGTCTAATAGCCGTTTGCCACCTTGTGGTTCGGGCATTTGTTCTTTGGGCCACATGAATGTACACTGTACCCAGTATCTACTTTCAATAGGACCTTGGACCAGTTCGCCGTCTATCCAATTATCGTAGACGTAGGTGTCTAATTCATCGATAACTCTTTCAAAATCTTTTAAAAGATTAAGACTATTGTTAGATCCGTATACGTTTTCTATATTAGCTATAATGTCTTTGATGTCGGCCATAGTATCTCCCATTGTATTTATTCCAGTAGTTTCTTTAACACAACTTATAACTTTTCGAACTTGTTGTTAAATACTGTTGTGTTCGGCCACGGACGCCAACGGTTTGAGGTCCGTGCCTAACATTTAACAGGAGGGCTAACCTTATATGAAGAGAAGAAAAGCAGCACCGCTGAAAACAGCTAATGCTCATCATTACCAAGCGTCTAACGTCATTAACTTAGTAGATAATACATCTTACAAAAAACGTCCTAGAGTTCAAATATATCCCAAAAATCTCAGTCAAGAAGACTACCTGTTGAAGCTAAACGATCCAAATAAAATGATTGTGTTTGCTACAGGTCCTGCAGGCACGGGTAAAACCATGCTGGCTGTGCAATGGGCTATTGATCAACTCAAATACGGAGATGCTACCAAGATAATAATTACAAGACCAGCTGTGTCAGTAGATGAAGACCACGGTTTTTTACCCGGGGACCTAAATGAAAAAATGGCTCCTTGGACAAGACCAATTATGGATGTGGTAGCTGAAAATTACAATTCCAAAGAAATTGAACATATGGTAGCGGAAGGAATCATTGAGACCAGTCCTCTAGCATATATGAGAGGTCGGACTTTTAAAAATTCAGTAATTATAGCAGACGAAATGCAGAACGCTACGCCTAGTCAAATGAAAATGCTGCTTACTAGGCTGGGTATCGGATCTAAGATGGTAGTCACTGGAGATTTGCAACAAGCAGACCGTCCGTCAAACAACGGGCTTCTCGAGTTCCTAGGGTTGTATAACAACTTTGCAAATCACAGGTATGTAGATCTTTGCAAATTTACTGCAGGAGACATTGAACGCCACGAGGCAGTAAAGGAGATATTAACAATATATGGTGATGATTAATCTTTAGGGAGATGGGGGATCAGTTGATCCCCCAATACTCTTTTATACATTTCTAACATATCATCAAATGTAGCTTCTCTGTTGAGACTGTTTACAACACATTTCTTTTCTTTGAAGTCTAGAATAACCTTGGCACTTTGAATGTGCTTGGTTCTAATATTATTTTTAAACTCTGTTAGTTCGTCCCACTTGCCATTGGGCTTTTTAACATAAGTCACAATCATATATCTATTATTCATTTATTTCCATCCATGTGTGATCGCCCATATACTTTACTTGGGCCTTGTATTCATAATCTTCTGGAGCACTAGACGACCACCCATTAGGTCCGTGCTGTGTCAGTAAGGTATGTTCTTTCCTTTTGTCCCAGACCAGCCAATAGACATTTCCCATAACAGGTTGAAATTGATAAACCGCAGCGTGAACTGCATCTGTAATTTCCAATCTACGTTTGATAGCCTGAGCCTGTTTTTCCAACACACTAACCAACTCCATGATGCGATCATATTCTTGCTGGGCATATATCCTAGCATGATTGATCATTAGATCCTTTTGCTTAGTAACAGGTACTAGATCAAATTTAACTCCGCCGGCTTCGGTAGGATACTCTGATACATTTCTATTAAAAAAAGGTATCAGAGAACCAGTTGATGTAGAATCGTAACTGGTTCTTCCCTTGGCTGAGTTTGGCGTATTGTCTTCAGGCATTAATTCTAGCAAGTTTAATTAATACCGCGGCTAGATTTATCTCTGGATCAACAACCATAGAATGATCAACTAGTCCTTGTTTCAGTGTGAGTATGGCTTGATATTGTTCTTGGTCACCCCCGAAAATCTCAATATTGTCATATAGCCATCTATAAACTTCTTCAATTTCATCTGCTCGAAGTTTTGAACATAACAGTTTACGAGCATCGTGTATCTTCCCAGCTCGAAATAATGCCACCATTTCAAACTTCCACTCCAAGGTTCCTGCATCCTCTTTGGTAGGCGGATGCAGTTTTTGATCTGTTACGTGTTGTTGTAGTAGGTTGAGACATTTTCTAAGATCAGGATAAGCAGTACTAACATATAGATCCAGTGTTTCGAGATCAAACTCAACTGATTCTTCTACTAGAACAGTGGCTGCTCTTGCTGTGTATTCTGTGATATCAAGTTTTGTAAAATGAAATTGCTGGCATCGACTATGCAATGCAGGCATTATTTTATTTGGACTATTACAGGTTAGAATAAATCGAGCAAACGAACTGTACTCTTCAATGATACCTTTTAGAGAATCTTGTGCATTGGGACTCAGTCGATCTGCCTCGTCAAGTAACACTACCTTAAAAGGTCCCCAAGCAATAGTAGAAATAAAAGGAACAATTTTATCTCTAATAAAATCAATTCCAGTTTCTCTACTGGCGTTTACTTCTAAGACATCCGCATCTTCGATACCAATTTCATTGACCAACATCTTGGCCATAGTTGTTTTTCCAATACCAGGAGGTCCGCTTAACAGCAGATGCGGAACGCTTTTGTCTTTAATCCAGGTCATTACCTGTCTACGCTGCGCTTCATCACGCCATACATAACCGTCAATGGTCTTAGGACGATATTTTTCTACCCATAGTTCTTTCATACAATTCTTCCTGTTCCTAACCAGATCAATTGATCTAATTCTTGTTGGTAATCTTTATTCATTCTACGCTTTTCGTAGATGGCTTGCAGAAGTTCTGCACCATCACCAAACCCCCCAACGCCAGCGCCACGGCTTTCCAATTCTTCAATTAGATCGTCTGTTTCAAAATCGCTCAAGTCAACATCTACTTCAACTTCTTTATACATGGTTTTATACATTATACTAACTCCTCAACAACGCCTAATATTTCTGCCATTATAAAACAAACTCCTGCCATTAGCAAGTTACCTGTAATCAAACAGCCACCTGCCACAATACGAATGGCACTCTTTGCAAGGCTAACATAAAAATGCCCCTTGCTTGTGTCTTTAGGTTGTATTTCCATCGCATATCCTTTTATGTTATTATAGAGGAAAAGAAAGGGTCTGTCTAGACCCTTTGAGTTATTTGCTCACAAACGGAGCCAACTCCGGAGGCACCCACCCTATAGGTTTCAATACCTTACCGTCTTCACGTTTACGAACCTTACCAGTCTCTGAATCGATCTTGGCAAAGTTGGTTTTCATGACTTCTTTCCAAGCACCTTCAGCATCTGCACCCATACTGTGGATAGCACCAATAGTAACAACTAAAATGTCAATCAGTGCATCTAGTTGTTCTACCCTATCTTCTGCCAGTGTGGCTTCTAGTAATTCTTGGTGCTCTTCGTTAACGAGTTTAATATACATTGCGTATTGCTGCTCATCAAACTTGTCGACGCTTTGATCACATGCTCGCATAAACTTCTCTTGGTCTCTAAAAGGATTAGTCATTTTTTCTCCTATGTTTTTTGTTAATTGTTTCTACTCTATCTAACAGTTCAAAGTCTACGTTCTTATCAATGGCTTCCATGATTATTGCAGCAACGTCTTTAGGAAAGCATCCACCTCCCCAACCGTATTGTCCGTCAGGTCCGGGAACATTCATATGTGTATTACCAATTCGATTATCTGCTTTTGATAGATACTTTAAATCGTCCCAAGCAACTCCTTCTGCGTCTGCTAACATTTTAAAATCATTCATAAATGTTACCTTAGTTGCTAGATAGGTGTTCATCATATATTTGTACAGCGAAGCAGTTTTTATATCTACTATGGTAAACTGGTCATGTACTAACGGAACACCTTGATGAATTGCTGTCCTAGCTTTAACACACCAATCGTAGCTGCCACCGAGTACAAAGTAGTTTGAGTTAGCATAGTCTGCAACATTATTGGCCGCAGTTAAAAACTCCGGACAGTAGACTAAGTTGGGATATTGTTCCTGTAGACGAGCATAGACACTGGGTGGAGCAGTGACCTTGCTGATAACAGGAATTTGTTTATTGATGTTTACAAACAACAACTCTTTTAGAGTGTCTTCTAGAATAGCTGTATCACAATGGCCGTCTTCGGTTGACGGACTTGGAACGCAGATAAAAATAGCATCACAGTCTACAAATTGATCTAGAGATGCAGAATCTGCTAATTTGGGATCTCTAATAACAAGTTCGGCTTTGTGTTGGTAAGACCATCCAATAGCTTGACCCACAAAGCCAAACCCTATAATACCTATACGCATAACAATTCCTATTGTTTAAGTATTTTAATTATACGCTTTTGTTCCTGTTCTTTCAACCAGTTGTCTTCCATTGAGCCGAAGTTTGGCGAAATTTTTATAGCTTCGTTTACCAACTGTTGAATGATTAGCAAATCCTGTTTGCAACCCCAGGCAGTAAATCCGTCGTTGTGAGGACTGCTACATTCTCTAGACAGAGTATGAATTTGAGATGTAATGTTACCTACATCCCAAGATTTTTTAAAACCCATTATACAATTTTAGATAAGTTACCGGGCATAAAGTCATCAGGAGAAATAGTCATACTACTGCCGTTGCTGAATTCTTTACCAATATAAAAATCATTAGGTCTTTCATCGGCCACTGCCATGATAGATTTGATTTCTACCTTCTGAAAGTCCTTGACACCTTCTCCGTCGTCGATGTTGATTTTTCTAGTCCAACGACCGTGTTCGATCAACACCCACTGCCCAACTTTGACATCTATATCTACTTCACTACCAACTTTATAAACTTTTGCCCAACGGGGTTTTACTCCGTGAGCTTTGCCGTTGTCACTTTGAATGAAAATACCGCCGGATGTGGTCATGTCACCCATGTCCATATCAACAACTAATATGTCTTTGGACAGAGCTCGGACTTTGATTTTTTTAGGTGCGAATGCAAATGACATAGATTTCTTTTATTTTTTATTGCCAGTGACACCAACTGTGTCTACTGAGCGTGGATTGTTTTGATAGTAGTCTGCTAGAATTTGTTCTCTAGTTTTAATAATCTTGCCACCCGCTCCTAGTTCGTCACCTCGAGCGTTTACTCTCATATTACCTACTGCTGGTGTATTTTCGTTGCGTAGACTTAGTTTTTCAAAATCAACTTCACGTCCTCTCATTGTGCGATATGCTTTAGCCATTATTTTTCTCCTTTAAAGAATTCATCTATTGGTAGATTGTATTTAACACTGTCTATCTTGTGTACACCTATGATGTGAAGCACATAACTGGCTACACTTGATCCTCGCCCAACACCCCAAATCACATTGTTAGTTCTAAGAGTGTCCACAATATATTTCATGGTCTTGAGCATCGAAATCATATTGTGTTTTTTATACAGTTCTATTTCCTGTATGATTCTTGGGTGATTTGATTCGGGACTATTTTCCAAGAGAAATGTTTCTATGTTCATTTCTTGATATGCTCTAGGAATAAACCAATTGTTGGAATTTATTGAGTCTTTGGGAATTGGATAGTCTAGATGTTCAGCAACTACAGTCTCGACATATTTTGACAGATCTGCAGAACTTTGACAAAGGTCAAGTACTGTTGGCCCGTGTCGGAGTACACCTTTTACAAGTTCTTCTTGAGTATTATCTTCAGTCCACATTTATAAGTTGATTCAAATCTGTATCGTAAGTACCTTGAGTCTTAGCTAACATTCTCTTTGATAGCTCCTCTTTATATATTGTAACAAACGTAGACAGTTGTGTCAACATCTCATTTTTGCCCATTCTAGCGGCCAAAAAATATTTTCTAGTCAGTTCTTGAAGTTTTAATTCAACTTCACTGTCTTTGAGTAGACTGAGATCTTCCTCTAGGGGATGAAACATTAGGTGAACACTCCCACATAGTTTAGAAATATTGTTGCTGATTTGTATCTCCAAACTTCCAAAATAACCGGATTAGTAGCTGACGTTAAAGTAAGCGTACCTAAAGCAATTAGCGATGCATTTTTCTTATAGACCAATCCACCAATACTTTTGAAAGTAATATTACGCGGAGTAGTACCGTCGCTGTACAATTCCAAAGTAATTTTACCAACACCGGCCGGAGTTTCATTTTCTGGAAATTCGAGAAAATTTATTTCTACATTAGTACCAAATTTATAAATTTGATATGCCCCATTGGTATAAGTCACATCCAATGTTGACGCATTATAATTTCCACCATCAAATAGAGCATCTCGGTTGCCTTGTAATACAGCATTAGATATGATATTTTGATTGAAATTGTTGCTTTGATTTAATCTAGCAGCACCAGTAGCAGAATCTTGGAAAATTTCCAATTCCTCTTTGGCATAGCGTAGGCTAGTTTTGATTGTGTCAAAGTTGTCTCTGAACACCTGTGTGTCGTTGTCTTGCCCTGCTACAGGAAAGTTTTCGTTTATACTGACGTAATTGATATTGCTCACGGTAATTTTTCTCCACGTTGCGGAAATGCTAGATATTTATTCTCAATGACACCGTCCAGCACATCAATCAGATACCTATCTGCGGTGAAATTTATTGATTTAAAATCAAAGTTGGTCTGCTTTATTCTGGAAATTATCTTGGCCCCTGATCCAGGTTTACTGTAACAAAGAACTAGAGCTTTAACATATCCAGCTTCCACAAACGCTTGATTTTGTATACTTCTCATCCATAGTGGAAGGAATGTGCGGTCTCTTTCTCCTAGAGTTTTTATACGACTTCGCATATTTTTAAAACTGTTGGGAAACACTCTTTGATGATCGCTGTCGCTGATCAAAGGTATATTGCTGTCGATCTTTATGGTGTCATAACTTACAAGCACCTTGCTGTTGATATTGTTAGGAAGCTCTACTGTTTGACTGATACTTTTACCATCTTTTTCAAATTCGTCTACAACTTCCACATAAACTGCTTCATACAAAGTTTCTTGAGTGACGGGATCTTTGGCTTCCGCATACTGTAGATTGCCAAAACGTATCTGCTTGCGATAGTGATTTCGACTCATGGCCTGTACATAATTCACAGCTTCAACACTTTCAATGCCAGCAAACACCAGTATTTTTAATTCTGTCTGTATGCCAAAATTGGTATCACCGGGTCTATATAAATCATCGGATCTAAATATATTGTTATCCGTGATAAAATTAAACCAATTCAGTCTTTTATCCTTGGTCTGAAATGCTTTAAGATACAGGTTGGCGAAAGTTTTTGTGTTGTCTGCTACCACCAGCATCGTGAATGCTTTTAACGATTCTGCAAAATTTGCAGAATCTTTGGCTATGATCTCAAATTTAAATGTTTTGTCAAAGCTGGTGTTGTTATCAAATGCTGGAGTATAGTTTCTAGACAGTGTAGAACTATCTTCACTGGGATTCAAACTGTCAATTCTTTCGTAGAATCTAGTGAGGCCAGGCCCGTTGTCATCACCAAATTGTTTTACCTTGCCGATTATGATACCCGTGGACTGAAAGTCTAATCCTGGCGGCAGTGTGCCTGTGGCAATTTCATAGATCACTCTGCCACCGTATCTCAAACTTCTAGCTTCTACAAACTTCTGACTGGGTTGATTGGGAACTATGGTTCCTAGATCACTGTCGGATATCCACTCTATACTGCTTTCAATTTCACCAATGATGTCTATACTGAATATTTTTTCAACAGTTGAAACACCCTTGGTCCAATATATGCTGTCCAATGCATCTGGAAATTGATTTCTACTGGCTTGCACAGCTATGTAGATAAAATCTCCATACCTCACGGCCTGACCTATGGTATAGTTAAAAGTAGAACTCCAACTGCCCAGCAACACTGTGTAGACCAACGAGGACAGAGTGGCAGGATAATTAATAGCCTGTACGGTAAATTGATACGTTTTGGTTACAGCACTTTGATAAGGCACTCGACCAGCTATTTCACCAGTGATAGAATCAATCACCATGCCCGGAGGCAGTTGGCTCACAGTTTCCGGTATGATCACAGTCCAGTCATCAGGATCATTGGTTCTAATATTCGATACTGGAAAGTACACAGTTTCTGAACTAAGTTCCCATCGGCCAGTGGTAATTATTTCCCCGGTATCTTTGTATCTGTAGGTGCCACCGTTGGTAGGCAAAAATATATATGTAATAGTGCCGGCAAGTGAAGG